TCAATAACTGGTTCAATAACTGGTTCAATAACTGGTTCAATAACTGGTTCAATAACTGGTTCAATAACTGGTTCAATAACTGGTTCAATAACTGGTTCAATAACTGGTTCAATAACTGGTTCAATAAGAACTTGCCTCTTTTTAATTGCAACATTCACTGCAATAGTTAAGGCAACAGCCATAGGGTCAAACACCAAAATAATTAAGTATATGAGATATTTGATTGCATCGTCTGATTCCATCCCAACTGCTTTTGCAATATAGGTGATAGGCCCCACATGAGACTCAGTTTGAAGAACAGATGATTTTATCTCTAAAATTTCAGCATCCAATTTACTTATTCTACTGGTTACTGTGGTTTGTTCCTCATTAAACCCACTCATCAGCTTCAACCTACCCTTTGAAAAATCTGGCGGAAGATTAGCAATTTGGTTGTCAATTTGTTGTTTCCTGAGGATTATTCTATCCTTTTCTGTTTCCAACAATGCAACTTTTTGTTGTAATTGTTTTAGTGGAAGTGTATCGGTTTGGTATCCTAAGCTCAAATATCCAAATATACCCATTGAGGTTAAACACATCAATGCTAATACCCCTATAATTAGATAAGTTTTTAAAATCCATTGTGTTTCTGACCAAAACCGATATAAGTAAGAGGCCGCAACCAACTTACCTAGTTCGAGGGCACTACCCATCAACACAACAGACCAAAACGTCCCATGAAAAGTAGTAGCCAGTCCATACACACTAAAATACCCAGCAGCCCCTGCAATACTAACTGCCGCAATCATTAGCCATGCAATAAATAACAAGGTTATACTCCTACTGCATCTCTATAGGCCAATACTTGATTTTCATCAGTTCTCCAGTATGTGGCTCCACCAAATCGGACACCAATCGTCCACTTGAGATTCTCGATAAGTATTTCTGTTATTCCACTGGATAATTCCTGTGAGCAATCGGGACCTAAGCTTACAATTTTTCCCCACCGAGAGGTTTTGATGCTGGTATCAAAACCACTCATCAGTTCGATACCACCCAATGATTGTCCTTCACGAAATTCCCCTCGGGAATTTACTTCTTCAACGAATTGAAATAAAATATGATTCTGTATGGCATTAGGATGCTTCATTGCTTTTCCTTTTGGGTTTAATTGAGGCGGTCTCAACTTCAGGAGGTAAATCTGTTGGCGGAACAATCGTTTCTCCAACATCCAATGGTGCTACATTTACTTCGGCTTCTACCTGTTTAATTTGTCTCGCTAACCGTCTTCTTGATTTTTGATCAATAAAATCTTCTCGAGCTTTTACTGTTACAGCTTTGGGAGCATTAGCAATTTGTTCCTTGATTTTCATCAAATCAAAATCTACTATAACCCCTCTTGCGCTCTTAACTCCTTTTTCTGCCATGCTTATTCTCCTTAATTATGCAAAAAATCGTTGATGTCTAGTTCATATTTAAAACTGTCTACATCATGTGCTCCAATTACATACAATACGTAACTAGACACACTACTACCTCGTCCTACCCCCCACACTTCATTGGACAATGATAATGTATTTATAACGTAAATAATGGTCCGTAATACTTCCACGAGACCCTTCTGGTAATATATAGATAATTCTGTGGCTAATCTTAATTCTCGTTGATTAATTTGATCATCAGTATAATCAATACACATATCAGCATGTAAAGTAGCCACATACTCAGCTACATCCAAATGTTGGTAATTTCCTGGCAAATTCCACTCATAATTTAGGACTCCACAATCAATTTTTTGCTGTATTTGCTGATTGTCATCCGCCAGTTTATTGTATTCGATAATATCAGGAGTAATGTAATCAACCCAATCCACACGAATGTTTTTAATCAATAGTGGTATAATAGTACCAGGATCATATGATGATTTACCATCATACCACAATTTTCTATTGGATAATTGAGTATTATTCAAAGGCTGAATTGTAACCACCAGTTGATGTGTCCACATTTGGGGTTCTTACAGGTGCTGTTGGGTTATCAGCATTAGCAAACAGTGCTGCATTATGTGCTGGTTGAACTGGTTGGACCATACTTAACCCTGATGCTGCATGAGAGACTGGTATTGTTGGGTCTCTGTATATGGGCTCAGGTGGAATAGTTGTAACAGGGGATGCCACAATAGGTTGAGCTACTGGTTGTACCTGTGGTGTATCCATCACACTATCGATTTTATTTCTTATGATTGCCCACTGGCGATCATCTGGCACCCAGTTTGATGGCTGCATTTCTTCCACACCAGCTAACCACATTCTAAATTCGCGTATTGTTATTTCTTGTTCCATGTATATCTCCTATAATTAAATGGAATTGGTCAGTGGGACTATATTTTATGGCCCTACTAAGTCACCGACTGTTTTATTCTTTAAATACTTATTGAAACTATCTGACGGGGATAAATTAATCCATTCGTCACTTGATATTGGGTGGCACAACATTTGGTGCTTATTTAAAGAAGGACTCACGTTCTTGTGCTCAACAAAGTAATTGGTAACAATGATTTTACCAGGAGTTGGATAAGATTTATTTGGTCCATATACCAACGCTGTAAACTCACGTCCAGCTGTTTCTGACAGTTCAACCACATCCAATTGGGTAGTATCACTGTCATATACCAACACATTCCACCCAGCTGGAACATTAAATGTGAATCCATTAATTTGTATTTGCATTGTTGGACATATAATCTCTTCTAACATCACAAGTGGGGCTAAAGTGAAATCTTCCTGATTTAGGTCCAACACCCAAAAATACTCAGTGGGTGTTGGACCATGAATACTTTCAATTATAATTGGCTCATCGTGTTCGTCTAAAATTAACATATTAAATCCTTTTTGTAGTCATAATCAACTATTTGTTTTGTGTGGGGATACTTAGCCTCTTTATAAAAAGAAAGTCTATGTGTTAAATGTTTTTGTCCATACTTTAAATCGCTACAAATATCAGTATAGGTAACGTGAGTTTTATCCTCAAACCTCCGTAAACCTCTACCAATACCTTGTATTACTCTTATAAACGACTTCCCTATATCCACAGATACCAAATTAAAAATCCTATTGATACTTAACCCTGTTCCAACAATGTGTACTGTGGCAATCACAATTAGGTCATCTCTAGTTTTAAATAAATCATATATCGCTTTCCGTTTATTTGGATCTTTTACGTCTTGGCCATTTACAAATATAGCACCTGGAATTTTTTCTGCAATTCGTCTTCCTAGTGATATACTATCCACTAAACATAGCACATTCCCAGTAAGAGCAGCTTTTTCTTGCAATAAATTAGCTATCCACTCAATTCGCGGTTCTTTTCTGTGTATATACGATTTTTCAGAATCATAATCTGGGAAATATCCGCTTTTAAATTGTTTGTATGTTAATTTAGAGGCAGTCCCACAGTCTAACACATATTCACTATATTCTTGTGTAAGGTTCTCTTCCAATTGTAATATATCAATTTGAATAGTAGATAAAATTTTCTTTTGCATCAATTCATGTGCAGTGATTGTACATCTCACAGGACCTAGAGCCAAGTGGACTGCCATTAAGTCACATTTTTCTTTTGGCAAAGTTCCAGTTACCCCAAACCTGTGAGGAATAGTTCCTGCATGGTCTGTTAATATTTTACTTAACGCAGGGCCCTTAGCTCCATGACACTCATCCACAATTACAATTTGAAAAGTACTAACTAACAATGGGTTATTTTTTAATGCTTGCCAGGTAGATACAATATGTTGGTGGTTTAAATTTTTATTTTTTCCACTATATTCTCCAGTATCTAATTCACAATTTATATAATCTGCTTTTGTTTGTTTAATAAGATCCTGTGACGGAACAATTGTTAATGTTCTAAGTCCGAGGTTACCATACACATAACATATCGCTGCAGTGATAAGCGTCTTACCCGCTGAAGTACTTGCTAAAATAATACCATTACCATCGTCCAATACAGAATTGACTGCATCTACCTGATGCTCTCTCAGCTCAATAGGTTCCCCTGTATCCAAATGAATAATGTTACTAAAAATATCTTTATCAATACGTTCTGGATAAAATGCTTTTGTAACACGCAAATCTTCCAACTCGAGAGCATACCCAAAATTCTTCAAATCAATCAATATTTGATCAATTAAAAACAAATAAGTCTTCCCATCTTTACCAAAAAATTTTATTTTACCGTCCCACCGTCCTAGTTTATATAACGGGTTGAAAAAATAATTATCAGTAAGGATGGCAAATTTATCTATAAAATGGTTGAGGTGAGTACCGTGGAGACCCACCACCATGATATTCACTTCATCCACAATTTTTATTTTTGCTACTTTTTTTGACATATCCATGTGTATTATAAAGAGTCCTTGTGTATATCGTTAATTTTGGCTGCTGTGATATCCCGTAACGCAAAACCTCTACGGTTAAACGCATCTAGTACACTTTTGTATTTCTCAGCAAGTTCTTGTACTTCAAGTGATAGTACATGCATATCGACAAAATCATCTTCCCTATCAATATACTTATCCACAACTCGCTCTCCCAATTGTCTACTATAATTTTCAGTATATTTGACAAACAAAGACCCTCTAATCCGTTTGGTTTGCATGTCAATATACTTTATGATAATACCAAGCTCGGCAGCTCGTTCCCCATAATATGCAGCCCATGTCGCCTGTTCTTTAAGTGCCTGCTCCAATGTTTTACCGGATATCGACAATTTTTCCGCAAAATCACTTAAATCATCTTCGTATTGTGTGATTAATTGTGGGAGTTTGCTGAAATTATTACCTAATTTATCAATTATACTCATTGGTGTACACCACTTGTTCCACCATTATGGAGAACTAATCTTTCCAATTGTTCTTTAGTTAATTGTGATGTTTTCATTTCCACACAATCTCCTGTACTTCCATAATCAAACGTGCTATACGTTGTATATCTGGTGTTTTTGGTAGTGTTGTTTGTTTATACAACACATTTTTAATTCGGTTGTCCATATCTTCAGCATATTCCAACAATTCTTCATATGTCCACTTACCGTTGCGAATGTCTAATAATTCAGCAGCATCAGGTCGTTTAACACGATACTCCCCTACTGTTAACACTTCTTCACCAATTCTCATCAAACGAACTAAATGCATTGCATGTTTTGAATCGTATCCAAACTTTTCTTCGAGTTCATTCCTGGCAACATTTCTGTTTTGTTTCCATGTCCAATAGTTTGACCAATAATCCTTAGCAGTATTATACTCACTTTTGTTGAATTTAATAATGAATAAAGGTGTGCCTAAATTGTCACTATTTCCATCGTAGGTGGTATTTAAGTTACCAGTATCCAAATTGAATGTGCCAGCTCCACCATTTGCGTCAGGATATACTCCATACGTATCACCAGAAAATGGAATTAATCGATATCCTGTTTGATAATCATACAAATCAATTTTAAATATTTTTTCGGGTGTAAAATTGTGTACCAATGAGATGAATTTGCATTGTTCTGGTGCTTTTACTGGTTGTGGGTTATTAATCCATTTGTGGTGCCCTTTCACACGTTTGAGTTGAGCATAAGCATACCCCGTTGTCGTAAAGGCAATTTTTGCACTTAAAAACAGATGTGAATTTGCGCGAAAGTGCTCATACGCAGGTGAAGCAAATACAATATCTGATTTATCCACAAACAAACTTTCTAATATGTTTGGGTTACAATCAGCAGCCAATTTGCAAAATTGGCTCAGTTCATATATTGTGGTATCTTCTTCTGTGGTATCTTTGCACTCGTCTACCCGAAAAAATGGTGTACGAATATTAATTGGGTCAGCTACAAAGATGCCCCGATAATCAACATCAGATGTTGGTAAGTTTGTGCCATATGCAATTGAACCTGCATAGTGTTTGACAATTAAATTGTCTTTAATTAGTTCAGATGCTTGTTTAACTTTCGTCATTTTTTCTCCATAAAAAAAGGTATAACATTGAACATATTATACCTCTAATCTCATCAAATATCAACTATTAATAAGTTGAACTATGTTGTGGTAGCTTTCTCTTGTCTTTTTGCTTGTGCCGACAACCCTTCTTCTGAAAAATCTTCTTCAACGTCAACAAAGTCACCCGATAACCGAGTGTCTGAATGTTGTTCACACAATTTCAGAATTTTGTCAGCATGTTGGTCAATATTCTTTGCGTACCATTTGTCATCTTCACCAACAATTTGGTTCCAAGCTCCTTTACTTTCAACAACCCCTAATTCTTTAGCCGCATCTAACAACCCTGAATATGGATTCATACCAGACTCATACGGTACTTCAATGGTTACTACAGAAAATGGAGCTGTAAACCTGGTTTTATATCCTTCACATTTCATTCTAATACCAGCATATGATTGTGGCTTTCCACTTTCATCTTTTAGTTTTAGTTTTGAAAGTAATACAATTTGTGATGCTGCATATTTAACTGCATCACTAACAATCCAAACACCTTCACCATTAGTAACATCTTGGTTTTTATATACTTGTGAAGTACACACCAATGTTACATTTAATTTTTTGATATCTTGAACAAACGTTCTCAACATCGCTTTTAATTGTTTGTTTCGTTGTCCTTGGTCACCCTTGGCATCACCTTTATCATAGTGTCCCAATTCCGTTTCAGTCATTAACATATCCAAACTATCAATGAGAATAAAAACTTCAGGTGCATCTTCTGCTTCACCCATCTGTTTTTTGTACCCTTTTAAGAATGAAGAAACAACGTTAATAACTTGGGGAATAGTGGTAACTTCAACGTATTTGTAGCCATTGGTTACATCAACTCCAATTTTCGTCATAAAATCGTCATCCAATGCATTTTCACTGTCGATTACGAGAATATATGCCCCTGATTGTTGTGCTGATTTAACTAGGTTGGCAGCAAGGAAACTTTTACCTGCTCCAGATGCTCCTGCTAAGTCAGTGACTCTACCTTGTGGTATTCCCCTAAAATAACTACCTGATATGATTCGATTTAAAACATAATTACCAGTAGAATACCAGTACCTTGGTGGTAACGAAGATGTTCCAATCCCAACCATTTTAGATAATTCTTTATCAAACTCTTTTAAGAACCCTAAATCAAGTGGTTTTTTACGGGTGTCCAATATGTCTGTTTTTTGCATGCGAACTCTCCCTGTTCATTTGTGATTTTTTGTGTGGTGATATAAGTAACACCCCAACTGTAATTACAGTTGGGGTTTTACTATTACTCAGATGCTGCTTGTTTTCTGCGAGCTCTAATGGTTGCTAACATATCTTCAACTTCTGGATTTTCGCCAGAGTCAGATGTGGTAGCTGGAGAGTCGTTCCATGGAGCATCAGCGGTGATTGCAGCTTGAGGAGCTGCAGGTGCTGGTTTTGTTGAAGTAGATGGAGCATTCCAATTAGACTTTTCGTCTTCATATGTTTCGCCATTCATTTCTGCATCCAACATAGCTTGAACTTTATCAACACCAGGGTGTTTAGGTAAAAGTGTAGCAAGATCAACCATACCAGCTTCAGCAACAGCTAATTCAGCATTGGTTAAAGCTCGTACTTTATTGGTAAATTTTGTACCAACAGCATAACTAGCATACTTACCTTGTTCAGTTTTCTTAATAACAAAATCACAACCAATAGTGACGTCAGCTGGATGTCCTTCTAAATCAGGATCCGCCAAGCCTTCTTTGATAATATTAAGAAGTTGATATCCCATTGTTAACACTCTAACTTTGCCTAAGTGAGTTTCCCCAGTTTCAGGATCAGCAGGTAGTGGATCTTCAATAATAATAGCCTGAGCTAATGTTTGGCGTTTTTTCCAATATTTCTTTCCGTTAATTTCATCCTTAACTTTGTAATAAGCCTGAGAAATTTTACAGATTGGACAATCTTCGCCATACATAGACAAACAAGGAATTTTACGCTCTTGCCCATTTATAACCAAGTGATGTTGGACTTTATCAACCATAAAGTGATGAGGATTTTCCTCATTTAAGTCAGGTAAAAATCGAACAACAACTCGTTGACCCACAGCCATAGACCAGAAAGGGTAATAGTTATTAACGTAAGTGGATCCTGTGTTTGCGGTAGCATCAGCTCCAACATTGAGGGTTGCTTTAAGCACGGTTAAAGAAAGTGAACGGGTTTTAAGTGGTGATGTCATTGTGTAGTTCCTTATGTATTTGATTAATTTAATTCTTCCATTTTTTAAATATCGTAAACTTTTTCATTTACGACTTGATTATTTTACTACAAAAGCAAAATAAAAACAACATGAGGACAGATAAATATCTGTTGTATGGGAGCCTCTCTCCCAACCAATTGTAAATTGATATTGTATTTATAAGATATAACTGTTGGGTTACCTATTATTCCCAAAAATATACCACATTGACACCAGTAACAAAATATTGCTTATAATCTGCAGGTGCATTATTATAATTATCTGCATCTACTGTTTTACCACCTCTATCATAGTGACCTTCTACATTTACCATCCAGTGCCCATCGTGCCAATTTATACCTGCATTGATATCTTTAAAATATGCCCCTTGTGGAAATGTTGATGGTAATCGAGATTTATAATTATTATAGTTAAAACGCAAGGCTATGTTGTCAGTCACATCATATTCAACAGTTGTAGATGTACCTATAGCGATTTTATCTAGTTGTGTCCAATTTACCCCAACTCGTTTGAACAGTTGTGTTTCAAAAGACATTGTCCAATCATCATATTTCCATTCAATTCCCTGATGAGTACCCTCGGCAATGATTGTTGATGGGTGTCTACTATCAACCAATATATTATTAGCAGCAAGACCATTAGGGTAATTTAATTCAAATCGCTCCCAACTAAATAGTGTTCGAATACTATACTCTGGAATTTCGTATTGCAAAGTAATTAATGGGTGGCCGAATGACATAGTCATTGGTCCAAGATTCTTACTAGTCCAGGCTTGACCATCTTTAATGGGGTCAGCTACAACAGGTTTATCTAGTATAGTGGTTATTAATAAATTCTTATATTGAATATCTATACCAACCCCATTACCACTGGTGATTGTTTGTCCTAATTGATCCCAATAAATAGACTGCGGCTGAAAAACTCCTTGTCTAGTAAGAGGGTTGACTCTAGTGGAACTATATAAAGACCCATTATGTCTTAATTTTCCTAGTTTTGTGGTGACAACCAAATCATCTATAGGGATGGGCAATATATAATTCAACTGTGCAAATACCATTGCACTACTAAAGGTGGTACCATACTTATACTGGTTAAAGAAAGTAAGATTGTCTGCAAATTTGATTGAGGTAGTAAGCCCTAATTCTGGGGACGATTTAATGTTTGAATATTTCACATTAGAGTTAATCTGCTTCCACCCCACATACCCACTAACATCCACCTGCACTCTATCAAATAATTCAAATTGTTGTGCTTCAACGACTGTACACAACATTCCCCACATTATGATTATTGCTGTCAATAATCGGACTATATACATCCTTTTAAGTCCTCGTCACATATGTGGATAATTTTTCCATTTAATAGTAATTCATAATTAACATATCCAATAGAGCCTGGATGTGATTGTATAGCTATTAACATTTTTTGGTCATTTGTTACTTCTGTTACTGGGACTGCTCTTGCTGTATTAGTTGCTGATAGAATACTTTGGGTGTATCTATATACGGACATATTTAACACCTGAGTTACAAAAATTTTATGTTCTATTGAGTCCAACGGTTTAGTAAACACAGTAATTGCATCACCATTGGACCAACGTGTGTCCTTTAGTGTGAAAATACGCTGCACAGTAATTCTACGCATTCGAATATTGCTTCCAATATTGTAATTCGAAAAAACGATAGTAGCCCCTTCGTCATCTGCATGTGTAGGATATACAACAAGTGATAACAATATAGTGATTACCATAACCAACACTACCCAAATAATTTTCACTTATTTGTCCTTCATTCGAGTTCTATTATACATCTGACTAACAGAATTATCTAATTCATCCACCCGATGTGATAGATTAGTTATAGATTCTTGTGTATGTGTAGCTTCTGTATCTGTTTTGGCTTGATTTAATTTATTAGATTCTTTTAATTCAGTTATATCCTTTTTTATTTGTTCTAGTATTAGATCAGTACTTACTTTCTGAGACATTACTTGTCCGTTTATATTATTCCAAGCTCCCAACACTGCTCCACCAACTGCTATAATAGCAAAGAACCCAGATGCTATTTGAGAAAGGGTAAATGTTAATTTATCCCCAGTTGGTGGAGAATTAACTGAAGTGCTGCGAGAATCTGTCATATTTCTTGTGATGATATCCATCCGTTCTAACAATCTATCTATTTGCTCAGATGATTGCCCATTGTTGGTAGGGGGATGATTGCCAGCCATAATAGTTCCTATGCATTACTTATTGTTTATATTTATCAATCTCTCTCGAATTTATCACATATTGACAGGCACAAAAAAAGTAGCCTAGGCTACTTTTTTTGTTGTTCGTGATATTATCTTACCACTCGTGTAATATTGTACCGTCACATATAAACGACAATGTTGTATTTGAATTTGCAGTAACATCAATAACTGGTGGTGTAGTTGCCCAACTAAACACAGTTGGGTCATAGGTCAGCACATGTCCACCTACACTATCTTGTCTAACCATTATAATGACAATAGCACCTGCAATTAAATTGGTTGGAGCTGATAATATTGCATCTCCAGTAAGAGTCAACATTGCAAATGTTCCTTGAGATAAATCCCATAACACAGTTGGTGCCTCAACTAGAGTTAACACTTGATGGCTAAGAGCCTTTGTTGAAACTGCACCAAATATTACATTTGAAGTAGTGCTAATATTTTGTGGTAATGTTAATGTTGTATTGCCAGCAGTATGTGTAACATTAACTTGATCGGTAGTACCTACAATGTTTTTATATTCCCATACTGATGCAGAAGCATTACTAACAGTTAAGAATTGATTAGTAGCTCCATCAACAGTTAAACCTGTTCCACCGTAAATTGGAGCAACCGCAGTTCCATTCCAAGTACCAGCAGTTATAGTACCAACTGTTGATATAGATGTTTGTCCAGTGTAATCACTTGCAATGTCCAAAGTTGGATTGCCAGCAACACCATCAGCATCCGAAACAGTAATTCTTGCTGTTGTACCCGTAATGTTTCTCGTAACCCAAGTATCAGCTGCAGAACGAACTGTTAATCCAGTAGTTGCAATACCTTCCACAGCAGCTAAGTCATTTGTTAAACCAAATGTCATATTGCCTGCAATTCCATCAGCATTTGTGATATTAAAACCTTCAGTTGGCGCGACCAATGAACGAGTTACCCAAGTATCAGCTGCAGAACGAACTGTTAATCCAGTTGTTGTAATATTTTCAACAGCAGCTAAGTCATTTGTTAAACCAAATGTCACATTACCTGCAACACCGTCTGCATTGGTAATATTAATACCTTCAGTTGGTGCGACCAATGAACGAGTTACCCAAGTATCAGCTGCAGAACGAACTGTTAATCCAGTTGTTGTGATGCCTTCAACAGCAGCTAAGTCATTTGTTAAACCAAATGTCATATTACCAGCAATACCATCAGCATTGGTGATGTTAAAACCAGTTGCTGGTGCAACTAATGAACGAGCAATACCAGTATGATTGGTATCCATGACAACCAAACCACCTGTAGTAGCAGTTAATGTATCCAAGAAAGTATTTTCACTTGTTGTTAAGTGAAGGGTCATATCTGTGCTATGTGCACCAGCAGAAGTAAATCTTGGATCATTATCACCAACAACAATTGGGTCTGCAGGATCCACAGCTGCAACACTCAAACGAGCAGTTCCAGGGTTTGTGGATGTCATTGGGTCATTAACAGTATTCAAGAATAATGTTGATGGGCGCAATAAAATAGTATGCTTGTCAACAACAGCAGCAACAGGAATTGGAGTAAGAGGTAAATCAGGTGTTAAATATCCATTAATGTCTACATATAACGGAGCATTTACTCCTGCACTGGTCCAATCCCAAGCAATGTTTTCAATAAGACCTTCTAATGTAACATTAACAATGCTACCCATTGGAGCACTATAATCAACAATACCATAGGTTCCGTTGTCCACCAAATAATTGTTGGTAACAGATACCTTATTAAAATCAACAAATCTCACAATTGTAAATGCAGGAATATTACTCATTGCCTCTGCTTCAATTACAATACTTCCCATTTTCACGTGTGAACTGGAAGCAATACCCGTAACGGCCAGGTCTTCAGTGGTAAAGAATGTTCCGCCACTTTTAGTAATAGGTTTACCAGTAACAGCATCAAAAACTAATGCACCAGAATTGATGTCACAATTGCTCAAACTACCAACTTGTGTTCCAGTAAACACAGGAGCATTTATACTCATACTAACAATTACAGACCCACCATTTAATTGTGCCGCAAATAAACGAATTTTACGAATCCAACTTGAACCTGACCACACTTTAAACGTGTTAGTCAATGTGTCAAACCAAGTTTGTCCAGCTTGTGGAGTGGATGGTGCAACTTGTGATTCCACAGGTGCTAACGTTGTATGTCCAAACGTTCTTACCCCAGTAAGAATATTGATATCAAAATATAACCAATAATTAATACCACTGACGAACGGCCCTGCCCACGCATTAGTAACGGTCATGCGTTCTGTCAATAGATAATTACTATCACCATCAGCAAAGGTAGCAATTAAAGTATCTGCTGGTGGGATGGATAAGCTGACTTTGCCACCTGAAAGACTTAAAAAATTTGTAGGTACTCGAATAAGCCCTTGTCTAAAATGTGTTTTCATTAATTTTCTCCATTATTGAAATGATGCAAGTATTTATCGTCAGTGGGTAAGTATTTAAGATATTTTAAAATTTTATTACGCATAATGTGCCCAAGTTGATGTTGGTTGATAAATTGAACCTAAACTTGTGGTGGTAATCGATATATCTATGCAATTAATTTCTGTTGGAGTGTCAACTTTCAAAACTCCCATCATAACAACATCTCCAACATCTATTCCAATATGAGTCATAGAGGCTCCTCTATTAACTACTCCCACATTACTATCTTGTGCAAAGTCTATTTGACACAATGTTCCTTTATTTTCAACAATAACAAATACAGATATCGCATTTGTTGGTGCAGCAATGTTCGGAACTACTGTACGAACCGCTTTGGTTGTATAATACAATGATGATGCAGTACACTGTATAGCAGATACATGGCGGTCAAATACATATATATCAGAAGATACATCTGTAAGCAATGTTGTTGGAACAAGAGTTTTTGTATATAATGATATTGGATATGGACATACGGATTGTGCTCCTTTTGAAGATCCAATAGCCACACTATTATTACCTCTTGCAGAAATTTGTGTCCACTCGTTTGATCTACCTATTTGGATAAATTTATCACTATCAATTAAACTACCAGTTCCTAATTGTCCAAAGTTATTGCGTCCACATGCCCATATAGTTCCATCATATTGTGTTACCATTATATGCCCATATCCACACACAACTGACGAGTAATTAGTATAGCGGGGGTTGTCTGCTATAGTTCCACCTCTTATCATAACAGTAGAGTCGCCCACAATTCCATTCCCAAATACTCCAGTATCATTACCTCCTGACACATACAACTCACCTGAACTGGTTACTGCCGCCGTTATAATATCTCCACATGCAACAGAAACAATAGGCGTGACCATAGTATCCACAATACCCAACAATGGCCAAATTACAACTGATGAATTACCTAAAGTTCCATTCCCAAGTTGGCCTCTGCTATTATCACCCCAAGTTGCTACATCGTTGTATATGCCACTAATTGCCGCATTGTGAAGTGACCCACAAGATATTGCAGTCCAACCAATTGGTTCCGACAAATTGGTTTGGACAAATATATTAGAATCCCCCACAATCCCATCCCCCAACTGCCAAAAATTGTTGCTACCACAGGTCATAATATATCCAACAGATGTACCAACGATACAAACTGAGTGGTCTGTTCCACCTGCTACATGTATAACTTTATTATCCCAACTAATATTTGGTGAAGTAATGGTTACTAATGTAGGGACGGCAACATATGTATCTATAATACCCAATCCCAACTGCCCCATGTTATTTGATCCAAATGTCCACAGTGTTCCATCAGTTTTGACTGCCAATGTGTGGTAATCTCCACAAGACACAAACGACCAATCTGTCTCTAAATTAACTTGTATGGGATAAACTTCCTGATTAGGATATGGGCTTTCTCCACCACCTTCTAATGGGATTCCTAATTGTCCATAATCATTATTTCCCCAAGCCCACATTGTTCCATCTTGTGCAATCGCCACAGTATGAGCTAAACCACTAGATACTACAGACCACATTTTATCATGTAGTGGAAGGACTGAACCTAGTTGGTTATCATACTTAGTTATTAATGAAGCACCAAGCGTGTAAGTAGGAGCACCAGCAGATAAGTGCCAAGGTGTGGATTTATATACAAATGGTCCATTACCGATTTGACCACTGTCATTATCTCCAAATGTCCATACCCCATTAGATGAGCCACCAACTGAAGGAAAAGCTATAGGAACAGTGTGGGCAGCAATAACCTGTCCTTTTGCTGTTACTGTTAATACTGGTACACTCGTAGCACTTCCGAAACTTCCAACATCTGTGTTCACAGTTGCTAATGTTGTTACAATATTTGTAGTACCAGAACCGGTAACGTCTTGAGTTAGGTTAATAGTGTGTGGCACAATTGGAGTATTTGCCCATACTTCACCATTCCAAATTAAAGCATCATTAATGGTTGGGGATGGAACGGTTACATCACCTAAACTACCTAACCCTCTATCAGCTAATTGATGAAGTTGGGTATGTACCGTTGTGCCGGTTAAAAATTTATAAGAATCTGTAGTTATTATAGTAGATGGATGTGTTGCTGGATGTGTATATGGTTGCAATCTTGGATCATTATCTCCAACGGCTATTGGGTTATTGGCGTCAGTAGCTGGTAATGACAATTTGGTTATTCCAAACAATATATCTGTTGCTAGAGGCACACCACTTGTGCCATTATCACCTGTTTGTCCTTTATCGCCTAATCCTTGATCAAAAAATATTGAAGTAGGTGATAATACACGGGCAACCGGTACTTTTCCAACTGGATGTATAATAGGGTCGACAAGGAATGGATCAGTTTCGGTTAATAGTCCGAATCCATCAATCCACAGTGCTGCACCAACATTAGTAAATGCCCACTGTGGGTTAGTAATAACACCTTGAACACACAATGTGCCAGTTTCCTGTTGTAGAATGTCTTCCATTGACATAGCAATCATGGTTGTTTGTGTATCGTTATATTGAGCTAACTGGATGTGCCCAAACTCTGTATATTTTACCACTTGATATCTCGCAACATTTTCTAACGCAGATGCTGATATAATATTGGCTTCTAATCTAATAACATTTACTGGAGACCCATTAACAAAAAAATCATCTTCGGTAGTAAAAAATTTACCATTAACTCGTCTAATTGGAGCACCAACATTATCAATTAAAATTCTTCCTGTTATAACTCCAGGTGCAGATAATCCTACTTGAGTTCCGGCAAAGGAATGAGATGGGTCTGACCCCATACCTGTAAAAACATTATTCTTTACTTTTGCAGCAAACACCCTAATAACTTCTAACCACCCACCTAAGTAATATACATACATCAGTTTAGTTGTTGTATTGAACCAATGCTGCCCTTCAATTCCTATTGGAGGAATGCCACCAAATATAGGAGCTACTGTGGTTATCCCAAATGTTCTTGTAGCTGTGCGCAGGTTAATATCCCAATATAGCCAAGTATCAACATTAACTTGTATAGGCCCCCATGCATTAGCAACATCGGAAGATTCAGAGTGCAAATAATTTTCTGTTCCGTGTGAGAAGGTTACATCAGTTCTGCCATTACTGGTCAATAACGAAACATATGCACCAGTTCTAGCTAAGAAAGATTGTTGTGTTTGAAACAGTGGATATGTGATAATCCCTTGTTGGAAGTCTATATTCATAATTGATTGTCCTATAACAGTATATCATATTTATGAATATAGGCGTAGAATGGTTATTTACAAATAAGCACACAGTGCTCTTATTTCAACAGACCCACGTGTATATCCAGCTTGCAAAGCTGTGCACCCACTAAACAATGACGACACCATAAAATACCACCACGTTTTTACCGTTTGGGTAATAACATGGTTACCGTTAGTTAGAGTAGCCAAATTAGCATTTGATGAATTGTATACTACTGTTGTATATTTTTTATCTAGTTCTGTTGCTGAGGTGGTGAGGGTAACTAGTGCATATGTTGCCGTCCCAGCGGTTGCAGCAATATACATTGGAATGGTATACGATATTACCCACATTCCCACTGGTACTAATAATCCAGCAGCTGCTGGGACAGAATTTAACAAATAATACCAAGCATTAGCAGTTGTTCCTCCGGTGCCCCAAGTGGTGGTAGTATCCATGAATAAAACTGTCCACTTTTCTGGATTTAGTGGAAATCCAAGTGGGGATTTCATATTACTATAACTGGCTGCCGTTATGGTGTTATTTGTTAGTGTATAATCTGTCCCACCATAGACAGTTATCAAGGTAGTACTACCTGAATATGCTCCTATTGCTGTTACTATAAAATATTTTACAGTAGCTGATTGGGTTAGTTGTATTTTAGAGCCTAACGACAAGTATAAATTTGCATCATTTGGTAACAAAAACTGAAACGTTGGGGCATCAGAAAATGTATATGAACACGTTGCTAATGGGATCCACATGAGGTATGCTGTTGTTTGGTTGGTATTATCTGGATAAGTTATACCTGTTGTTCCACTTATTGTTGTTGTCATATTATAATCCTATTGTTAAAGTTCCATGCCCAATACTTCCACATCACAAGCAGAGTAACCACTACCTGTTGCCGTAATTACCGAATAAAGTCGAAAGGACTGTATTTGAATAATATTTATCGTAGCATTGCCTGAATTTGAATTATTGAAGTTTGTTATTGATATTGTAGATGGGACTATTCTCGGAGTGACAACATACACAAACTGTGCAAAAACCCACGAACCCGACACCCCATATCCACTAACTATAATATTAGTATACCGTTGGTAATATCGCTGACACCCAAGTAACTCCGTCACAGGAGACACAAACTCAAACGGAGTCGCAACACCTCCTTTTTCAAATTGAACATTTTCAATTTTGAATGTTCCAGATATTTGAGCCCCAACTGTAAATAATATTTCTATACCTGTTGTGGCTGCTGATGGAATGGATATTTGTGTTGTATATCGTGCCATAGTACTGTTTACCGTGAAACTTCCAGTTGCTATTTGTGTCTTTGTTGGTGTACCTATTGTACCGAATGTATTAGTAGTGGTTGCATATGATGCTGTCCATGATACAGTGGTTAATAGGGAATTTGACAAATTCACCGATAAAGTGGCTGTGCTACCAATTAAATCATAACAATTTATAGCCTCAATTCGTTGTCCAACTCCAATAGCAGTAACACTAGCTGCTCCTGCAATGGATAACCCATTCATAGATGATGATTGTCCTACGACTTGGGATGCTACCACATTAGCTCCTGTGCTATATATAAAAAATCTATCCACACATGGGTATCCAGTTGTACTGGTAGGTACTGCCGTACCAGCAGTAACTGTAGCAGAAGTTGACCGTTGTGCTACTTTCATACCACCATTTATTATTCTGTTTCTAAATCCAGTGTACCCAACTGTATTTTGTATTGAACTATCAGGAAAAGTTATTCCATTGGTTCCATCAATTGATATTGTCATATTATATTTCCTCTATATCTTGGATTGGAGCAACTAGTACTTTTGTTTCTCTATCATTACTGATTGCCCGCTCATTTTCAATGACTCCCCAAACAGCTTGTATATTAGCCAAAGTGGTCAACTCATCTGGTGATAGTGTAATTCCATCTACTTTTTTATTAACAATATACAAAGCTGTGGCTAACATATTGCGTTGTTTGATATCATCAGCCACACGAATAATGTTAGCATATGCCTCTGTTTTGATTTCCTTAATTTTATTTGCACGTTGCTCATCCTCAGAAAATTCTGGATCTGGAATATTGCCTTCAATTAATAACCAAGCTTGATATTCTTCCCAATCAGTGTTTCCTGGGGCATTTGGAATCCACTTGTCTTCTAATAATACCCCTGTTGCTGTTAGTTTATACATTGCAGTCTCCTTATAATTCGGCAGTTAGTGATAAGTCGTAAACAGCATATCCACTACTGGTTGTTGTTATAATCGCATATGCTTGAATGTGGTTAGGCCAAGTTGCTGCCATAGTCAGTGATGATGCGTTGCTATATGCAATATTGGATATACTAGGTGTGGGAGTTGCTCTCATTTGTTGGAAATTCATATCACTGTAAATTGCACCAGTACCAGCATTATATCCTGATAATAAACATCCAATATATAGTTGATAATATCGTTGACACAGTAGTAGTTCCATAGCAACTGGGCGATTGTCAAACTTGGTAGTCACAGATCCTGCTTCAAATTGGACTTGACTGATATCAAATGTACCTGACTGTTGTCCAAGTGAATCTGTTCTGGAGTCATAAGTACTACCACCATCCATCCAAATATTAATCCACAGAGCGTGGTCTCCACTTGACCCCAATGTTTTTCCTGTGATGGACGGCACCGAAAATGTGTACGTATAGTATGTCCAATTTGTGGTAAGCCCAAATTTCTTCACTGTATTAGCTGCTACAGATCCCACTACAGGAGATGAAGGGGAACCACCAGATCCCATATATTGATACAATTCAATAGCTATATTCTTAACAGCATCAGCTTTTGCCCAAAAAGATATAGTAGCTGACTGCCCAGATAATGTTTGTACCCCTTCAATCCGTTGTTGCAAAAATGCAACATTCCCAGCACCAGCTACAGATGTAACAACATTTCTATAGTAATAAGTTGGGTTATTTGGAACACTTGTTTGTCCAACTGTAAACGCCTGTCTCGACACAGATTGTGTCGTACCAACAATAACGTTAGCCCACCTATCCACACAAGTGTATCCGGTTGCAGTCCCTGTTGTGCCTCGTTGCCAGATATCAAAGTTACCATTTATTACTACATTTCTATTTTGTATAGCGTTGTTAACATCTGTAATAGTTGCTAAAGTTCCAGTGGTAGCTGGAACTGTTAGTATGGTATTAGATGCAGAATTAACTGGTACTAAACTTACTGACCCTCCACTCGGAGATTTTAATACTAATGTTCCAGCTGCCATATTGTTACCCTTTTTGTAATATTTATAATACTGTCCATACAGACCCCGTAGGAATAGTAACAGTCACACCACTGTTTATAGCTATTGGACCAGCAGTCATAGCATTTTTATTGGTGGTAATTGTATAATTAGTTGTTATTGTTATATCATTTTCGTAAAAAACTCTATCAGCACCACCACCAACAGCACCCCCGCTTGCAAAATTGTACCAAGCCCCATTCATATATCCTTCGATATATAAAGTATCAGTGTTGACCCTAAGCATACCTGCTACTGCTGATCCCCGTTGTACTGTTGTACCTGATGGAAGGATCAATGCACCCGTTCCACCAATATTAATAGTACCTGTGTTATCAGGGGTTATTGTTTCTGTGCTATAATCAAAATCCATACATATTCCTTATTAATTGACAACTTCTGATGTAATTACAGTAGCAACCCATCTAATAGTTTTTGATAATTCACCCGTTACTGTAACTTGTAATGCTCCATTGGTGGTATCTACCGTTACAGCAGCATCCCAAGCCACATTTGTTTCCCCTATGATTACTTTTGATACTGAACCAATTGTTGTTAATGATGCAGCTGGACCATCTTTTCTTATTGCACCCTCAAAACTATATGCAGCACCACCACCAGTAGCATCGGTTCTGCGAGCACATACCAAAATTTTAAATGTCCACACAGAATTATCAGTCACCAACAAACGCTGTGTGGCTGCAACACCGTCCATATATAATACAGTTGGGGTATTGTTAGTAGTGATATTTCTCAAAATATACATACCAGATTGAGCATCTCCAATAGCAGTAAACTGTCCATTAGCATATGTCTTACTTCCCCACACTCTTGCATTAGACCCCTCACCAGTTGCTACAGTGTTATCAGCGGTTGCATTAGAGCCACTACCAATAGCAGCTGAATTAACACCTGCGGGATTTGGCACTGTGACAGTAGCGGTATTCTCTTTATACAACCGCAAAAATGTTAAGTCTGCTTGTACCAATGCTCTAAATGTTGGTTGACCCGTGCTTCCATTAGGTGCAGCTAACACTTTACCAGTTGTTTGTGTTTGAAGGGTTAGTGTTAGTGTTCCTGTTGTAGTGACAGGTGAATTAGTCACGTTAAATATTGGAGATGTAGAAGCATCTGTCAATCCAACACTGGTTACTGTACCAACATTACCTGTTGTGTACACCGAATCCCAGGATGCAGCTGTTGTACCGGAATTTACCACACAAACCACATAAGCAGATGAATTTGGAGCAATAGTTTGGACTGTGTCCCCACCTGACGATTGAACCGTAAGCACTCCAGTACTTCTATTGATAATGGTATATGAATGTCCAGGAGTAAGTGCTGCAGTCAAAGGAAGCACCACAGTTTCAGATAGCGTTCCAGTATATTCTCGTATAGAAGGACTTTCCACAAATAAAGGTGAAGTGCCACCGGTTGTAGGAGACGAACTTAAATTACATACAAAATTGTTAGCAAATGCATTCCCATTTAAATTTCTCTGCATCAACGTATTAATGGTTGGAGTTATTGCAACACCAGTACCTGAAGATATACCATTTATAACTGGAGTAGTTAATGATGGTGAAGTCATAACTTGTACCCCAGTAAAGGTTTGTCCAGCATCTGTTCTCGCTATTGATGCATTTGCAGATGGAAAAGTCATAGTAGTACCATCTGTACCACTTAATGCAATTGAATTATTAACCGTGAGAGTTTTCCCTGCACCAAGGGTCAATGTGCCAGTTCCAGTGGTGATGGTATTCCCATTTACACTTGTTGGAGTAATAGCTCCTAATACTAACGTAATAGCTGGTGTAGATGTTGAAGTTGCAACAGTTCCTGATACACCATTGGCAGTTGTAATGGAAACGTCAGATACAGTTCCTATATCTGCCCAAGCTATGTTGGAACTCCATCTTAACTTATTAGTAGTGGTATCATACCTTACTTTTCCTCCACCCGCAGCTGGTTCTGTGCCTGTGATGCCCGATACTACAGTCATAGCTCCAACACCAGGCAAAACCACATCACTTGCAATAGATGCAATAATAGAATTTGGAGAATTTGAAATAGTTATTTGATTAGTTGACCCACTTACGGTTTTATACTCAACTGAACCAGCTGCATTATTCATCCCCATTAATTGGTTAGCTGTTCCATATGTTGACAACCCTGATATAGTGAAATTACTTCCACCTGTTACCAACAGTGGTAAAGATGCTGTGTATGTTCCTGCACCTGAGAACTGTGTAAATGTTATATCATCAGTACCAAATTGAATATCATCATTTGTGCCTGTTCCTATTGCTGTTTCCACCCAACCAGATTTAAGTAAAGTAGTACCTTCAGATACAAAAACAAATGAACCCGCTCTTGCCTCCCCTGGAATGCTATTATCATAATCCCCTGCTCTGGTTAATACCCAAGAGGTTGAAATTGAACCGACATTAGTAACAATATATATACCATTTTGTTTCGGGTCAACTTGGTTCTTAATTAATACCCTTGCACCAACAGGGGCGGAATAAGAGTCAATAGAAAATACAGATAGTGTGCCATTATTCGTTAATGTTGCCCCTACCCCAGCAGTTCCGTTGTTGTATAACGCAACATAGGCAACAATTGATGCTGACTCTACGGCTGTATGTATTAATAGTCCTGAGGCACTAGCATCCACATAGGCTTTTGATGCAGCATCGGTGCTATTAACTGGTTGTGTTGGCAACCCTGTGATTGTTCCACCACCTGACATAGTGATTGTACCTCCACTAACCATAGATCCACCTGATAATGGTAAATATATACTACCTAAACTAGGTATATCAGTAGATACTAATGCTCTAAAGGACGGTTGACCAGTACTTCCATTAGGAGCAGCAAATACTTGATTAGCTAATTGAGTGTTTAGTGTCATGGTTAATGACCCTGAACTAACTATAGGTGAATTAGTAATGGTGTATATAGGTAACACTGAACTATCCAACAACCCAACACTAGTTACTGTCCCACCAGTAGATAAATCGGCCCAGACAGAATTATTACTCCATCTAAGTTTATTTGTATCAGAGTCATATCTAATTTGTCCAATTCCTACGATTGGCTGCTGTGCTGTTGTACCTACTGGTATTTTTAAGGCACCTGTCCCAATTATAGTAAGGGAATTTGAAGCACTTCCCAACAGTGGGGCAATTGTAGTATCTAGGGTAGACAGGGTGTCTATAATGCCCAAATCGTGGTCATAATTCATTATATTGTTCCTTTTATAGTATTATTGGGTATTTATGGAATTGTTAGTTGGTAACTTCAACAGTATCCACAGTTGCTACCCATCGAATCGTTTTTCCTGTTTGTCCAATGCAAGTTATCTGTAATGAACCATTAATTGGATTCGCGTGCAACTTTACACCCCACAAAAAGTTATTTCGAGCAATTACTTCAATAGATGGACGACCCTGAAAAGAAACAGATGCAGCACCTGCCACTCGATATATAACACCCGAAAAAACAAAACCAGCATGCCCATCAGTATTATCTGTCCTGTGACCTGTTACCATTCCTTTGAAGGTCCAAGTAGAGTCATCTGGTAATATAAGAGACTCTGTGCCATTAGTTCCATCAATAAACAATTCCGTTTCTACTGAATTTGTTGTGTGAGATCGTAACAGATACTTACCTACCTGAGCATCTCCAGATGAAGCAAACCTACCACCAGCTAACATCATACTATTTGGAAGACGGGCAACTGACTGCTCTCCAATTGCAATAGAATTTGTTCCACTTATACTTGTATTAGCTCCAGAACCAATTGCAACAGAATTTACCCCCAATGCTGTAGGCACGATAGGCCCTACAGGATTTTCTGCATATAATATAAGATTAGAGGAACTACCAGTTCCTCCAGCACCACTTGTTGACCTAGCTACCAAAATACCCATTGAATACTCCATTTCATATAATGTATTTATACACAATTTTTTATAATAAATACAACACAAACAAATAGTAGAGCTAGATATATGTCAAACAAAATAATTACAGTTCATTTTACCTCTGTAGGAGTTCCGTGCATTGGACTCACTCCAACAATTTACATCTATGAATTGGATGCAACAGATCCAACTATTAATACGTTAATTATTTCAGGGGGCACTACCCATGAAATTGGACAAGGTTGGTATAGATACGAATTTACCTCATACAACTTAACAAAAAATTATGTATATACATTTGACGGAGGAAGTGTGTTGTCTGTTGGAGATAGATATAAGATTGGAGGGAATGAGAGTTATATTGAGGATATATCTTCAGGAGTGTGGGACGAACCACTTGCTTCACATTTGATATCAGGGTCTTCTGGATTCACACTAACTCAAGTTAAATCAGATTCTAGTTCGTTGATGATCAGTCAAGTTGCTATTACATCTTTGGTGAACACAATGCTGAAGTATGAACGAAATCGAACAAAAATTAATACAACAAATTCAACTCTAACCATTTACGATGATGATGGAACTACACCATTAACTATATTCCAATTAAAAGATCACCTTGGACAACCTAGTATTAGTGAAATATGTGAACGATTACCTGGATAATCACAGGCTCCACACAATACATAAATACTTATCTATAAATTATAAAAAGGGGCGGATGTAATGACTGAATGTGGACCTATTTGTTGTTCTATTATTGTAGGTCGATTCGGACTAGGCTGTTCACCCATAACAACTAAGTTTGATATTAATATAGGGTGTGGACCCATTGTTATACCTCCTACTCCTCCAGCTAATGGTGGAAGCGGTGGTGGTGGATCAGTTACTCACGGCGGGTTTTATGTTCCTCTCACCCAGAAACTAAAACAAACCAATAGAACTGTGTTAATATCTATCAAATTTACACCTGATATAAGTTGGAGGAAACTAGTTGCTGTGGATATGGCAGCTCCAACCATATCAGTAAACATTAATAATATCACTTCTGGATTATATACACCAGTTGTAGAAATAAATGGAGTGGCTAGTACAACGATTTCTGTATCCACCTCTTTCAATACCTAAATATTTGCATATACAAAACAAGGAATTTACCATGGCAAATGAACAAATAAGAATAAACCCATCAAAACCATCTACTTTGGAGTTTGATGTTGCTATATCCGGACTAGATAAAGTAGTTCCATCAGTACGATTTGTATTAAAAAATGTGTACGAAAATGTGGATTGGACGGTATCTTGCACTAAATTAAGCAATAATAAGTGGCAAGCAGCATTTCCAACATTCAAAAACTTTAAATTGTCACAATGTAAATTTTGGGTTGAAGTAATGATTGATGAATTTTATTTTAGGCCTGCTGAAGGTATTATTGAGTTCGTTAACACCCCGGACGTATCATTCACTGGAAAAACTACCAAAAAACCATCTGTAACAACCTCTTTTTCTCAAAAAACAACTAAGAAGAAAATCACAGAATCATCTGGTGGACCAGAAGTTACAGGACAATATGCTCCTACTAATGGATTATTACACCCTGAAGAAAATCCTGAATTTACACAAAGTACAGTAAAAGTAGCAAAACATGATTTAAATGATCAACACATTGACCAATCAAAATTAGAAGACATTACCGATACTCCACCAACTCCTGGGACAGGACATCCATACGCGGAAATAGAGCCCGAAGATTTTGATATTGGGGATGAAGATTCAGACACTGACAATAATGAAGTTGAATACGAAACTCATATAGCGTTCGACCCATCAAAAGTGGCAGAAGATATTTTATCTACCACAATTGGAAGTTCAACTAAACCAAATACAAGAGGGTCCTTATTTAAAAGAGATTCAGACGGTAAAGCTATTGTGCCAGGTCTTGAAAGTGATAAACAAAAACAAGAAAGATACGATAAAAGTCAAACTGTGCGAGATATAATCAAACATTAATCACAGTTAACGCACCAAACCTATTTTTCGTAAATCCCCAATAGCAGCCATAACATGTTTGCACATACCTGGCACTTTATTGGGGTTCACTTCTGGTCTATTTGTAGTTTTTCTTATGTATCTAGGTGGAATAGGGCCGACATGACAATCATTGTTTATATTATAATTAGCAAATCTAAAGATGTAATCTGGACAATCACACGATACTCCAACATATGACGTGTTAAGTGATACTGGAGTGATAGATATTTGTTGTCCATCTGTGCTTGTTACTTCCACACCACCATCAACCGCGCCAAATTCAACACCTCTTAACTCAACAATAACCTTGTGAGCATGACCATTATTAGATGCTGTATCAGCATTTACTCTAAGAATTTGTTTTGACTTGTGTCGGAATGGTGTATATGTGATATTATCTATTTTTACTGACCCAACATCATTTTGTCGCTTAGTGGTGCCAGGGAAGCCAGTTACAACTGATTGTTGTAACTGTGCTAAAGTTTGTTTTTCAAATAAATCAACTAATTTCATTGTAGGTCCAAGTTATAATGTATTATTTATACATTACGACTTGTGTGAAATAATTATTCGTACTCAATAGGAATTAAGTCAGGGGTAACTATTTCATCAAACCCTTCAACTAATGTTGGGTATTTGTAACTTTCATATTGTTGAATCACTGAACGATCAGGTATACACTTATCCCCTCGAGTACTCTGTCTACTAATCAACTCATCCAACTCCACGTCAAATTTTATACCCACAATCAAATATCCAGCCTTTTTGGCCGCATCAATAAAAGGTTTTCTTCTTTTAGGAGTCAAGTTGGTATTGTCAACAAATACATCAGATTGACTTTGGATATGTTTATTAAACTCATCCCAGGCTCTGGACATAAATGTAGGATCTTCGCCAGCAAGTTTCCAAGCTCTATTGTAATCGGTTGGATCATACCAATCCAACCGAAGGTTATCCCAAGAAAAATGAGCAATAGATGGTATCAGATTATTCAACATTTCAAATGTTGTAGATTTTCCTGAACCAGATGGTCCTGCTGCTATGTATAATACTGGTTGTATAGTAAGTGCCATTTATAATTCTCCATTTTATAAATTGATATTATACAACAACACTTTATTCAAATCAACGTTTTAACCCATAAGCATATAATCTGGCTCATAACTAGTTTCCCAAGCATCTACCCCACTATTATTCATATATGCGTGTACATATAATTTATTATATGCAGCCTGTTCAAATGTTGCTATCTCTTCTAATATACGAGACACTATTAATGTGGCAGATATTAAGTCATCTGTTCCTCCAATTTTTGCAGCATATGCATTACCCTTTCTAACATACTGCTTCATTTCACCTACTAACACCTTCGACTTTATAGTCATATTGTTTCGCTCAACCATTTCTTTCACTGCTAAACAGGCTTTCATTTTTGATTTACCAGTGGTGGCCATTCCTTTACGCTTTGCCCCATCTTCAGAAATGAATTCAGCTGTCTCAGGTGGACGATCATCAGCTTCAAATAACGCAATAATACCTTCACCTACACCATTATTTTCCACAGAAAAATATACTGTTGATTGAGCCTTTTCATATATTGCTAATATTTTTTTCAATTGGTGGTAAGCTTGTACAGAAGATAATGTGTTTGATCTCCACTCTGCTACTTGAACCATCCCTGGAAAATCAAATACTACAAATGAAGTATAATCTTCGCCTGTTCCTGTAGCTGGATCCATCCCCAATATATAAGTACCATTTTGTACTGGTGGTGAAAAGAATATAATGTCACTAATAGTCCCATATGGACGAATACGTTGTATATCTTTAGTAATACCTTGCATAATTACAGTATCAAACAACAATGGATCACTTGAAATAAATTCACACAGATATTCCTGTCTCCATTTGATGTCGCCAATTTTTGCAATTTCTTGCTTTTGAAATGTCTCATCTCGACCTGGAGGCTCATCCCAAGCAACAAACACTGGAGTAAATCCATTGGTTCCAACTTCAGTATCAACATCCGAATCCATTGGAATGGATGCGCCTCTCCACAATTGTGCAAATAAATTACTATCTCCATTTGGAGTAGATGCAATTATACAAGATCCTCCTGTTGCCAACGTAGGTGCCATAGATGTCCAAAAGGCTTCTTGTACTTGGTCTCTAACAAAAGCAAACTCATCCAAGAACAGTAATGATATAGATAAACCACGACCAGAGTTTTCTGAAGTTGCTGTTGAAATAATACGAGAACCATTATCAAATCCGATAGCATGTTTGTTATACCCATCATCATTTAAACCTGGTTTTAACCAATGTGGCAAATGTTCATACATGAATTTGATACGTAATATCATCTCCATTGCATTATCATTTTTATTTGAAGCAATCAAAACAGTTTTATCAAAGTGGAATATAGCAAACCACAACAAAAATGCTGATGATACTTGAGACTTACCTACCTGACGAGACGCTAATGTAATAACTAGTTTGTTTTCTTGGAATGCAGTTAACATCCTTTCTTGATAAGGATATAATGCAAATGGAATGTTACCCCGTACAGGGTGTTGAATTTGACAATAATGTTTGATAAAATATATAGCACTTTCAGAACATCGTCTTAATTCAGTTATTTGGTCTATATTATATTCATGTTGTTCGTTTGCTTTTTTTAAAAATGGATTCTTACTTGAGGCCATTTAGTATCTCCTACATAGTTATTACCATATTTATTACTAAAAATCAAGGAGATACCCAATTGCACTATTTACTATCGATCACTGGAGCCATAAACGCTCTTAGTAGTTCATTTCGGTCAGCTAACACACTGTCACCCATAATTAGAGTATTGTTTATAGTTCCAGTATTTTTATTAGGAGTAAGTTTGTCTTTGTGTTCTTTCATCATTCTACGCTCTCTGGTTGCACCCAATGCAACACTTAACATTGTTGCAGTCACTTCGCCCACCCGAGCTTTATATTTTCCTTCGACCATATCCATAGTATCTGCAATGTTTAACACTTGTCCCATGGCGGTATTGTAAATCTCTTCTAGGTTGCCTTCTATCTCATTATCTTTTTCATCATAATCAATGGCTGGAGTTAATTCAACCGGAACAACTTCTCTATATTCAGCGACTGTAGTACCAACTTCAATTCCAAATACATCCTCCAATGGATGAGCAATTGTTTTTTCTTTTGCTATAATGTTCATAATATTTACCCTGTTTAGTATAACCGTATTTATACCTATAATTTTTAACGAAAAATGTCACCTTCAGATATTACCCGAAATGTCATATGATGTTGCTTACACCAAGCTGTTGCTGCTTCCCACTTAGCTTGATTAACAGCATATGTTAGATTTTCATACAATTTTGTCTTCGGATTCTTTGATTTCGATATTTTTGTTTGGGCTAAAGGCTTAACTTCAATCAACTCTCGTAATACCTCCCCATCCTTATTAACATATTCAATCCAATAATCCGGATAATAATGATGTATCTTTCTATCTGTGGGTTTGATATATGGAATTTTTATTTCTTCACTTGCCCACCGCAAAATTCTGGGATTAGTATCAAAAAAAGTATGTGTTGACAACTCCCAACTGGACATATACCGAATCTTAGTTACATCACCAATATACTTATCTGGGTGTTTAGGGGTATAATAGCCCTGTACAAATCTACTTTTAGCCATAATTAAAATAAACCCGATGTGAAGCTACTAATTGTTCCACTTATACCTTCAATTCCATTCATTAGTCCGCCTTTACTGCTTGTATTTTGAGGAGACATTGGATTACAAGACTCTTGACCTGTAGTAGGTGTACCATATGGATTAATTCCTTTTGAATTTGGACCTTGAGTTGAAGATGCATCATCATTATAACGCAATTGGTACACAGCATCACTTTGTGCTCCTCTGAATAGGTCATCTAAATCTTTCATGGACTTAGTTTCAACATATACAGAATCATATACAAAGGTTATACCTAATTCACTCCCTTCATTACTAATTGACATATCCACATCGTCAGGCATTAATTGTGTAATTTTAGGATTCAAAAAATGGTATACATTGACCATTAATCCATAGTCATACACATGATATAATATTATTTCCTTGAAAACACCCTGTTTATTGTCATTATTTAATGGTCCGATGGATGCAGCATACTTGTTTGATGTAGCCTGATCACCACCAGATTTAGATAATGTATTATCCTTAAAACTCATACCTAACTGCTCAAATGAATCTTGTGTTGATGCTGTTTCTGGTGACATATTTGAAATAGGAGTCATTGCCTTCAAATAAGCTGTATAAAAGGCTGTGGTATTGTTTAATATATCATCATGAAATGTCATACTCATTTCTTCAAATTCAGACTTAATAATCACTTTGGTTCTAAAATTATAGAAATTAACATTTTCTGTTTGGTAAGTGATTTTAGGACGAGACGACTTTTTTACAACAAATGCCATCCCCCTCATAATACTATCCAATTCACTATAACCTGCAGCAGTAATAAATTGTACCATGAATAAAAATTTATACTTAGGCGCTCTAGCAATCATATCAACAGCATATGGAGATGCTTCACATCTTGGGGTAAGAGCATTCAGCCTATCATCTCCTGGAGTGTAAATACCTCTGGCCAATCTTTCTAAGTCTTGAAAATCCTGAAGATAATAAGGGATATCAGTAATTTTAAAATGACCTTGTTGAACCTGTTGAAATACTTGCTTAGCCTGTCCCCAAGCTCTATTAGCTACATCTGGATTGAAATCTTGTAATGTTTGTATCACTGTTGGTGAAATACCTAAGTGATCCAATATCCAATTAGCTCCTTGGTCAACACTATCTCCAATTGTTGATGGTAGTGCTCCACACCCAGTTCTAATAGAGTTTGATACACTTGCTATTGTTCGCAACCCTGTTCCTATTGCTCCAGCACCAACACTGTTTAAAACCTCCAAATCACCAATTTTTCCAATTGAATTAATGGTATTTCTACGGTCAGATACAGCTGAACCAATATCAGCACTACTCTTGGCAGCGAATGCGGCAGGACACGGCTTTACGCTAAAATTTCTTGGATCCATATTAATTCCTTGTTTCATTTAGGTATTTATATAAAGTACTATTCGCAAATTTCACACAAAAAAATACCCCGACCAGCGGGGTATTTTTTTTGCAAAAGTAAACGTATATTTAATTGTTGTTATACAACAGAGCTATTGTTGATAGTATATTTTCGTTTCCCACAATCCCATATACGCAATATTCCGTTATTATTACAGTTAACGGTTTCAGATAATGTTGGGTCAAAGTGTTTCAATAACTTTTGTAAGTTTTTGCGTCTATAGTTAAATTTATGAAACCTATTATAACCATCCGGACTATAATAATAGTCTGGTGGTAAAATACTATCTAATACAAATCCAGTTTTTTCATATAACTGTCCATTACTCCACCGGTTATCAGCAAAACTAATAATTTGTGTCCAATTGTGTGATTGTTTAAAGTGTGTTAATATTTTTGAAAACCCTCCCACCACAGTACAAGATGTAGCATACCTATTCAAACAAAAAATATTATTTGGTTGTTTAATAAAGGCCATAGCAGCTACTAATGTGCCACCACACTCCAACCCATATGTTATGCTTCCAGGGCCATCCCCTTGGATATGATGCTCCTCAAAAAATTGTTTTTTTTGATGCTTATCTAATTGGACAACAGTTGTTTTCCGGGCAAACAATTTATGGATATGTGCGAAACCCAGTAAATGCATCAATTTGTTGACAACTTGACGTTTTCGCTGTTTCCACTCGTCTTCATAAATAGTTAATAATTGAATACCTTGTTGTTGACACATATCATGCTTGTGTTTATGATAATGTCTATCTTTTCCTTTTTGTTCACTGTGCCAATATAACCCACAATATTCAATTGCTAAGTTAAACTGTGGAATATAGATATCCAATTCTAATGGTGATATGATAGTTCTGGTATTAACAACATGCTCAATGTCACAATCTATTAACAGTTGGGACAGTTGCTTGTGCCCTCCTGACATTCCATAATATTTTGTTTCAATACCATACTTTCTCATATAATTACAAACTGTGGGAACTCCTCCAGTCAACTTCAACTCTTCAGCTATCAGAGTCAACGATTTCTTATTAGTTAAATGTTGGTCCGTTAGCCAATCAATATTCTGTAATTTTGTTAATGATATTGGATCAATCCATCTATGGGATATATTTTGAACACCATATTTCAACTGCCAAGTACTAATTCTTTTATTGGTTCGTTGAGTGATATCATTTTGAGTGTACGGATGTAGTAATCTATATTGTTGGGTGGAGTGTTTTCCTTGGGCGGAAGCTAGGTAATTAGTATGTCCAAATTTATTCAGGTTGGTAATTTTTCTTGCCTGTGTTCCTTTTTTTGTTGCAGCAATCAACATCTGAGGGGACTGTTTCCACAACATCCCTGACTGTACCTTAATAGGATCTTTTGATGCACACTGGACACAACAATATTTATTATATTGTTTTTTATCAGTCTTCCATTTTACCAGAATTGAACAAGATGGGGCAGAACAAATTGGTAAATTATCACCATGTATTATATGCCATAACCTTTGTTGCAATGAACTGTTTGTTGGTAAAAAATTAGTCTGTTCGATAACCTGTTGCTTAATATGAGCATTGGTTTTTTTTAGATTTAATTCATTCCCATGTTGTTGCCATATTATTGCCTCTTCCTTTGTCACAAAAATAACTCCTAATTAAAGGAGTTATTTTAACACAAATACAACATATAATCAACAGATTATATTTTACCTGCCCCCAAGCTCTATTTGCCACATCTGGATTAAAATCCTGTAATGTTTGTATCACTGTGGGTGATATACCTAAATGGTCTAATATCCAATTTGCTCCTTGGTCCACGCTATCTCCAATAGATGAAGGTAATGCCCCACAAAATCTGATTCCCACATAACAACCAGATTATAACCTAGTGATTTTATTAGGTTTTCTCTTTCGATAGTTTTTTGGTATAGCTCGCCCATTGATTTTCCATTCACTTCATTAATTTCATTTGGTGGATAAATTATTGGATTTCCGTGCCAATAATCACCATGAAACTCATAGATTGTATTTGTTTCTTCACAGTACCCATCAGCTCTATATCTAGTAGATGGTATTTTCCACTCAGATATTATCTCATAATCTTGTTGAGTTAGCCAGAGTTGGCACTTATATGAACTCCAAAAATATTGTCTAATTTCAATTTCGTAATGTCGTAAGTGTGAAAGTATAGTTCCATATGTAATAACATCTAATTCACTGGCAATTTGAGTAGCAGTTTTGTTTTGTGTAATGTATTGATCAAATAACCAATTATAATCCTCTATTAATGGGAGAATATCCACCATATGTTGTTGACTAGCATGTTTAACACCATATTTCAATATATTATTATTTGCCCTTTTATTTTTAATTTCTTGTGTTTGTGATGCTCTTATTACCCCATATTTTTTCATATGAGTGGAGGTTATAGCATCCTGTACTTGCTTTGTTTGTACTGGAAATACTGTACCATACTTTATCATACAAGTATTATTTCTTTTTTGTCTAACAATAGGGCTTTGTGATGAATGATGTACACCATATTTCTTTAGATTAGTAGCTACTGTGTTTACTTTCCCACTAGCTGATTGGGCAGCATATTCTACACCATACCTCTCTATCATTGTTTGTTTTTGTTTTTGTTGTATCAGATCAGAAGACATAGGATTTTTTGTCCCATATCTAATTAAATTGGTAGCAGCTGCTTTGTCTTTTAATTGTGCTGATTGCATTGGATTTTCAACACCATACCTCTTTACCATTGTTTGTTTTTGTTTTGCTTGTTGAGATAACTTATCTTGCTTTGCACAACTAGCACTACAATATGTATTAAATTGTCCCCCAGTAGCCACATTTCTCCATTTTACCTCAGTAGGACACATTTTACACAACACAGGATATGTCTTATGGTGTTTATCTAACCAACCTTGTTGAATATCAGATATCTTTTTCATAGTCCCAACCAACTGCTAATTTGTGTACCCTAGACATAATAAACTCCTATTGAAAGGAGTTTATTATAAACCACATAAGTAAAATAATCAACTGATTAAATTTTACCTGCACCCCCTGTAGCAATCCCCGGACCCTGTGAATATCCTCCAAGTACTTGTCTTGCATGGTCAAAACTGATTACAACAGCTAGTTCAACTGGATCACCTGTTTCATATGCCAACTCTGCATAATCAATACTTTCAATCCAACAACCTTCAATTGTCCATTTTTCAATCACTTGATCATTACCATCTAACATATCTAAGTAACTAACAAACTTATATAATGAACCTTCCCCAGCAGCCGCGAGCCATTGACCTTCAGCCCCAATTAACCACTGTTGTTTTTGTTCCTGTGCTTGTAATACTCGAGATGCAGTTCCAGTAACATCATCTTGAATCGTAAGGTTCATTGGTTCCCACGAATGTTTACCAGCAATATATGAAATTGAGTTATAACGATGCAATGTTATTTTCTCATGTTTTAATTGTGGTCTACTAACCTTTGTTGTTTGCATAGATATTGGCTGACTATCTGTTCCACCACCCATGTTCGCAAAGGTGATTCTCCATCTATTTTTGTGTTTTGGGTGTAGGATACCTGTTCCAACACCTGGAATCCCTATATCATTAATTGTTGACATGAATTATATCTCCTAATTTGTTTATTATATTTATACAAACGAGGGTATTATAATACAAAAATCACATTAACACATATTTAATCTTGCCACAGTCCCATATCCGCAAAACTCCATTTAAGTCACAATTAACTTTTTCACTCAACTGCTCGTCATATTTTTTTAATAATTTTGATAGGTACTTTCGACGATAGTTAAATTTGTGTACCCGATTGTGTCCATCTGGGGAATAATAATAATCAGGAGGTAGAGTACTTACAGAAATAAACCCAGTGGCTTGGTATAACTCTCCTGAACTCCACCTCAAATCCGCAAATGTTACGATCTGGGACGGAGCATAATTGGTTTTGAAATATGATAATAACTTAGTAAACCCACCTACAATCAATGAAGATGTGGCATATCTATTTAACACAAATGCTCCACCCTGTTGTTGTATAAACGACATACAAGATACCAACTCATTGTCATATGTTAGTCCTATATTAATGGAACTAGGACCGTCCCCTTGTATGTGGTGGGCAGTAAGAAAGGATTGCTTAACATCTGGAGATACTGTTTGGATAATACACTTTCTGCCATATAACCGAGGTCGATTATCACAGTTTAATAAAATATTTAATTTTTCTTTTATTATAGGTTGTTTTTGTTTCCACTCATCTTCGTATATTGTCAACAATCTAATACCCAACTGTTCACACATTTTGTGTTTGGTGCTGTGATAATGTTTATGTTTACCTTGTTGTTCACTGTGCCAATACAACCCACAATACTCAATTGCTAAATTATACTCTGGTATGAATATATCAAGCTCATATGGAGGTATGATAGTACGAACATTGACATCAAACGAAATAGACAATCCACGTAAATAATCACCTATTTGTTTTTCGCCAGTAGATACGAAAAAATGCTTTGTATCATATCCTAGTTTATGCAAGTTTCGTTGAACTGTATTAACATCAACTTCTAGCTCTGTAGCGATATCACTCAATGTTCTTTTATTGACATGGTGTTGTTCTTGTAACCACGTAGGGTCTATTAATTTGGAATAACTGGTAGGTATTATGTGTTTTTGATTTTTGTGTATTCTACCATACCGTTGGATATTTGTGCTTTGTTGTTTATTTTTAACTTCAACAGTTTGTTGTGGAATAGTAGTACCATACCGTTGGACATTTGTATTATTGCGCTTGATGATCCGATTAGGATTATCAATCCCACATTTATACGAACAGGTATCAGAATACCCAACATTTTTTCCTGTTGTATTAAACTTAACTAGACTATGACACACTACACACAGTTTTGGGGAGATTATATGGTTTTTAATACAATGAACCCTCTCCCTAAGAGACGATTTTAAATCATCTGTTATGAAGTCGGTGCGGGTCATTATATATGAAGTTGCAACAGGGTTTAATTTCAACACCCCAAATGATTTTTTTGATAATTTATAATCACTATCTAGTATACCACAATCTACTAGGTGGGTCAGAATTTCACTATCAGTTTTAAATTCATCAGACACAAAAAACTCCTATTTTTATTAATATTATATAGGAGTTTTTTGTTTTTTACAACATTACTTAGTCAATACCCATCTCTGTAGACCACAATTATATATTTGGTGTATGTTGTTATTGTGGGTATTGGTTACTTCACTTAGGTTGGGGTCATAAGTTTTTAATAGATTAGGTAAGTTCTTGTGTCTATAATTAAATTTATGAACCCGACACTCGCCTATAACATATTGGTAATCAGGAGGAGTAATTTTATCTAACACAAACCCATTTGTACCATATATTGTTCCAACACTCCATCTCAGATCAGCAAAACTTATAATAGTAGCCCACTCATTATTATTTTTAAAATGCGACAATAATTTACTAAACCCACCTCGCACCTGTCCAATGGTAGCATACCTATTCAATACAAAGTTGCCTTCACCTTTATTAATAAAGGTCATCATCGCTACAAAATTGCCACCATAGGTAAGTCCATATGTTGTGGACCCTGGACCATCTCCTTGTATATGATAGGAATCAAAAAATTCTGATTTTGTTTTCTTGTTTGGTACTGTGATTACACACGACCGCCCATTAATTTTTACACCTTCACTATATCCAAGTATAGTTCTGATGGTATTTTTAACCAGGTGTGAATTATTCAACCACTCATCCGAGAATATAGTGATTAATCTAATTCCAATATCTGCACACCTATTATATTTCATTTGGTGATAATTGGATGTTTTGTATTCAGAGGAGTGCCAATATAATCCACAATATTCTATGGCTATGTTTTTATCAGGGATGTAAATATCTAGTTCATATGGTTTAATTAATGACCTATTTTTAACTTCAAAAATTACACCAATTTCTGTTAGAAACCGTTCAATATCAACTTGTTGCTGTGAAGATGATTGGTGCCAATACTGTACTTCTATTCCATGTTTTATTAATCTACTAGAGACTACTTTATGGGAGTTTTTCCAATGTAATCCCAATTCAACACACATAGATGCAACTGTCCGTTGATTAGTTATGTGTTGTTCATACAACCAATCAACGCTATTGAGTTTATTAATGGCTTCCTCAGATAAAACAGATAATAGCTTGACTGTGCTGGACGGTATCCACCCATTATCAATCTTTCGTCCTATGGTTATTTTTCTAATTTGTTTACTATGTTCACTATATTGTCTATGTTGAGACAGTGCAGTTAATTGAATTTTTTGACGAGTATCAGTTGATGTTGTGTTGCCGTTGTTCCAATGGGTAATTTGTCCAGTTGAGAATCGTTCTTTTCTGGTATTGGACAATTGAATGTTTTGTTCAACTGTTCTTGGGATGCCTTTGTTCCAAGCTTGGGTAGGATTATCTAATTTTGTTTGTTTTATCTTTTCAACCACCTCTAATGATCTTGGTACTCCTTTTCTACTTGAATTTGATCTAATGGCTGCTTCTCGTTTTCTATTGGTTGCATTTGTGGACTTTAAAACAGCAGTGGGATACAACAGTTTATACTCTGGTAACGTGGTGCTATGTTTTGAAAGATGTTTCCATGTAATGGTAGACATTTCTGCACCACATATCAAACATTTAATTAATTCATCAGACACAAAAAACTCCTATTTTTATTAATATTATATAGGAGTTTTTTGTTTTTTACAACACTACTTAAGTTATGCTGTCAAGGACGCACCGGTTGCAACAATTCGGATTGGAATATATATAAATTCCGCGGCCCTTACAGGTTTCAATGCGACATCGAGATACATTTCATTTCTATCAATGCGATCAGGTGTATTATTAGAGGAATCACAGACTGTAGCGAAATCATATAGACCACGTTTAACAATCAAATCACCCAAAAATGAATCAACAGCAGCTTTTAGGTTATCTCTGGTTAGTTGATCATTTGGTTCAAACACAAACGGCATTGTGTTTTTGCGTAATGAACGTTTGATATATTGAACCAAACGTACCACATTGATACGATCCATTGCTGAAGCATCCGGAGCAGAAGTTTTTTGTCCCCATACAATAATACCTCTTCCTGGGAAGAACACAATAGGATTAATATTGGTAAAGTATTTGTATAAGTTATCTCTTTGTCCTAAATTCAAAGCAACTGGGTTGAATGTAGTTGGTGTTCCTAGAGTACCAGATACATATCCAACTTCAGATATACTTGATACTTGTCCACGTCTAGTTCCAGCTGGTGCAAACCACATTTCTGACACTTCATCACTGTATATGATTGTGCGTAATGCAGTACCAGATGCTGAAACGAATACATTTGCTCCATCTAAATTTGATGCTAATCCGTGTGGATAATAATATGCCACATTTCGGTTAGATCTTCGTTCAACAGTAGCAGCCCAAGTTACAACATCTTCTGGAGTTTTGGTAAATGGAGTATCAGCAATAACAAATGCTTCTTCTTGTATATCAATTACCAAATTGATTAATTCATCCACAACTTCAGGGAAACCAGGACATACAACAATGTTATATTCGTATGCTTCTGATCTTATATCAGTGTTGCTGTTAATAGATGCTTGTAAGGCTGTAACAACAGCAACTCTACGTGCAGCATCATTTGAACCAAGGCTAGTTTCGTTGGCAAATTGATTAGTATACTTAAATTCATCAGCACCACCCAATAAAGCGTTACCAGCTTCTTGTGGAGTCCATTCAGTAGTTACAATTCCACCTAAGTTATTGTTAACCCAGTCAGTTGCAATTCCAGCTAATCCAAGAAATACACCAGTTGCAGCATTAGTACAACCATTAGCATACACTAAATATGGAGAGGACGCATGGTCATCCATGAAACTAATACGACTGTGTGCAAATGAGAACATGCTCCAAATAGGTTGTGTTGCTGCTGCTGCAAGTGATAAGAATTTGGTACGATTGATAGTGGTTTTGTAAGTTGGGTCTGATGGAACATATCCATTTGATAAATTAAATTCATTCAAATATGCATTTGCTAAATTTTCCAGAACATACGAAGCTTCTTGGATTTTAGTATCCCACATCATTTGAATATCAGCAACATTATCGTTCAAGTTTACATTTGCACGAATAACATATGCTCTGCTACAAATACCTAAACACTGATTCAATGCAAACAAACCGTATTCATTTCGGGTATCCCCATGTAGTGGTCTACCACTAGTATCTGTTAAGAATTTAGGAATACCATACAATTCAGTACTTTGTCTTAAACTGGTAAGAGTTCGGATCACATTAGATTCATATGTGCCTGCCGCCCCAGATATACCATCTGGTTTAGTTTTTTCATCAGCTGTTGCTATGAAAATTAATGGGACAGTTTTAGCTGATGCTGGAATGAAAAAGGATTCATCTGTCACAGTAACTGATACCCCTGGGCTAATTAAATTTGCCATGTTGTTTCTCCTTGGGAAAATTATATTAATTATATTTCACACATTTCATCCCGCAGATAATGCAAGAACTTTATTGTGTTACATATATATTTATCAAAAAGTACTTTTTTGTTGGCTTTTGATCTAATAGCATATATAATAAGAGTAATCAGTAATCATAACTTCAACCAGATAAGGAATCATCAGTAATCATGAATGAGCTTGAAACAGAATTGCACAAATTAAACATATTCACCCACAATGGAACTATTAATAAACAAGCGTCCAGATTATTAACCAACAATCCTGAGACATTATATAAATTAATAGAAGCAACAAAATTTCTAGAAAACCACCCCTCTAATCGAGCCAGATTACATGCTTTGAGAACGGGACTATTATCACAACCCAAGTGTGCAACATGCTCAACAGCCACTACATTTAATAATGCGACTGGACAGTTTAATAAATTTTGTCCAAATACTGGTGGGAAATCTTGTACAAACAGTAACACAGACTCCATTCTTAAAAAAAATACCACTATGGTTAAAAAGTATGGAGTTACCAATGCTGCACACAGTGAGGAGTTACAAACCAAACGGAACAATACTATGGTGGCTAGGTATGGCTGTACAACACCTATACAAAATGCTGACATTAAACAAAAAATAAAAGATACCATGATGGCTAGATATGGAACGATGCATATTGCTCATATTCCACAATCTGCCACGAAACGAAAGGAAACTAACATCCGCAAATTTGGAGCTGCTACATATGCTCAATCATTGGTGCCCACTGAAGCTATAGACCTATTATCAAACATAGATTGGTTGTCAGACAATTTAAAAGATTTTACGGTGGCAGAAGTTGCGATAGCAGCAAACACGTCTGTATTTACGGTTAGAAAATGGATTTATCATCACAATCTACAACACTTGTTGGTATCAACTGGCTCATCTGATCAACGAGAGTTGGCAAGATTCCTAGATACACTGGATTTAGAATATACAACCAATGATAAGCAACTAATTGCTCCAAAGGAAGTGGATTTTTATATACCATCCAAGCAATTAGCTGTGGAATATAATGGAATTTTTTACCACTCACAGTTATCAAAACGAGATAAAAATTACCACATAAACAAAACAACTAGTTGCAACAATAATGGGGTTAGATTAATTCAAATATGGTCAAATGAATGGAAAAACAAGAAAGACATTGTACAATCCAGAATATTACATGCTGTCGGAATGTCTACTCGAATATATGCTCGGAAGTGTAATATAATTGTATTACCAACAGCAAACGAACAACAATTTTTTGACGATAACCACATACAGGGAGCAGTACGATCAACTATTTGTTTTGGATTGGAATTGGATGGTAAAGTGGTAGCATGTATGAGTTTTATAAAATCCAGATTTTCCCCAACTCATGAATGGGAACTATTAAGATATAGTGGCATTAAAAACCATACAATATTAGGTGGCGCAAGCAAATTGTTTAAACATTTTGTAAAAACACATAATCCAACATCTATAGTGTCCTACTGCGACCTACGTTGGGGAACTGGGACATTATATTCCCAATTAGGTTTTACATATTCACACACAAGTGCACCTAATTATTTTTATTTTGTCAGAAATGGGGATACTAATAAGTTATTCACAAGGGTCAATTTCCAAAAGCACAAACTAGCTAATAAACTAACCACATTTACCCCAGAACATACAGAATGGGAAAACATGGTTAATAATGGTTATGATAGAATTTGGGATTGTGGGAACAAGGTATTTACTTGGAATAATGGCGGATAGCCATTATTCCCAAGGTAGATCAGCAGCATCATCTATTTTCTCATATTGCAAATTTTGAGAATCTAATTCACTAATAATATCAAATGGCATTTCAGTAGAAGTGTTTATGATTCCTATTCTTGCATATATTCTTTCTACAAAATCACGGCGGACTTCTGCTGGGGTATCTAATTCAATAGGCATTTCAAATGTAAGCCTACTTTGTATGATTCTTTTATCTGTGCCTATTGGAAAGTTTGTTTCTAATTGAACATCTTTTAATTCCACATGAGTCAATCTTGTCCAATCAAATATTGCGTCACTTGTTTGGATATTAAGTGATGGGTCAAATAATGGAAGAATTTGTTCCATTATTTGTAAGTGTTGTTGTGTATTACTTGCAAATATATTGAGTTCAATTGTTAAGTTGTATGGGACAGGCATACGTTGGTGAATAACCCTCATATCATCTGGAACCAACCCACCAACAGGAGTATACGTCTGTCTACGTTCAGTACCAACACCACGAGCTCGTTGCATAGTTAAAGTTAGACCACTCATATATGCACTCATAATAGGTAATCGTAAAGGTTTGTTGTGGGTGTTTTCAGTTTTTAAGGCTGCTACAACCTTGTCCATGTGTCCATAATGAATCCCAACAGGTATCAATGCAGCTTCTCTATCATTCCATTTTCCGACCTGTACCTGCAACCCACCAAATATGGCCATAAATTGATTTATATACCTAGCCAACTGTCCATTGTAGTAGTAGCCATCTTTTTGCATTGCCATGTAATATTATCCTTTTTATTGAACTTGTATTTATAACCTAAATTTATTTAACATCTCTTGATGGTTTTTTATATCTACTGGTTGCATACTCATCTAAGATAGGTTTTTGACTATTAAATTCCAATCGTTTGTCTGTTTCTAAGAAAATCCACCTACCTTTTACAGCAGAGTATCTATACAACCTTGCTGGCACATCTTTAGCTAATCCTACATATATTAACCTATGATAATCCCCATCAATAGGAGAACTTGGAAACGTGTCACTTTCTGTATATGGTTGTCCATTTTGTGGCATAGCGTCTTCAACATACAACCTAGCACGTTTAAACCCTGTTTTTTCAATACTTGGTAAATTAACTGCTTTTGCACTACTGATTTCTTCATCAGTAAATTCTCGTATAGTATTAGACCCCTCACTGCCTTTTTCAGGTACATCATCTTTTGATTTTGCTTTTATAGCTTGGTCAATATCAGAATAATCTTGCCACATAGGGTTATGTCCATCGTTAATATCCATTAATCCAGTACTATCTTTTTTAGCAACTAAATCTCCGAATATATCTTGTGTTTCTTGTGACGCTAATGCAGGTAATGCAGTAATAAGTAACATGAGCGGTGCCCAACCAGGCGAATATGAAGCTGGATCCCAAGCAACATCTGTCACCTCTAAATATCTACGAATAACTCTCATATCAGGTGTATATTGTAATTCACTAGGTAGTTCAATAATATCCCCAACAATAACTGGTCTACCCAAAATAGATACACAAGATGTAAAATTTATTTTTATAACATAGGTTACTTGTATTTCTATACCAAATCGCTGTAAATCTGAGGTAGATTGTGATAAATCATAGTAACCTTTTAACAAAAACGGGGCTTGTGAATAGTTTCTGTCTCTATTTTCCATCAATATTTTATCTTGGATGTTTGATAAGTCAGTTACGGTGTATTCATGAAACTCAAGAGCTTGAACTCCCCAACTATCACAGTCATGACCTGTCATAGTTATTGGACGCAACCTCCAATATCTACACGGAGCTGAATTTGCAAAGTGTATAGTATTTAATATATTATTATCTGGTAAGTTTATGATTGCTACTCCATACCATTCAATATTATCATCTGAACGCTCAACTCGAGCCTTAGTCACCCGAGAAGCTGGGTTATTGCTTTGTTTGATTTTTATTGTTGTGATTTCTTTTCTGATACTAGCATCAATCCCATATCTCTGCCTTCCTGAAGGCAGTTTAATAATGCCAAAGTCATATCCAATATATCCTGAGGATAACAATAAGGCACTTGATTGTCGTGAATGCCACTCTGATGTTAGCTTATTAAATGCGTTACTAGCTGGAAACCCAACAGCATCTCCACTAGATATAGCTGTACCGTTACCTGTTAAATCCAACAATTTAGTTTGTTCGTATACTCCAAGTAGTTTATATACGTTTATTTTTGCTCCAGCAATTGCTACAGATTCTTGAATGTAATGGTCTGCTAAATTATCAGTTTTTGGTTGCTCAGTTAAATCCCAAGGACGACAATTTGTCCAATTTGATGGAAGAGTACAGTTTTGTTTAGTTGCCATATTAATCTCCAGATTCCATTTTCTTTAGTTTTATATAATATTTAGGATCTTCAGTTAAGTGATCTTTTGCAATTAATTTTGCAATTAATTTTGATTTAGTATGTTCGAGTTCAACACTAATACCTAATTTTAATTGGGTAGTGTCAAATTCAGAATCTGGAACAAAATCGTGGTTTCCGATATTAGATATAATATCTTCAACTGAATCCTCTCCAATTTCATCGAGTTCTTTGCTAGTTACATTTAGCAACTTAGCTAGTTGTTGAATTTTATCGTTTTCAACGATAAAATGTTTGAATGTTTGATGTAACACAAAAATACCCCCAAAGAGTTGTCTTTGGGGGTATTTATAATCTACCTTACTTATACTACTTATGGATTTACATTAGTATCATCTTGTAAATATTTCCAAACAGTGCCATTGAAGTACGTATACGCAAGAGTTTTTGGTAAAACTGCTGGAGTGGTTGGAACATGTGGTTTAGTACCAACATACAACACTTTAAAATGTGTGAATATAGGTGTACCACTTGGAGTTTTTTGTAAATGTGCAGCATCAATCAAATCTACAATACCTGAAACTGGTGCTGTAAATCCACGAGCATGAACAGCTTTAAATAAAGTACCATCTAATACCACCACCTTTGATGCTAATCCAGTAGTTGCTGATGTGATTTTAATATTACCACCAGTTATAGTTGCAGTAGCAGCAGCCCCCAAGTCAGTATTAATTTCAGATAACAATGTGGTAAATGTTTGTGCTGCACTTCCTTGAATACTAATTGGTTTAGATACTCCATCCACGATAACATTAGCTGTATATAATGTTGGAGCTGTACTAGCTGTATAACTAATTCCAACATACCCTGTTAAACTACTAAACAATGCACCTACATCATGTATTAATACAGATGAAGCTAAACCAGTAGTAGCAGATGTGATAACAATATCCCCCCCTGTTAGTGCAGCAGTTGCATATGTTACAGCTGCTTTTCCAGGTACTGCATGAGATATTGATACCAACCCTGACACAGCTTTAAATAAAGTTACATCAGCAATAGATACCAACGACAATGCGCCTGTTGTTGCAGACGTGATTCGTAGATGACCAGCATTGATCGATGCCACAGCTGCTGCTCCCAAATCAGTATTAATTTCTGCTAACAAAGTTGTAACAGTTTGTGCTGCACTTCCCAACACTGAAATAGATTTGGCAACTCCGTCAACTGTAATAGTTGCAGTATATGTTGTAGTTCCAACTAAGCCTGTTGCAGCAGATCCAGACAAAAAGTTAATGTACTGTACATCTTGATACCCAGCTGTTGCTGTAGAATTTAAATCAGTGTTGATTTCATCAATAACATGTTGGATAGTATCCCCCATAGCTCCAGTGAAGTTAATAGTTCTAATATTACCATCAACATACACCGTTGAAGAATATGTACGCGATGAACTACCACCTGGATTTGTTGGTAACAAAAATGCGAAACTTGGTAAAGCAGCAAATAATGTACCATCAGTTATTACAACTGTTGAGTGTACTCCATATGTTGCAGATGTGATTCTAATATCTCCACCTGAAATAGAAGCAACCGCTGCTGCGCCTAAATCTGTATTAATTTCATTGATAACATCACCAAATGTTGCAATGGCTGCTGGCAAGATAGAAATTGATTTGGACACCCCATCAACTACTACTGTGGCTGTTAGTGCTGCCAACGAACCAGTACCAGCTACAGCAGTTGCAATAGTACTAAAACTTGTTAAAGCAGGGAATAATGTTCCAGCTGTAATTGCCACAGAAGAAGTGGTGCTTGTTGTTGCTGAAGTGATTTTGATGTTACCACCCGAAATAGAAGCAACCGCTGCTGCACCTAAATCTGTATTAATTTCAGCTAACAATGTGGTAAATGTTAAGGCTGCTGAACCCAATATAGAAATTGCTTTTGACACACCATCAACTACTACTGTGGCAGTATAGGTAGGATATACAATATCTGTTCCACCCGCTGATACATTTCCGTTTGTGGAAGTCCATGCAGTATTAATTGCACCAATTAAGTCGGTTCCACTTCCAGCTGGGACAGTAACTACTACAGATGATGTTGCCCCAGTAGTGGACGAAGTGATAATCCATGCATTACCGATTGCAGCAACTGTTGCACCAGGAATTTGAGCATCTAACAGAACTGCCATAGAGGTCATGGTATCAATTCCAGTAGCAGATACGGTATATACCGTAGCAGTACCACCATCAACAGCAACCTTAATAGTATAACTAGCAGCGGCAATACCAAGAACAGTTGTTGGAGTAATTGCTGGGGTATCAGTAAACGCAATCGTTGCACTACCACTGGTTGCTGGAGTAAATAATCCAGTTGCATCACCACCAGCTTTTGCTACAGAAAAATTAGCAAATTGATAACCAGCTGTAGGTACCAATGTTGTAGATGTCCCTGCAACAATTGGATTATTATAATTAACAATCTGGTATCCTTTGGTTCCAGCTGATGCTGATAACCCTGATGGGTCTGTTGTTAATTTTGCGGCACCCAAATCAACTGTTGCTTTTCCAGCAGTTGCTGTAGCAACATTGCTGAGTCCTGTCGTTGACCCACCTGATTTAGATCCACCAAAATCGATAATTTGGCTACCTGCTGTTGGACCAGCTAACGGTAAAGCACCGCCATTATTTGTGATAAATTGTGTTAGAATACTTTTATCATCTTCTGATAACGTATCCCATAAAATAAGAGATCTGACACCGGCATCGGTTTTAAGAACGGCAGCATTATTCAATGTTCCGTTGAAATGTACATTTTCGGATGTAATCCACACTGGGTTTGGCATTTGTTGCTCCTTTGTAAGGCTTGTTTAATGTATACAATATATTTATACGTTATGCTATATTTTAGAAAGATATACCACCTCAGATTGACCAATAGATCAACAAGAGGTGGATTTATTGGGACATTATCCAAAACAGAAAGATGCTGCCATACCATATTGACCAGGATCATCAGCAACATAATCAAATATTTCAGCTATACATGCATCCATATCTTCTTTTGCAGAAACCCGTAATTCAGCAGCATTAAGAGTAATATTACCACTAGCTCCAGGCAATGATCCAAACTTACCTCTAATTTCAGCAAGCATAAGTTTTGCTTCTGCTGTTGCGTATCTACGTATCCAAGGTCTAACATACCTATCAACCATCAAATCTTGTTCGGTTCTTTCTACAGAACACTCCAACGTTACATACGGCTCTGAGTATGGGAATCGGTGATGGATCCACAATTCTCTTGTTTGCTCATTCCAAGTAAATGTCAATTTTGCAGCAAATAATTGCTCCATTGTTTTAGTGTATTCTGTCATAATATGGTATGACAATAAGTCAAATGTTCCCATGTTATATAAATGTTGTAATACTATTTGGCCATACGCTCCTGCTCCATGTGCTGAAGCTAAGAATGATGATGTTAATCTATGAATAGCCATAATATCTACAATTTTATTAAAATCACCAGTTTTGTTATTGAGAATGTATCGTTGAGTTTCAGCTGACGTTTGCATAAATAAGAATCCTCTTTTATATGCTAACCCAGATTTTTGGCGCAATTCCCCAATAGTTTTGGTAATAGCATAATCCAACTGTTCATTTGTTAATTCAACATCAACTGCAGGATATCCAAGAGCATATCTCATTTCAGTCATCAACAACAATCGTTGATCTGCCGACCCATCAGTTCCTATACCCAATTCATTATATGATGGCTCATTTGATACCCCATCAGACCCTGGTTTTGGATCATGAAATTGGTGTGGCACTTGCAATGACTTAAATAATGTTCCATCGGTTAAATAGACAAATGATAAGCTACTAGCAGTAGTGTCAGTAAACAACAAATTACCACTACAATCTATTTCTACTGAAGCTTTTACAGGTGCAATTTCCCATGATACCCCATTCCAAAGTAACAATTTATTGGTTGATGTGTTAAACCAAGTTGAACCTTTGGTAGGTGCTGGGCTTGTTGTTGAGAATAACATAGCTACCCATGATACCCCGTTCCACACTTGCAACGATGAAGTTGTAGTATCAAACCAATATGTTCCAGTTGGAATATTTGATGGATCTACCAACGCAATTACAGGATGTATAGCATTCCAACTATGAGTCACATCTAAAACCGACCAAGCTGTCAATGTTGGATTATACCACACAATACCTGGTGGCAATGATGTCATTGGATTTGTTGGATAAGATATAAATTGAACTGGCGTAAAACAATTATTTTTCCAAACACTCAATTGGTTTAATGTTGGATTATACCACAGTGTACCATAACTAAGTGTTGGGAGAGCTGCGGGATCCGTGGGCTGTTCAAAAAACGAAGTCACGGGAATCCAAGAATTTGTGAGACTGTCCCACACATTTAATTGGTCTTTTGAAGTATTCCACCATACGGCACAAGATAATTGTTGAGTAGGGTCTTGTGGAAATGATATTACATCTAATACGTCCCAAACTAAACCACTCCATTGTTTTAAAACTTGGTGTGCTGGATTGTACCAAAATTTGCCCACAGCCGGCACTGTTGGAGCTTTTTCTGAAACAGATACATTCTGTTGTAAGTTCCATCCCACTGTTGGCAAATTCCATTCATACAACTGATTAGAAGATTCATCAAACCATAAAGCACCTGCAGTCAATAACATTGGATCTTCGTGATATTGAATAACATCAGTCATTGTCCACATACTATACACATTATCCCACTTATAAGTGATCATGGATGCAGTATCATACCAAAACGAGCCTACAGTATCTGGCACCTGTGTTGATGGATCTATCGTTGAAATAATAGTAACAGATTTACACCAAGTAGTACCATTCCAATAATATCCATTAATACCATCAAACCAATATGATTTATCTGTAATTGGATGTAATGGGTCAAATGTTGATGTAATTACAATATCTACTACCCAAGTTCCAGTAACCCAATGTTGTAACACTTTTGTATCAGAATTGAGCCAATATGTGCCGTCAATAACCAAATTGGGCGCAGTTGGTTGAACAATCACAGAAATAGGAACATTGTGTGATCCAGTCCATTGATACAACGTTGATGATGTTGTGTCCCAGTAAAATGCACCAGTATTGGGGGCATAAGGACCTTGTACACTACCGTCAACCAGCGCCAATCCCTTATTAAGTTCATTTAATAACCCAGAATATCTTTCAGATTTAGATCCAGACACCTGAATTGTGTATTTATTTGGTATAGGTCTGCAATATAACGGGTCAATTGGTGTTTTGGCTTTTGGTACCAATCCCAATTGAACATGAAAATCATAAGTGATTCCATTCATCAACCCAGTGAAGTCATTAGGTGTGATCCCTTGTGTATCATTTAATACAACAATTTGTGTTCCTTTGGTTCCTTGTGTCCCTTTATTGATATAATCAAGGGAATATGCATGAATGCCTTCAATGAAGTATCTATATTCACAATCAACTGGATACCCTGAAACGTAGTATGGTGTATTGGGAGTTAATCCTGATATATCAAAAAATGTTGTAGTTCTATCCCCATAAAAAGAACCAACAACAAGGGCTGTTCCAATTTTGTCACCAGCAAAAAGATTACTATCAGCTGTTGGGTCTGAGTTATATAATATTCCTCGTACAGGTATTTTAGTAACGGCAGCAGGAGTATTATCTATAGTAACAACAATTCCACAATATGCTTGATCGTTTGCTGCACACCCTGTAGCTGGTGTTGGAATATTCCAACTAATTCGTCCAGTTGATGGCCCGGTTCTATCAAATTTAATTGACATATTAAGAGATTCTACTCTTAACAATCCAGGGGCATCAGTTCTTATATCATATGTTCCCATGTAAATATATTCCAAGTTAGGTATATAGTTATTTATACCCGACCGTATGAACTATTGTAGAATGTGATTCGATGAATTTATTAAATTTTTTCGCGGGGATAGAAATTGGAAAAAGGGTTGTCTCATCAACCTGAGACAACCCTTTGAATGATACTGATACAGGGGTTGGTGCGTATTTATCGGTACAATCCCACTCAACAACTAACATATTTTTTGGTTTTAATTTAAACGTATGTTCACCTTCATTAATTTTTAAGGCACAATAATCGCTTATTTTATATTCAACTGTTGATATTGGGGTATTATCAATTGCTGATATCAATTGTTCTCTACTTTCTAGTAAAAATTGTTTAAATGTAAGTTTTGACATAATTATAGATGTGCTGGTTATATCTTATTTAGTACAGCACCCTATTTTGTGTTCCAGGGGATTGGTATGTTGTTACTTTGTAACAACTGTTCATATTCTAGTTTGGTCCACTTATTAGCTTGTTGAATTATTGGCTCAGCTTCTGGCCATCTACCTTGAATAACATCTCTAGCATACCACACAGCAGCCTGTGGGTCGGTAATAATCCTAGCCTCTAACTGTTTATATCTTGTGAATGGTCTAGTTTTGGCTTTTCTGTATGCTTCCATTGGAGACATTTCTTGATGCCCGACAGTACTAACATGCGAATTTCTAATGGTTGCAATATGATTAATTACTGAAGTGGAGAAAAATACAGCCATACTAGGTTCGTTCGGATTGACTATACCTTGCCCATTATCTATTACCCCTTCAATACCTACAGCACGTAAGTCTTTACGCAACTTAATAGAAATTTCAGAATTACTCATACCTTTATTTTTAAATTTTGGATACTGACCCAACCACACCGATTTAGCATCTTGCTTTGTTAATCGCTTGCTAATAGCTCCAACACTAGCTAATTTCTGTTTAATTTCTGGTGTTTGGCTACTGTTTGATAGAACCCATATGTTAGATCTGGTTGGAATACTAAACACTTGAATGAATGGGGAACCACCTGCCCAAGGAATTTGGTCATGTTGATGAGATCTTATCACAAAATCAATTGGATATGAATAAATTCCTAAGGGAGTTTGAAATGAACTCCCTGGATTTATTCCTAATTTATTAATTTGGGTGAATGATACAAACAGGTTAGTAGGATCATCTGATTGGTCTCTTATATCAATTAATTGATCTGTTACTGATGTTCTAGTATTTTGATCTGGATTTTTTCTTGCTTCAATTAAAAATTCAATAAATGTGGGTTTCATTTGTGTACCTACCTGTTGTTGTGTAGGTATTTATACGGCCACCAAATGATTTGTTACTTACCAAACCAGATATGCGCAGGCTTCACTGCACATATAACACCCCACCTGTGATCGACATAACCCCAATCTTCGACAAACACCCGCCAACCTAATTTATTACTACCATCATGGTCGAGATTTCTATCCCAACCAACACATTCTACTGTGGATGATTCAGGTGACTGTAACCATTTCCACACCTCTTGTATAGTTTCGTCTGCTGTTAAATCTGTTGGATGTCGGACAAACCCATCCCACGTTTCATCAGCATACCACAAAGCATCATCTGATACTTCGTCAAATATTTCATCAAAATCCATATTACCCATAATACCAGCCCACCAACTCATACCTCTTGGTGGAAGAGGGATAGGTTTCCCAGCTCTGGCCATATCAGCCCACTCTCCAACAAACCCTCTAATACAAATCATTTGTTGTATCGGTCCTGTTAATTGTTCTAATTTCATAGTATTTCCTTGTTTCTGTAAGTTATTGAATTATTTATATAACAACCCATACTCCTTAAAAATATCAGGAACAAACTCTTTTAATTTATCTTTGCTCCCAATATTCTCTCTCCAACCTAACATTTGTAAGTTATCAGGATGAGCACATACTAAATTTTAATGTTCCACAATCCCACACTCTATAAAAACCATGATTAACCATGTTTTGATACTCAGTTAATGTGGCGTCATAATTTGGTAGGGTATTTTTAATAATATCTTTTCTATAGTTCCATCTATGTTTCCGCTGCCCGTTTACCACATAAAAATATGCTGGAGGATTAGTTGCTACTAAATTGAACCCCAGTTGGTAATACATATTACCAACGCTCCACCGTATGTCAGCAAAACTATATATTTCTTTCCAACTGTGATTTCTCTTAAAATGGGTCAATAATTTAGATGCTATCCCCGGAATACGGTAGTCAACATCTGTACAAAATCTACTTAATTCCCATATCCCTTCTTTTGATTTTGTTTTATCTTTTTGTCCCAAAGCTACTCTAGGTGAAGTCCATGTCATGACAGATATTAATTTATCGTTATAATATGCTCCGTAACACAACTGAGAATTATCATTCCCCTGAACGTGGTTGGCATTCAATAACGATTTTTTTTCTTCAGGTGTACAATATTTAATGACACAATTACGAGCATGTATTTTTTCAGCACTTCCTGTAAATGTGTAATGTTTTAATTTTGCGGTCAATAAATCAACATTTTCCATTTCGTCCTCAAACAATACAATAAAAGGTGTAGCAGATTCTTTAAATGCTTTATATATAGCCAACCCACTTTTTAAATTCGCATACGATTTGTCCAATGGCAGTACTATAATAGCTCTATTTGAAGCTTCATCATACACTGTCACAATAATATCAGCAATTTTTATAAAAGGTTTGCTATTAGGAAATATACCCATCAATGTTTTAGCGTACTGTTCCAATTTTGTATTAGTTGAAATAAACTGAAAAAACAACGGAGGGATAGTTCCTTTAATATGATTTCGAGAGCCAACATTTTCCAACCATCCAATCATTTGAAGATTAGAATCGTCAGCACACATCTCAGGTGGGATATTATTATCAAAACAAAACCGTTTAGGTACAATATGGTCTAAATGATACGCTCCATCTACACCTGCTTTCCCTCGTTTTAAATTAAGGGGATTAATCTTTTTCTTATGCTTTTTATATACTTGTTCCGTCAAAGCTGTTACAGTAGCCTTATATTGTTGCCATTCTGTAGCAGTTTCTTTCCATTTAGCTGAATTTGCCTTTGACCAAGCTGTTAATGGAGCAACTCTTTTCAATGGTCCACACACTCCACATTCTACTTCCATTTCTAATAAATTAGTTGGAGTACAATGAAATTCGTGGCCACAATGGATATTTTTAACTAACAATTTAGAGTAAGTGTTTTCGTTTAATAAATGCCTACGACCATCATAATTTGGTGTTAGTATTATTATTCCTCTTTCTAATAATTTTTTCAAATTTAAATCCCTAGAAATAGAATATTTCTGGTCTCTTTTGTTAGTATTACAGGTAGGACATCCAGATACTCCATATTTTTTATATGTTTGTCTTTTGGATAAAGGAGTAGCAGTCCATATATGATTACAGGTCATACATTGCATTTTGTGGTGTTTTTTAGTTCCAATAAATGGTTCTAAAAGTTTAATGTGGTTTTCAGTTTCTAACAATAATGGATAATTATTATTAAATTCTCCTTCTTTTGGCATAATATTTTCTCCTGGGGTTTACTGATATTATACCTTATTTATGATTATATTTCAACTCCTTACTAGTCGTTGGAGTTTCCTAGGAGATGATTTAAAACCCCGCAAAATGCGGGGTTTTAAGGGGGGTAAAGATTAAGCGAATTGGAAATTGCTTACATTAATTTTACCGTAGTAGTCGGCACTGTTTCCCAAAGATGTTTGGCTTTGAGTGAATGCTGTTTTACCGTAACGAGTCATCATAGAAACAACTGGTTGGAAGGTAACTGGGCTGATAACAACACCAGAAGACATCAATGGAATGTAAGGGCAGTAGAAGTAACCAGTATCAGTTTCTCCATTTCCACCTTTGTAACCAACTAAGATTACGTCATTAACAGCAGCACCTAAGCCAGAGACTTGGTTCCACAAATATGAGTAAACTTTGATAGTACCGTTCAGAGTACCAACTAACATTGTGTTGTTAGGACCTTTGAATGAACCAGATACAGCAGGAGCAAAAACTGATTTTGCAGCTGATTGTAAAATAGAAACAACCATTGGAGAAACAACGATAAAGTTACCTGGGCCACGACGAGTCTTACGAGCAATTTCGTTTGCTACTGCGTTGATAACGATTCCCAAGTTAGCAAAACGATCACCCAAGTAAGCAGGTTGGTATTGAGGACCCAAACCGATAGTTGCGTAGTCATAAGTACCAACAGTACCAGCCAATGCAATCAAGTCAGATAAAATTTCAGAGTCAATTTCTTGTACGATTTCAGCAGAAACCACTTGAGACAATTCACTTTCAAGATCCAAACCGTGTTGTGATTTTAAATCTTGCATAGCTTCAATAGTCCAACCAGCTTGCAATTTACGAGTACCAGCTTCAACAGCTTGAGAAATAACTTCCAACTTCATAGTACGACCACCAGATCCTTCAATGAAAGAACCAGAACCACCATACAAACGACCAGCATAAGATTGACCCATTTGGTCAGGACCGTAAGGACCGAACAAAGAGTTGTCATAAGCAGGTAAGCTTGATGGCCAAGCACCTTTAGAAGCAGCAGCACTAATTGCTACAGGACCTGAAGTTCCATCAGTACCAGTAGAAGAAATACCACCTGCACCAGCAGCTTGAGCATCAGGAGTACCAGCAACAGCACCAGCACCACTTGAGTAAAATTGACGTAGAGCAGGGTTGTTACCAAATAGCTCATCGTTAGCAGTAATGTTAGCAGCATTTGCAGCTCCCCATGGAGTAGCTGGAGTACTAGTAACAGATTCACCGTATTTGTAACGCATTGTGTAAACCAAGCCAACTGGACCTTGCATTGGTTGAACACCAACGATTTCAGTTGCAATTGTACCTGGGATGATACGACGTATCATTGGGATTAAGATTTTACGGAAACCAGCGATGTCATTAGCTGCAACTGCACCTGATGCTGCTGTTTCTGTTAAAATGTGATTTTTTTGGTTTTCAAGTAAAGTACCAACGATTCCTCTTTTGTGGGAATCTAACCCATCAAGAAGGGCGTCTTTAACTTCTGACCAATTTTCGAATAATTCATTCATTGTGTTTGCTCCTTGCAAAATAATAGCTTAGTTTTATTGTTTAAGTTTTGTGTTACTCAATACCTGCGATTTTACGCAGTTGAGCTTTTTCGGCATCAGAAATAGAAGAAACTGATTGACGATCTTTGTGGTCAATAGCTGCCTCAGTGATCATTTGTTCTTGATTGTTTCCATTTCTAACAGTGCCTGTTACTTTTTTTGTTTTATTACCTTCAGCTAGTACTTTGTGTTCCTTCCCTGAAGCTGTTGATTCGTCTGATTCTTTCAACACACGTCCAACGTAAACCTGGTAAGCGTCTTCCAATAAAGATGTATCAACATTTTTCAGAATAGCTTCCATTACTTCTTTTGTACGGCCTGATAATGGTTGTAACACTTTTTCCATTTTCATGCTTCTTTCTAAACGCGCAGTTTTTCTTTCTGATTCTTCCAAAGCAGATAGTGCATCTTCCAAGCGATATTCTGCTTCAGTAAGTGCTGCTTCAGTGGAATTATCACCAGCATAATGCTGTTTAAATTCTTTTACAAATGCTTCAAAAACATTTCTACCGAATTCATTTTTCTTAACTACTTCAAAGTCTTCACGCAATTCGTTCAACTCAGTAGCTAATCTAACTTCAAAAAATGTATCCATTTTTTCGACTAATTGGCCCATGTCTTTTTTCAAGACTCTTGCCATATTAGATTTAGTTTCAACTAATTTAGTTGCATATTCAGTTTCCAAATCTCTGAAGCGTTCAATATCTTCACGCAATTCATTCAATTCGTCTGTCAATGCTTCTGTTACTTTCGCGTCCAATGCTTCGATTAAAGTTTCTCTTTCTTCAATCCACTGTTCGTTCAATTTAGCAGTTACCAATGCTGTAGCATTAGCACGAGCTTCATCAATAGTTTCAGTCAGCTGTTTTGCAAACGCGGATTCCAATTCTGCTTTGGTATCTTCTGTCAAAATATCTGCTGCTAACAATTTTTTAAGCAGTTCGTTCATATTAAAATCTCCTTTGTTCCTATTATGTTGAATATTTATGGTACCTCCCATTCTTTCACAAGAAAATGTTTTCATACCATAAGTGGACCACACAGTATATGCATATTTATACTGAGTGATGCTTTTTTATTTTTTTACAAACAACCCTGTTGATAACCATTTCAGTATTTCTTTTTTAAGGTATTGTTGTGCTGCATCGTCATGTTGAACATGTTCAGATAAGGTCATAATACTATGTCCATTCTTTGCTTGTTGTAATGATTCATAAATGCTACCAGGATACGCTTCAGGTGCAGATGGTTGAGCAACAATATCAACAGTAATAAACTGAAATCCAGTTACACCACCACTTTCATTAACATTACCAGCACCTCTACTTGATACTCCAACTTTAACATCATTTTTAATCAACTCTTGAGCAATACTACCCATTGGAGTGTTTAATAATTTTGCTTTACCGTATGCATTGTTGTCCTTCATCCACATTTCTGTAATAACATGAGATACTCGGTCTAAATTAATTTGTAATGATTGTGGATGATCTAATTCACCCATGATTCCATTTTGTTCCATAATTCTAGCTTTTGTTCCATGTACAGCTGCAGCAATTTCTGATAATTGGTATTCTCTACCATTACGGTTTTTAACACCAGCCATCATCATAATTCCATTTAGCCATAAATGTTTTCCATCATTTACAGATTCTGTAATAAGTCTACATTCTGATGGGTATAGTTCTTCTATTAATATTTGGGCTGCCATTTTTGGGCTCCTTTGTGATAATTTATATTGTACATATTTATAAGTCCTATTAAATTATGAGAGGTTTCTGTTATCGATAGGCACAAAAAACCCCCTATGGTAGGTTATACCAGTAAGGGGGGTTTTTTATTTTTTCTTTTTCTTTTTCATGAAAGGTGGTAATTTCTTTTTACTACCTTCATCATCATCATCATCATCATCATCATCATCATCATCATCATCATCATCATCATCATCATCATCATCTTCATCTTCATCTTCATCTTCATCTTCATCTTCATCTTCATCTTCATCTTCATCTTCATCTTCATCATCATCTTCATCTTTACCTTCATTCATCAAAATGATTTGTGATTTAACACGAAGATAATCATGAAGGGCTGATGCACCTGATTCAAAATCCTCATTTACGATAGAGTTGATAACAATTTCTAATTGTTTTTTCATAGCTTTGTTCATTTAAATGCTCCTATATAGGGGTTAATGTGTTCCACGTGAACGTATTGGTTACTATTATTTATGAAAGCGTGGTCATTATGTTTATTAATATTTATTAATACGAGGTGCATCCCACTATATGTGGGTATTCCCCTAGAAAATTAAGGTTAAAATTTTGTATTAGATTAACCTTATTTTGTTGTATTACTTAGCTGGAGGAGGTACTTCCGCAGCTGGTTCTGGTGTTGCTTCACCACCTTCCATTCCACCTATATCACCTTCCATTCCGCCCATATCACCTTCCATTCCAGGTAGACTTCCAGCCATCATGCCGCCACCCATTCCGCCCATGCCACCCATGTCCATAGCTCCTTCAGCTGGTGGAGGACCATACATAGTAAGGAAATCTTCTTTTGTTAATTTATCAGGATCCATACCCAATTCTTCTGCTCTTAATCGTTGGTTTACCAACACTTCTTCATCAGTCAATTGTAAGTATTTGGTCATAGTAAATCGTTTAGATAAATGTTCTACACCATTTGCTTGGCTATATGTGCTCAATAAGTCATTATCTAATTGTTGTTGTCTGTAAATTCCAAAGTTTTCTGGTTCTGGTAATTTGATTCGAAAAATTGATGGGTCAGCATTTATTCCAGCATTTTTTAAATATCGTTTGAACTCACTATCCATAACACGAGAAATATAGTTTTGCAATCGTTTGATATACATTGCAAAACGTAATTCTTGGATATAAGCAACCCCAGATTTTCCATCATTAATAACTGCGTTATCTTGTCCTTCTCTCATGTAGGACAATGGTATTCTTAATCCTCTAAACACCTTCCATTGGAAATATTCCAAATCAGCCAATTCTCCCAACCCTTGACCACCAGGTAAAGTTTCTACTTTATTTCCCCTACCATCTGGACGTTGCGCAAAGAAAAAGTCTTCATTCATACTTTGTGGGTTATACACAGAGTCAACTTGGTCAACACCACCTCCCATGGTTGGGATTTTACGTTGTCGAATTTCATTTTTAATACCTTCCAAGTATGACTTTACTCGTTGTGGAGGCATTTTACCAACATCAATATAGAATACACGGCGTTCTGGAGCACGTTGGATACGGTAAATAATAATAGCATCTTCCAATAATTCTTTTTGTTTTTGGGCTCTATACACTGCTCTAAGGATTGATTCTCCAAAAGGGGCAGATTCACCAATGTCATCATTTAGGGTAAACCAAATTACCTCATCAGCTGCAAATGTGTCAACTAATTCATTAGAGTAGCTACCCATCTGTCCAATTGGTTGGTTGTATGGAGAGTTTGGCACTTTAGTTTCGCGTTTAATTTGCCAACCAACAACTCTAGTCATATCTCTATCATCTACAATTGCTGCTACTACATTCTTAGCATTTACGTATTCCCACTTAGCTGTTTCTTTTGATCGAATGAAAAAGCAATCACCATACTTAATAGTAACTCTTGCAATTTTATACAATCTAATATTCCAATCATGTAAATCAGACCAATACCGCAATGAAGCTCGAAGTGTCATAACTATAGAACTTGGAATATTTTGTTCCTTTTCATTTTCGATAACCAATTCTAGTGGTAGATCGCTATTGGGGTTTGAACCAATCATTTCTTCAGCTATAGTGTCCAAACTTCTACTGATTTCGACATCATTATCCATAAGATCATATTCTCTATATCTGGTAAGTCGTGAAGCAGAACCTTGTACTAAGCGTTGATACCAAGTATAATTTGCATATACACCTTGGTCACCAATGCTTTGACTGTCACTCATTGTAGTTATACCTGCCTTAGGTGTAACAATTTTAAAATAATCTTGTAGTTTGGACATTCTATAGTTGCCTTTTGATGTGTATAAGTTTATATTATGTATTTATATCGACTATTGGGAAGGTTAAAATCAACCATCTATATCATAGTATTATAAGTAGCACTAAATGAAGCATCTGTTGATCTCAATCTTGATGCAGCAGATGCTCGTTGTTCTTGAGTCATGGTTAATATGGCCAATTGTTTTTCTGATAATTCAACCAACTTAACACTATTAGTTTGAATGACACTAAGTAAATCATTCGATAACTCCATATTTTTTAATTGAGTTGTTATACCAGTATTAGTTGACTTAGCTTCCACCAAGTGGTCTGTTGCAAGTTGTTCAGCTTTTGTTGGTTGAGATTTAGATGCTGGCTGGGCTGTTCCATCTGGTCCCAACCCTGGATTCGCAACTACAAATGCATTATATTTTGTGTTAATTTCAGCATTGAATTTATCTGTTTCTTGTTTAGTTTTTGCTGCAGATTCTTTTGATTTTTGTAGCATCTCAACGATCTGTTCATTTGATTTGCCTTGAGCCTGCATTGCTATAATATTATCTTTATATTGCTTAGCTTCTGCGTCAGCTGTTTTTTTATTACTAGTGTTGGCATCTTCCTGGTCAGCAGCTGATTTAACCCCAGTCCAACCTTGAGTTAGTCCACCTAGTGTTTTTAAATATTGAGCTGTGGAATTTGCTGAAGAAGTAGGTGCAGAAGAAGAAGAAGAAGATGAGGCAGGGGTAGCCATACCTGGGGGTGTATCACTATTACCTCCAAATAATTTATTTCCTATAGCACTTAATACAACACCACCAGGTATTACCGATTTTAATGCAGTGGTTAATGCTGTTACAACCTGGTCAGCAACACCTGGTTCATGACCAGCAGTGATTAGTTCAGAAATCCCCATCCCTATTCCAGCCATTATTATGGTTCCGTCGACAATACTTTTCCACATATGTACTGCAATATCTGCCACATTATTAACTGCTACAGCAACTGAGGTTGAACTTGACTGATACATAGTCCCAATCTTTTCCAGAGTTACCTCATTGGTGGCCGCTAATGTGGTTGAGAAAGGACTTCCAGTTCCAAACATTTCCTCTGTATTGGTTGCGCCCATTACAGACGATGCCATGATAGAACCTATCATACTTCCACCCATACTATCTAACTTATTTGTTAATTCTGTTCCACGTTCCTGCATTGCTGCTTTATTCTGTTTATTTGGGGTTTTAGATAATTCATCAGCAAATGCACCCGCTTGCGAACCCATCCCAATCGCAGCACCTAATGCTCTTATTTTAGCAGCCTGTCTTAATCTATCTAACGGTTTTTGTGAACCTAATTTATTCAACATCTTGGCAGCATTACTAGCCTGTTCAGCACTCATACCCAGGGCTACATTATTCTTTAATAATGCTCGTTGATTTGCTAAAATAGATTCACGCTCATCCGCTCTTGCTGATTTCAATATAGTTAGTGCATCAGTATCTCCAACAATACCATCAATCATGGAATTAATAGCAGTTGCACTCATACCTGTTTGTCTAGCTAATGTATCCAAATCTTTATTGTATGCCAACATTGTAGCTTTAGTTGGTTTAACACCCTTTTCAGCAAAACTAGTTAATATTCCTATGTTTCCTCTTATAGAATCCTCAAGGCTACCATAATACATCCTCATTCCCATAATAGAACTCTCAGTTGTATCAATAGCCTTCCTCATCCCACCCATCGCATTAACAGTTTGGCGATTTTGAGCCATTATTTCCAATACTTGTCCAGCATTAGTACCCATAGCAGTACTAAATTGTAAAATCCAAGAATTTAAACTTCCGTCAAAATCCCCCAAAGTTGCTTCAATCACACCCGCTGATTTTGTGCCAGCATCCATAAATGTTTTTTGGTAAGTTGCGGCCATACTACCGAGAGTAACTAAAGCACCTACTAATTTAAATAACCCACCAGTAGCTGTTCCTAATGCCCCACCAAATCCTTGCAAATCTGCAGTTGCTCGTTGTTGTTCTGCTCTGGCTGCTCTTAAATCGTTGCGAGTATCTAATCTATTTCGCACAGAAGCACGGCGGTTATCTCGTGCGTTATCTACCTCAATTTGTGCAGCTGCTTGCTCTGTTGCAGTTGTAGCAGCAGCTAACTTTGCTCTTGCATCTCTCTCTGCTCGTAACAATCTCTCTGCTTCTTTATTCTCTCGATTTAATCTAGCTATGAGTTGAATCTCATCACGCTTTGCCTTTAACAATTCTTGTTGAGCTTTGCGTTGATCTTTTGTCGCTTTTGTCTGACGCTGAAAAGAGTCTTCTAAGTCTGCTAAACTTCTATTTGCAGTTCTTAGAGATTGTGAATAATCATAGCTATCTCGTATAGAACCGGATTGAGATGCAGCTAAGTTTCTCATTCCCTCTGTTAATGCTTTTATTTGTGCTGTTAGGGCTAACATTTCTGCTGATGTGGCTGACATATTCGAATCCTACTATGTTTAAAGATATATTAGTTATTTAGTAGATTTCACCATAGTACCCCCACCGTTGTTTTTTCGTGTTTTTAGGGTAAAATGTATTAATATTATAAAATTAGGGGAATATCATGAAAAACATACACAATGTAGGTGCAGCTGTTGGGAATATGGCTATAGGGTCAATTATGGTCTATATTGTCGCAATTATAAGTCCTATTGCTGGGATTGCTTTTGTATTTGTAATGAATAAGTATTTTCCAAATGTGGAAGTGTCTGGATGGGTTGCTGCTGTAGCTGTTGGATTGGTAGTATTAGATATTCTGCGTTCTTTAGTTGGAACTGTTAATTTTATTGCAATCTGTGTGTTGTTAGGTGTGTGTATTATATTTTCAAATATGCGATTTTAGTTGAAATTCCCCTGCTTTACCTGTAACATAAATACTGGTTTACTATCATAGGAATTACAACATGAAGAAAACCGATCCTCAAGAAATTAATGTATTTGTTCCAAATCCATTGATGGCCGCATTAAGAATCCCTGGTGAATCTTTTCGATTACCATCTCAGGGACTATTTTATTCAGATGATGATGGTATATTTGATGAATCTGTGAAGAATGGTGAAGTTGAAGTATATCCAATGACTACAATCGATGAAATCATTATCAGCACCCCTGATAAATTATTATCAGGAAAAGCTATTGTGGAAGTATTTCAACACTGTATCCCACAAATACTAAAACCAGATAAATTACTAGCAAAAGATGTTGATTTTTTGATGGTGTGTCTACGGATGGTATCCTTTGGTCCAACCATGGAAGTTGTATACACTCATGATTGCAAAGATGCAAAACAACACACATATGTGGTTGATTTACAATCTATTATTCGACAAGCAAAGACTATCGATCCAACCACTATTGCTACAGAATATTCAACAACATTATCCAACGGCCAAGTTGTAACATTACAACCAATGACATTTGGTGATGTCATTGATTTATATCAAACCACCTCATTACCAAAATCATCAGATGACAATCCTGAAGAAACTGTGAAAATGTTAGCAAAGACACTTACCGGTGTTATTAAAGACGTGAATGGAGTTACTGATAAATCACAAATTATGGAATGGGTTGCTGGTATATCTCTTGGCCACAAGAAACAAATACAAGAAACAGCTCATATGTTAAGTAATTGGGGTGTGGATATGATATCAATGCAAGAATGTAAGGATTGTCATGAAGAAACAGAACTTCGGGTATCAGCTAATCCCGTAAGTTTTTTTTCATAATGCTTAAATCAGGTACTCCACAAGATATTAGGAGTATGTTTGATAATATGGGAAGAGAAAGAAAACGGCTGGTTAAATCTGTTATTCAATTGGTTTATTTTATGAGAGGCTCTGTTCAATATGACCATATGATGAATATGTCATTAATTGAACGTGAGATGATAAGTGAATTTATTGAAAATAGATTAGAAGTCGAAGGAAAGAAAATGTATCCCGTTTATTAATATCTGATTTAAGCACATTAATCACATCTAACTACGTAACTCACCTAATTAAATCACAACTCAGAGTTGTGATTTAATTAGGTGAGTTGTTTACTAATCAACAAATAATATCTGCTTTTAAAACATATCCCTGCCCCCACATTAACGCAGTTGATTGGAAGTACCTGGCGACATGAATATCACATGTTTATTATATTTAACTATAGTTGACATCGCTCCTAAGTGGGTCAAACTTTATAGGCATCATCCTAAAGGCTCGTTAAGTGCACATAGGTGCTCTTCTGTTCCCTCTTCACCGATAGGTCTGGTTTATCGGTTGCGTTGCGCGAAATTACAACTTTATGCGTTATGTAGTGGCTCTATAGACAATCCTGATTTAGCAATAAAGTAACTATCTACTATATCATATAAACCAGTTGTCTTTTTTACCCCTGAAGACAAAAAAAGATTTTGTGTGTTTATGGGTAAAACTTCAAATAAATCTTGTTTTTTTGTTTTTCCTTTAGTTTTACCAAGTGCTAATTTCTTAACAGCAGTTGGTGCTATAATATTACATATTATAGGTCTAAAAGAATCGACAATTAAAAATTGAAGGCCAGCTAATTGTCTTGTTGCATTACCAACACCACCAAAAGCTAATCCTTCAATACAAACTGTTTTAATGTTGTTATTATCAGCTATTTCTTTTAATTTGTCAACAACGATTCTAGCTCGGTGGTATATATCTCCATCTTCTATGGATGTTTTAATTGTACCAAAATTTAATATGTCCCCTTCAGGGGTGAGCACACAAAATCCAGTACAAGTAAAACTCTGATCGATGCCTAATATATTCATATGCTTATTCCAGTTAAAGGTATATGTATATAGTATTACCCATAACTAAATGAAACTCGTCCAGGTTGTCCATTAGTTCCTGGTCCTAATCTTCCATCTCCACCATTCCCACCTACTGGTGCTGGATTTCTGCCACCATATATTGGACCAATCCATCCATACCCCAAGTAATCTGGGGAAGAACCTCTCCCACCTGGTTGCCCATTAGGGTTACCACCAACACCACCAAATCCATACTGTATACCTGGTTGCCCACCTTCCACTCTTACCAATTCAGCCCCTGTTGTATTATCAAATATACCAGATTGCCCTCCCGCTACACCAGCAATAAATTGTACTGGATTGCCATTAGAGTCAAAATTGAACACATAATTACCATTGAATCGATAGGAGGCACCCCATCCAACTTGGCCAACATCTATTCGAAGAATTTGGCCAGGAGTAACAGCCACACCCCAAGGGCCAAGCCATCCACCTGATCCACCCCCACTACCAATCCAAGCATCTCCATCACTATAACAAGCACCAGCACCACCACCACCACCCCAAATATAATCAATAGAGAGGTAAGTAATATCCCAAGGAACAACCCACCAATATGAACCAGGCACATCATATAACATATATCCAGGAGCGGTAGGTGGTGGATCAGGTGGCCAATGCTTTGTCCACGCGCCACCTAAATTATGATGCACCTTGGAACAAGGATACCAAACTCCCCCAATATTTTTAAATACTGCTCGGGGAACTGCCCAGTTCCCCCATTTGTTCAATAATAAACTAGCCATTGTGCGTCTCCATTATAATTGAAACCAGATGTCTCCATCGGCTCCACCTGATGGACCATCCCAAGATACCCACACTTGATGTTGTCCGCCCCAACCAGCTGGCATATATGCATGAGAATTCACAAAATCGTAGGTAGCATAATAAGCACCAATGCCACTATTTAAATTGGTAATTGCTGTAGTAATCGCAGCTTCGACCCAACTTTTGTGTACTAACTGGTTTGGATAGATAGGAGTTCTCCCATCATCAACTATATTACCGGATATGGCTATTATTCCATTACCTGCTACACCAGGAGTTCCTCCTGATGCAACAATTGCTGAATCGAACATAACAGAGCTTCCACTGGTCCAAAATTCAAAAGCTGCTGATGATGGACCAGTAAACTTACCCATCTGTATTTCGGGATATTTGGAACTACCTGAACCTTCAATCCACATATTAAGAAAAGCATCATTTGGAGTTGATGTAGTTACTTTTAGTGCACCAGTCATAGTGTCTCCAACCTTTTTAACAAATGTGCTATTTGCAGCCGCATCGGCTGCAGCATCTGAAATTGAAGTATCCACGTATCCTTTTGTAGCAGCATCAAGTGGATGTCCGGCTCTTGGATCTGCGTTAAGAGTAAGATATCCTGTCATGATATCCCCTATCTTCTGTACAAATGTGGAAGCTGTTGATGACCCTAAATAATGTGAATCTGCATATTGTTCTGATATTAGATGTCTCCAACTGTTGAGAGTTGGATCATCACACACGTACATTTCGCTGGTGGTTAAATTAAACCAGGATTGTCCAAGAATTGGCTTGTTGATACCCAATCCTCCACTAGGAGATAAATCTAATCTTGATTTTGGAGTAGCAGGAGATGCAGTTTTTTCCATAACTGCAAAATTTTCCAATAACCTATAAAAGTTTTGGTCAACTTCTTGTCCCCAACCTGTGCGACCATATCCGTAAAAGGTTAAGTCTGCATCTTGTTGGTGTTGTTCGTAGGGTCCTGAAGCGGACCCTACGTTAATTTGAAAGCGTAAATTGCCTTGAGAATTTATAATTGTATATGATGTAGTTGCCATTATACTGGTCCATAGTAGTGATTATGTATTTATACTTAATCACTACTATCATCATCATAAGAGGATAGCGCATCACTAACCATCCGTAAGGTTCTACTATCTATATCATGTTTTGTTAACATTCTAAGATACTGAACCAAACTATACCCGTCTGTTTGTAATATGTTTGGATTACGTCCTAAACTAGAAATAGTTTGGATTAGATCGGTTATGAGTGTTTTATCTTGAGGGGTAGCTGACTGTTTTAGCTTTTTCAAAGATTTTGTAGCATCAACAATCAACCCACCAACTGCATTGTCATCCCCTAACACCATTAATTCATATAATAACTTCACAATAACATCCTAAATAAATAGTATTTATTGTGAATGTGTTGTTATGGGATATAAGAGAATCCTTGTTTCATTTGAATAGTTAATGTATTGTCAAATATATGACGAGCTTCTTCTCTGTGTGATATGATATATGTTGATAGTTCTTCTTCCTTAGCTCTACGCTTAATTACCTTTGCAGCCGCCTGAATTCCAACAGCATCTAAACCAACATCTAATACCTCATCTAACATCCAAATATTTACTTTGGTGTGTAATCGTTGTAAAACATCACTAAATGATAAGGACAGTGCTAGATTAACTCGAGCCTTTTGTCCAGCTGATAAATTACCAAAATCTAAGGTATTACCAAATTGAGATATATTAGCAGTCATTTCATGTGTAAATTCAACCGTATGTCGCAATAGCATCTCTGACAAATAGTATTGCAGTCTAGTATTGAGATAAGGAATGTACTTGTTTAAAAGCATTTTCCTTACAAAACTATCCCGTTTTGTCAATAACTTCAATAACAGTTTTTGGTGCTCTACTTCTTTTGTTAAAATATTTACCTCTGAAAAATCAATTGAGTCTAGCTTGATGTTAATTAATTCATCTAATGCCTCGGTGTGAGGGTTGGTACTAGACAATAACGTATCAATATTAGCCTCTATAGCACTACTTTGGTTTTGTATCTTCAACAAGTCTTTAATATTTGGTGAAGTAAGTTGTGGCTTTAGGTTGTTTTGAATATTTTCAAGAGCTTCAATGGCTGAGTCCACTTCTGAAAGTTCAATCAACAACTGTTCGTTTGTGTTGGTTAGTGTACTTACAGAGGATGAAAGCTCATTCAATTTAGTTTCCACATCATTATAATCCTGTAAACAATATGGACATTTATGGGATTGAAGCTGTTCAAGCTCCTTTGTGTATTTTGTTATTTGTGCTTTATTTGATTTAATGGAGTTTTCCAGTTTATCAAATTGGCCAATATCTACCACCAATTGAAGATTAACTTCTGTTAATTTATCATGGATTTCCTGTTGTTTTTCTAAATCAACACCCTTTATTTTTGATAATTGGGCTTGTAGTTCCGTTATCTTATTTTTGGTTGTATCTTCCCAATTAGAGATTCTTGTTTTGGTGTTTGTGATTTGGGAATTGTGTCTAATATGCTCTTGTTGGATTAAATCCAGTCTTGTTTTTTTGATTTTTAGACTATTCTCAGTGTCCTTAATAAGCTCCTTCAATGCAACAGCTTTATCAGCTAATACAGTTAATCCCACCAGTCGTTCAAACATACCAGCTTGTTCCGCTTTTGGCAAATCTAAGAATGGATTCAAAGTCGCACTAAACACAACAATACGCACGAATAAGTCATATGATATCCCAATAACTTCTTCGATATACTTATTTGTATTTGTAACACTATCTAATGTTTTATCTTCACCATTGATATAAAAATACACATTATTCCCATTTTTTGATTTCCGTTCTCGCTTAATTAAGTACACATCATCTCCAATATCAAATTCAACAGATACTTCCATGTTTTTGTTGTTTATATTGTTGACCAATTTATCCTTGGAAATGTTTGAAACAGGTTTGTCAAATAAAGTGTACACCAATGCATTCAGTATTGTTGTATTGTGAGTAACAATAAAATCATCAGTAATATATAAATGTTCAGGGCTATCAATCATGATACACTGAGTTTCTTTTTCTCCTAAATATTCAACCATATCAATTCTCAACCCCGAGTTAGCATATTGGGTATGGCCAATAGATAGCTTTTCTAATTTTCTAGGTAATGTAAACAATATATGAGGATTAGGTACTTGTATACTTACCTCATATGATAGTTGACCTTCGACTCGTTCAGAGTTTTGATTTTTATAGAACGGCAATCGTTTAGAAATTTTTGCAGTTCCTCCGATACTCCTAATTAAATACTGAACATCTTGTGCTAATTGGTTACTAGAACTAGAAAAACTTATATTTTTCGTTTTTCCAACTGTTCCATCTGTATCCATAAGACCTTGCAATAATTCCAACTTTTGGTCGTAGTTGCTGTTTATCAAGTATTCAGTTGGAATAAACTTTGTGGATGACTTTGTGTGTAAAATACCCAATTGAGAAAGTTGCCGCCTAATAGATAATAAATTGTGTGACCCTTTTATATTATTAACAAGTATCCAATCATAATTAGGTGATTTTTTTCCATACTGCACTAAATGTTGTTTATGAGGTAGTAATAATGACTCGATCCTATCGATAGAGTGGGAATCTGCTGAAGTGAATAATATATATCCCCCACTCATACAACCATCTCCCAATAAACTACCAAGTAGGTATGGGTGTATCATAAAATCACTTGGTGGTGTAGTTTTATCTGGTTGTATTTTTGGCACAAAAATACTGTATCTGGGATTTTTGTTCTTCCACTCCTCTATTAATGGGATTATTTGTTTAGTGGTAAGGGTCCGAGTACCTCTCTTTCCACTCTGGTCCCACCTGTGAGAAAATACTTCCCACAAGTGATCTTCATCAGCTTCAGTAGTTCTGCCATCAGAAAATGTGATTTTGTATGTTGGTCTAATACCTTGTGGGTAAACTCCTATTATGTTAGCTGTTTTACCATTTGGGGTACTGACTATATCTCCAACTTTACATTCCCCTATTGTTGTCCAACCAATTGGAGTTTTTACTTTACAGTGTAGTGGTTGAGCTTTACCAGTGCCATTGCCTCCCACACCTTCTGTAGTATCATCTAAATTTTCTCCCATTATTAATGTTGTGCCAACATTTGTAAATTCAACCACAGTAGTGTTATTACCGTATGATAAAAAATTACGCATTGAAACAGTTTTAAAAGTAATATTCATGTGTTATGCTAACCTCAAGTATTGTGCAATTAATAATTCATTATCGATATGATCTGTGTCAATATCATTTAACATTTGTAACACTAATTCATCTATTGTGCGCAATGATGTATCAGATGTATCTATATCTGAAGCTTCTGTGTCAGTTATTGCTTCTGATACTTCACTTGACTCATCCATAGAACATTCTCGCAATTGATATTGGGTAGTTAATGTTTGTTTAAGAACAGAGCTTTCTTCGAAATTAATAGGAACATCAACCAAGCACTTAACTCTGGAATTTGGGTAAATTGACACATTTCCATCCAACACATCTGATAGTTTAACTTTAGTATATTTTGGACAATCTTCCCAATTAACAAATGTTTTTTGTTGGGATGTGTGGTTATATACCATTAACCCTCTATCATTATCATCAGCATCACTAAAATTAGTTGGAAAAGCATTGCCGATGTATACAGTGTTGTTTGTTTGTTGTCGTTTGTGAAAATGTCCTGAAAATATATATGTTGGACCAGTAAAGAGAGTGTGGTCAGGTCCATTTGTCATAATAACATTATGACCAGTAATAACAAATCCTTTAAATTCAAAATGCCCCCACCAAGTAGCAACATTATCGTATTGTACCAGAGTATCATATTCGTGGTGGAATAAATATGGGCAAATTAGTGGTGATGTTTCAATATCATCCACAATTGTTGGTTCAGTGATCATTCTAAAATTTGAAAATTCGTGAAAAGTAATAGTAGAGTATAGATCACGGTTGTGCCTGTGATATAAATCATGATTACCAATAACAAAAAATATTGGAATCCCAAGGTCATTTAACTTCTTTGCGCATCGGTGTGAATAATTTAATGTAGACACATTAACGGCAGCTCTGTTTTCATACCAGTCTCCCATAAAGATAACATTATCAGCTTTGTGTTTTATAGCTTGCAAGCAGAACCAATCAATATAATCAAGACAGTCCTGATTGTGAAGTTCGCTGTTGGATTTTGCACCTACATGTAAATCTGTAAATGCAATAGTGGTTGTAAGTTTTTTCATGTATATAATCCCTTATGTGTGATAATTAATGATATTAATCATACTATTATCACACATATCATTAAATTATACAACGATATAACAAGGTTTGATTTTATTTTAGGATAGGTTGATACTCTTCAACCTCTATTTCATCCAATTCTTCTAACTCTTCTAATTCTTCTATGACACTAATGTCAAATTCATCAACAAAAGAATCTTGTTGTAACTGTTGTTGTAATTCAATAGCAGTTTCTCTGTAGTGGTAATAATCTTGTTCATCTTCTACAAAATGTTGATCAGAAGCATCTTCAGTGAAACCAAATGAAGGATTCATTCCTTGTTTAACCAATAATAAATCTCTCACAATTCTTTGTCTTTTTTCTTTGTTGAGGTATTGAATAAATGAATTTTTAATGCATTGGGTAAAAAAAGCAAATGGATTATTGCTCTTGTTTGGATCGAAACTGTTCCAAGTACGTACTAGCATCATCATGGCGTAGGCTTGCATGTCGGAATTGTAAGTATAGTTGACAAAGTTTCCTTTTGCAGCATATTTCGCGCATAACAATTGTATCATACGAGCCAGTTTATCATTCATTTTACCTTGAGCTTTTGATTCCCCAATAGCTATTAATAGTTCTTTGTTGTTTAAATATTGGATTTTTGGTGGGAGACTTGGAGTGGGTTCAGTGGACATATAATACCTATTATAATATGGGTGATGGCATGGTACTATATTTTACAACATAAGTCAACATTTATACCTGGTACGTGTTGTATAAATATCATATACGATAATTAAAAGGAAATAACTATGAATATTCCAACTGTTCCATTGGATCCATCAATTCAAATGTTGGGTGAAATAGACGTAACAACACCTAGAGACCAAACAAGTATAAACTTCAAAGTAAGACTTGTGTCCATTTTAGAAATGGTGCAAGGAGCTCCAGGAGATTTTAAGCAGGTAATATTTGAAGTAACTCCAACATTAACTGAATCAAGATCAGTTGATTATTCTGCAGTTCAACCAATACATATGCCTGGAGGGATTCAAGTGTATAAATTTTCAGGAAGTAGGTCGTTTGAATTAAATGCACATTTAATTTCACGCAATACAGCCGATGCACTACAAAATATGCTATACCTTCAGACCTTACGTAGTTGGACTATGCCGTTTTTTGGAAATGCCACATCTGTTGGTGGTTCCAGTTCACCACAACAAGCAGCCTTACCAAAAGATTGGAGCACACCACTTATGACACCAGATCAGCAAATGAAATCAGGGATTGATCAAGTTAAGTCTGGATCTGCAGGTGGTGCAGGTACTATTAGTTTATTGGGAGCTCCGCCTGAAGTGTTGTATCTATATGGATACTCATCATCAAGTAATGACAACAGACAATCAATGAAAGGTGTGAATATAAATCGGATACCAGTGGTATTAACAAATATCAACATATCTTACCCTGAAGATGTGGATTATCTTCCTGTAGAAATCTCTCCTACTGCAAATACAGAACCGTTCCCTGTAAAAATGGAAGTAACTCTATCCCTAGTAGAAACACATTCACCAACAGAATATGAACAATTTAGTTTAGAAAATTTTAAAAGTGGTAAATTAGTTAATTTCTAATGTCCATCGTTGCTATAAATATACCAAAAAGGAAACTAACATGGCACAAAAATCAAATACACAACCAGGTGGTAGATATTTACAAGGTGGTATTACAGATGATAAGATTGATAGGTTGGGTTGGTGGGAACGCAAAGTATTCCCAACTTCTCATACAGACGTAAAATTAACTCTAACTGCAAAATACAATCGCCGCCCTGATTTATTAGCGTATGACCTTTATGGTAAAGCTGGGTTGCAATGGTTCATTTTACAGTACAACACTATTTCTGATATAACTACATTTGAGCAAAATTTAACTATAACCGTACCAACCAGAGCTAGGTTATTTAGTGAATTATTGACGAGTGCTCCAAGCAGTTCAAGAAACTAAATACACATATAATATAGATAAGGTAACAATATCCATGTCCAGAAAAGCAAACCCATTAGCCAAATATAGATCATATAGTTATTATCATGTTCTAGCGTTATGTAATTCGTCAGATACTGCATCAGAATTAGCAGGTTCCACAGATTTGGACATGTGGCAAACTTCTAATGTTGGAGGTATATTATCTCCTAAAACGATAACAACATCAAGTGGAGAAGGTCAGTATTATGTATTAATTAATGGTTCTACGGATGCAGCACTAACTATTACAAAAGCAAATTGGTCATCATTCACTGCTGCATCTGCAACCATGAATGATAGGGGCACATCAATTGCACTTGAAGGTAGTATAACAGTTGCTGAGCCTAGGGGGATTGTATTCTTGGATCAAATTGTAAGATGTTGTATATCGATGGGAATTGATAGTGCTAGTGCTTTTTGGGTGTTAAAAACTTTCTTTGTTGGATACACATTTGATATTGGAAGTGGAACAGATGGGGTTGATCACATAACTGATATTCCACCAGTTGTGTTTTTAACGTATGATGTTGTTGGATCGTTTGGTATTGCGGGGGGTGAATATGAACTTAATTTTTTTGCAGCAGCCAATAGTGCTGCAAGAATGCCACAATATAGTAAATCAGTTAAGGCTTTGAACTTTAAGGCTGAGGATAACTTTGAAAACACTCTTAAAAAATTACAGACTGAAGTAACCAACAACTATAAAAAATATTATGCTTGTGTTGAAGAAACTCTTAAAAAGACTCCAGGTACTGAAAAAATTGCAGAAGCACTCAGAGAAGTAAAATATGTAATAACTTGTGGGGCTCCATATGCTGGAAATAGTTCATATATTGTATCTGACCAATTAGTACAATTAAAGGACCACCCTGAGTGTGATTCAAGTAGTAATTTGTCGTTTACGGCTGGGATAAGCATTGAAGATGCAATTCATCGAATAATGGCACATTGTCCACAAATAACCAGAGACGCGGCGACTGGAGAAGGTGGAAAAAAATATATTGCAAAGATACACTCATGGGTAACTTCAAGAGATATTGGTGGTGGAAAATTAGAATATGAAGTTGGATATAGAGTGGATAGACAAGAAGACCCACATAGTATGTCATTCGAAGATGCAGGAAAGAATGTAGATAATATTATTGAATATGATTACATTTATACAGGGAAGAATGTTGATATATTAGAATTTGATATCAAGATGAACATGGGTTTAGTTTACCTACAGGGTATGACAATATCAAATGCATACAAACAACCTGGCCAACAAGCTACAATAATGGGAACTCATCCATCCGTCCGAGATATACAAACTAGACAACAGAGCAAGAATATTCCAGTATACTTTGGGACTAATATTAAATCATCTTGGATTAGAAACACCCAAGATACACAAACACAATCTCAGTTTGCTTATAGTATGGAAAAACATGCTTCTTTGGAATCAATTGAAGCTGTAGTTAAAATTACTGGTAATCCTGCATTGTTGGGGTCTATTAATCAAACTTCCGATCCTAAATTTGTATCTCAACAGATAGTACCTGTGATGCAGGATGATGGATATGCAAAATTTACCAATTGGACTACTGCCCCTGCTTTTGCCAAAATTAATATTAAAATGCCCCGAAACAATGACGATATGTCATTATTCACTGGTACTCAAACATCAACTGAGGACCCGTCCCAGTCAAATGATTATGCTGTTGATTTTTGGTTTACAGGACATTATTATATATTAGGCATTGATCATGTTTTTGATAATGGAGAATTTCACCAAACATTGCAAGCTATTGGTATTCCAGCTAATAATGCATTTAGTGAGGAGAAAACCAATGATGCTGGAATGGATGTTGTATTAGATGCTCGAGTAGGGGAATGTTACGAAAATAAAATTGGATGTGGCACAACTTCATCTGGTGACGGAATGGCTAGTGGAACAAATGGACAAGTCCCAGAAGCTCATGAAAGTGTTAGCTCCCCAAACAACAAAATAGACACCTATAATTACGTCAGTGACAATAAAGATTTATCAAATATTGTAGGATACGATAAAGCACCTGATAGAGTAAAAGTTGCTATTCACAATGCAGCTCTTAATAATCCACCTATTCAGGAAAGTGATCTTGCACTAATGATTGCATATGAAAGTGGATTTAGATCAGATGTCGTTAATAAGTACGGATATAAAGGATTAGGACAATTTGGCGATAGTACGTGGGCTCAGTTTGGTAGTGGAAATCCATTAGATCCAAATGCTAATGCTGATGCAACCGCTAAATATATGTTGCACAACAGAGCAGTATTCCAACGAGATGTATCCGCAAAAGAACCAAACGTTGTAGACTTATATACTATGCACCAACGTGGTACAACTGGTGGAACTAAAATATTAAAAAATATTTACAGTGGGAATGGAGGTGGAAGTGCTGGGATCTCTGATAAATCCGCAAGAGCAAATAGATTACCTATAAATCCGTCAAGTGATCAAGTATACCAATCATTCATTGGTTCATTGGGTAAACGCTTAAAGTCGGGAGCAGTGGTAACAAAACCAAGTGCTGGCCCTAGAAAACCAGTGGAATCTTTACCAGATCCGTTAGGTGGTGGATTGGTATCTTTGCCTCTGGCCAAGCCGCTACTGGAAAAGAAACAAGATAGTACTATGGTATCATCAATTTTAGAGGATTCAAAACTAGGACCATCAAATGTATCAGAAAGTACTCCTAAACGAGCACGCACAGCAAAAGAAGTAATGGCTGCATATGTTAGTTGTAAAGATGAAGAAAGAAAAACAAATGATCCATCTAAGACGGATAATTGCAATAAAACAGCTAATCAAGAAAACGGTGGAAGTAGTGGAGGTAATAGTGATACAGGACAAGGTGGAGGTGCAGGAGGTGCAGGCAATCATAGAAATGGTGGCAAATTATCTACAAACCAATCAGCAGAATACCAAAGTAAATTAAAAGCATCTAATGGGAATTTGGTAGCTGAATCAAACCACGCAATTAATATATTAAGAGCCAATGGTAGAACAAAAGAAGAGGCAATTGCAATCGTTGCTAATATGCATGGAGAGTCTACCATGAACCCAATGGCTGTTGGGGATGGAGGAAGGGCATATGGATTGATGCAGTGGCATCCGGACAGACAAGCTTTATATGCAAATCTGTATGGACATTCTATGAAAAGTGTTACAGACAAGAGCCAAGCTATGACAGAACAGGTACAATTTGCTAATTGGGAGTTGTCCAATAATGAAGCTCATGGGTGGCAACAAGCAACTTCAGGGGGAAGCGACTCATCTTCAATTGCTGGTGGATTTGCTAGATATGTTGAAAGACCAAAAGATAAGGCAGGAGCAGCGAGAACCAGAGCTCAGATTGCAAAAGGTGTAGCAGGTTCATATGATCCAAACACATTTACAGGGTAATTGTGTCATATAAATACACCATAACCATATACATCAGGGTAAAATAATGTCATTTCAAACAAAACAAAAACAAATTTTGGAAGCCTCTAATGGTGGAGCAAATGCAAAAACATCATTTAGTGATATTATTGCCATTGGAACTGTGGTAGATACTGCTGATCCAATGCAGTGGGGAAGAATCAGAGCAGTTGTTCCAGCTTGGGGGGATTCTTATGAACACGAAGTTGAAGGTATGGCATGGTGTATGTATGTAACTCCATTTGGGGGACAAACAGCAGTTGGATCACGTGGTGCTGGCGTACAAACCACTGAAGGTGGAATATCATATGGTATGTGGGCAATACCAAAAGTTGGAGCACAGGTAGTAATTATGAGCTTGGACGAGGAACACCAACAGAGATTATTCATGGGGTGTGTATTTGATGCATTTGCTACTAATACGATGCCACACGGTAGATGGATTTCTGAAGACCATCCTGAATTATCTGATAAGCCTAAGGCTAAGCCTTATGGGCCATTTTCATCAGGAGACAAACTAATACAACCATTAGCAGGTAATATACAGAAAGCGTTTGGTAATACCGATAAAGCATTTGAATGGCAATCTAGGGCATCTGATTATGCAGTATCTCGAGTTGACGTTAGTCAGTTAAGTTATGCAACCACTAAAGTACAAGACGATAAAGAAGCTGATAATGGAAGTGGTTGGATAAGCACACAGGGGTATCAAGTAAGTAGATTTGACCCAAATGGTGGCACTGGAATAAATGAAAAAAACTATGATTCTCAAGTGTATTCATTAACCTCACCAGGATTTCATTCTGTATCTATGGATGATAGAATGGAAAATTGTAGAATGCGATTAAGAACAATGTCAGGTCATCAAATATTAATGGATGATACCAATGAGCGTATTTATTTATCTACTGCTCAAGGTAATAATTGGGTGGAGATGGACCAATCAGGAAACGTTGACATTTTTTCAAATAGTAGAGTGAGTATTAGATCAGCATCAGATATCAATCTTACGTCAGATGCATCAATAAGAATGCATGCAAAAGCTGGTATTTACATGCATTCTGATACTGATGCTCGAGTGTTTGCAAAAGCTGGTATACATATCAAATCTGACGATAAGTTGTTTATTGAGTCAGGCAGTGACACAAATTTTAAGTCTGGTGGAGTGTTGAATATATCATCTCAAGGTGCTACTAATGTTAAATCTGGTCAAAAATTAAATTTAACTGGTGGTGGAGCTATTAATGTGAGAGCTGGTGGAAATATATTATTAACTGGATCTCAAATACATTCTAATGGACCACAAGCAGAAGAAGCACAAAAAGCTGAACCAGCTGAACCAGCACCGTTCACTAATAGAGTGCCAGCACATGAGCCTTGGGCACGTGGATTAACAAAAAAAGATGACTCACATGAATCTGAACACAAGTACGATGACAAAAAGGTTAATAGGTTTGAAAGAGGGATAGAAATATTACGAGGGTTGTACTGGAGACGATAAATGTTTACCTCTTCCAACTCCATATAACATTTCCACAGTCCCAAAATTTATTATAATTATTATTAACCATATTTTCCCACTCTGTGAGAGTGGGATCAAAGGTTTGTAATTTGGTAACTAGTTTGTGTTTCTGAAACTGTATCCTAGAAAACACTACCAATGGATTTGAATTTTTGAAATAATAATAATTTGGAGCGGTTACTCCTATTTTATCAAAACCTATGTACATATACCAATTAGCTTCTCCCCACCTGTAATCATTATAAGAAATAATGGATGTTGGTTGAACTTGCTGCAAAAAGTGTTTGAATAATTTACTTGCTCCTCCTATTACATTAATATCTACAGCCGAACAAAATCTTATTAATTCAAACTCATAAGCCTTGTTATATCTTGGCCTTCCAAATGTCATTATGGCTACTAATTTATTATCATACTCTAGTCCAAATGAATATTTTGCCCCACAGTATCCTTGAGTGTGGTTATGTTCTAAAAATTCTATTGCATTAGCCCGGGGCACTTGAACTAGTTTGCATTTTCTTGCTGGTATACTTATCGTTTGGTGTACCATTGATCTGATTCTAGATTTCACAATGTGTTTATTGAAATACCAATCATGTTCAAAAATATGTACTAATTTTATACCCAACATAGCACATCTATTTGTTTTGTTTATGTGGTATTGTTTATCGTGAAATCGGGCGGAGTGCCAAAAATTCCCATTAAATTCAAATGCTAAGTTTAACTCTGGAATATACACATCTAATTCCAATGGAGGAATTATGTTTCTACTTGATTGTATTATTTTACAATCAAGTTCCGACTGGAGAAAATGAACTAGTTCATTTTCTCCAGTCGATGTACCCCAACAAATTTCAATATTGTGTTTTTGTCGATATCTAGTTAAACAACTAGGTGATACCCCCAATTCTAAGGATATATCATACAGTGAACTAATTGCGCATTTATTAGACATCCAAATAGGGTCGTTTAGTTTTAATAAAGAATCTTCAGAAATATGTTGCTGTTTAATATATTTAGCTCCATACTTATCTTGCATGGTACTCTCCCTATTGTGGGTACTAAATTCTCCTCTGGGTGGATACAACTGTCCATATTTTGTATATAGTGTAGATTGAACTGTTTCTTTCCACCCTGGTAGTTGGGTGTTGTGCTCGACCCCATATCGTGCTAACATAGTTTGTTTTTGTTTTTGTTTTCTGTTACTAATCAGTTCGTGGTTATTATCCCTAGCTTGAATACTTAATTTCCAACTATCTAATTGTGTGTTGTGAGACACTCCGTGATTTGCCATCAATGTTGCTTTCTGCTTCTCAGCAAATTTAGGTACCATTGCCGAATGGGGTGCACCATACCTAGTTACCATAGTAGCTTGTCTTGATTTCGCTATATCTGGGTCAGCATACATGCATGCTGTTGAACAATATGTTCCAAATTGTCCTTTAGTTGGTTGCCACCGAACATGATTATCACATTGTTTGCATTTTATAGGAAGAGTTTTGTTGTGAATAGATAGCCACTCTTGTTGCTTCTTGGTTATTTTTTGCATGGGGGATAATTATTAGTAATAAGTATAAATATATTATACTGTATAAGATGGAAGAAATCAACATGATAAAAGGTTTATATTCAGGATTTAGTACATATGAGTACCAACACACTAAGTCTTTCGTGTTGTCAGATATTGAGTTGGTAAAAATGGATTTATTAAATCACATATATACAAGGAAAGGAGAGCGAGTTATGATGCCAAATTGGGGAACAAGAATTCCTGAATTGGCATTTGAACCACTTGACCAAATCACTCTTGATATTTTAGAAGAGGACTTAAGAGCAGTTATTGCATTTGACCCTAGAGTACAGTTGTTAGAACTATCAATAATCCCGAAATATGATGATAATTATGTAATAGCTGCTGCTAAGTTGTTATACATTGAATTAAATATGACAGGTTCACTAAATCTCCACATTACGTTTGAAGGCAGTTCATAACCAACTTTATGTAAGTTATTGATGAGCTGTCACATGTATAAATAATGATATAAACTGATTAGAAGAGAACATCAACATGTCAAGACTTGTAGCACGAGCAGAAAATTGGGAAAAGGTATATGAGGCATTCCACAATGTCAATTTTGCTGCGTTTGATTATAATACTATCAAACAAAGTTTGTTGGATTATATTAAATTATATTTTCCTGAAACATTTAATGACTACATAGAAAGTTCAGAGTTTATTGCTCTTATTGAGTCTTTTGCGTATGTAGCTGAGTTGATTGCTTATAGGCTGGATATTGATGCTCATGAAAACTTTATTACTGTAGCCCAACGCAAAGATTCAATCTTACGATTGGCCAAATTAGTATCCTACTCAGCTGATAGACCATTACCAGCAAGAGGATTAGTTAAATTAACTTCCGTAAAAACTACAGAAAATCTTATTGATGCTAATGGGATTAATTTATCCAACAGAACAATCCGTTGGAATGATGTTACAAATTTGAACTGGAAAGATCAATTTATCCTTGTTATGGATAGAATTTTAACACAAGAATTTGGAACAGTAAAATCATCTGATAGATTTCAAATAGAAAACGTGTTATTTGAATTGTATGCATTAAATATTAGTCCATTAACCTCTGGAGCTATGCCATATAATGCAACCGTAAACAATAAATCATTGAATATGGAATTAGTACCAGTTGAATATAATTCAACTGATGGTATTATTGAACGACGTCCATATAATGGAGCAAATTTTACCCTATTGTATGGTAGAGACGGATTGGGAGATTCATCAGATACCACAGGATTCTTTTGTTTTACAAAACAAGGAACATTAAGAAGGTTTCGTAAAGAATTTGATGGAGTAACACCTAATCAAACATATGAAATCCCAATGAACAACGCCAACGAAACAGATGTTTGGGTTAATAATGTTGATCCCATCACTGGCAAAATTTTAGATATTCCACACCTTTTACCACAAAAAAGAGATATACAAACAGGGTATACAGGTGAGTGGGTTCAAGTTGATTTGGCACACGCTCAAAACGTTATTTTTAACACTAACCCACGTAGAGCAAAATATGAAGTAGAGACTAGAGATAATAGTAGAGCACGAATAATCTTTGGTGATGGGGAATTTGCTGACATTCCATCTGGCACGTTTGACTTTTGGTTACGTGAATCTGTTGATGAAGATATTATCATCTCACAATCATCTGTGGTCGATAAAACTATATCAATGACCTATGTGGACCAATATAACAGAACTCAAACATTTTCTTTTACATTCTCACTAATTAATTCGTTGCAGAATAATTCCTCAGCGGAAACTTTGGAACATATTAGAACTACTGCTCCAGCTGTATACTATTCCCAAGACCGTATGGTTAATGGTCAAGATTATAACAATTTCATGTTACAAGATTCTTCGATTTTAAAACTGAGATCGTTGAATAGAACATTTGCAGGGGATTCCAAATATATTACTTGGCATGACCCAAGTACCACGTATGAAAATGTTAAATTGGTGGGAAACGATGGAGCTTTGTATTTTTACGAAAAAACTGAAGGGCAAGTTACGTCCGTTGTTCCAGATATTAATAGTTTAATCACTTCTTTTATTGAGCCATTACTATCATCAACTGATATATTTTTGTATGTATCTAGTTTTGGTGTACCCATATCGAAGTTTAGACGAAGTTTCAATACAACTGAATATGAGAGATTGTCTATTAATTTAACTCCTCCACCTTCACCAACCACAATAAAAATGTATTATAATTTGGTAACATTTGATTGGTTTGTGCTTAGAACCTCAGATGACCCAAGCACAAACCTGGATATGTTAGCAGCAGGGTGGCCACAAAGTTTTATTGGAACTCCATTAATCACAGTATCTCAACAACAAACAGAACAAAAATATGTTGTTAATAGACAAGCCAAAAGATTGATTTTTCAAAGCCCAACTACAACATTCTGGAATACCAACAATGCGTCTAGTGTTATTGATTATAATACATTAGCATCTAATTTTGATAAAATTTGCATCTTGCAAGCAAACTCAAACTATAACCGTGATAGTATCCTAAAAAGAAATTGGAATTTTAATGTTCTAGGAGTGGAAAGTATTGAAACTGGTATTAACGTTGGATTAACGGATATTAATAGATTATCAGTTATACCTGTTGATGAAAACGGTGACGGTGTACCTGATCATATGGATATCAATGACAGTAGTAGCCCGTTAGGTTTAGCTGATATAATGAAACCTAAAATTACTGTTGACTTGGTTGGGGTATTAAATCCATTACCAAGTGCTGGTATCAGAGTGGTGTTACCTATATATTATGTTGTAGGCCAAAGTGACGTATCAGTAACCAGTTTAAGTGGAAAAGATGTTGTATTTGGTGTTGATTGGATCGAAGATGCAGTTGATGCCACATTAATTTCCAACGCAATTATTCTTAAAGGAAATGTATTGGGCGGTTCGTTGGTTGAAATTTCAGTGAACGATTATGTGTACTTTGTAAGAGATACTCCATATAGTGAATGGACTGTAGCTGGAAGTACACCGGACAATATGACATATTATGTTGTGGAACAATCCATTGATAGGGAATTGGCTAATATAGGTAGTAATGGACTTGGATTAGTTAAGCGTGAAATAGGTAGATCAGATTTGAATTTTATGTGGTTTCATCATTCACCTCGGTACCATCTTATCGATCCAGCTGCTTCAAATATAATAGACACCCTTATAATTCAAAAGGGATATTTCTTTGCTCTTAAACGTTGGTTGGAAGACCCATTAGCACCCGCTCCTATTCCACCTACCCCACTGGATTTGAGATTAGCGTATGGATACCTGTTGAAAAATAAGATGATATCTGATACAGTTGTATTACATCCTGGGAAAATAAAATTGTTATTTGGACCAAAAGCTATATTACCAGTTCAATCTAGGTTTAAAGTTATTAGAACATCTGATAACTCAATGACTGATAACCAGATTAAAACTATAATAGTGTCCACCATTCGTAACTTTTTCGACTTAACAGTGTGGGAGTTTGGGGAAACCTTTTATTTTACAGAATTGGCAACCGCTATACACGCATCATTACCAATAGAAATTTCAACCGTGGTTATGGTACCTGTGTATTCAGGTAGTTATTTTGGTGATTTGTTTCAAATTCAAGCTCAAGAGGATGAGTTATTTTACCCTGATATATCTGTAAATGACATTGATATTGTAACAGAAATCAACTCAACAATAATTAAATCTGGAACAAAAACAATTTGTCCAATTCAACAACCTAATGTATCAGCTGCAGTAACATATGAGTATGCGGATGAATTTACACAACTAGTGCCAGCAATAACCTGGACGGTAGTTCACGACTTGGGTTACTACCCAATTGTGAGTGTGTTTGATTCTGCTGCTAATGAAATAGTTCCATTAACAGTTGACCACTTATCTAACAAAAAAATATCTATCACATTTGGAGCACTGACTGTGGGTACAGTTAGATTAGTTTAAAACCATGGGTTTATACCATAGGTAACCCTCTTATAAATATTAAAATGATATAAGAGGAACTTACCTGTGGCTAACAACAAATATTCAGATCACAACAAATCACAAATTAACTTTGGTGGATATATACCAGGGGTATATCACTCTGATGTAAATGATACTATGACTGATGTAGTATTTGATAGATATTTTACCAAAGATGATACGGTCCAAGTTACTGGGTTTGTTGGAACAGGTAACCCTACAGCATTAATTAATAGACAAATTCAAGAGGTGTCATACGATACCCATGACTTAGCACATAGACAAGCATATCAACTTGCACCCACAATTTACAATAAAGTTGGAACTGTTGAAACATCTATGTCATTTCAAAACTTCTTAACTCAACTCGAACTTCAAGGTGTTGAAATTAATAGATTGCCAATATGGGGAGCAGCAACTACATTTAACTGGGTTCCACCTATTAATATTGACATGCTAGTCAACTACCAAGATTATTTCTGGGATGGTGAGACCTTTGCTGATACTCCTCAATATTTTACAATCGAAAATGTCTGCAATAAATCCACTGACAAACTAACATCTTATAATATGTTGATGCAACAAAGAGGCATTCATGTATCCATAGTTTCAGTTGATTTTGCTACCAATTCATTTAACATTCATGGAAAGTGGGATAATATTTTTGTGTTGGATTATTCTTTCCGCACTTCATTATCATCGACTCCTAATTTAGACAATAAAAATTGGAAAACCACAAATGTTGTATATGACAATATGGGTGATAATACAAAAGTTACTGTGCAAGAACAAATAGCTCCTACTGTTCAACCAACTTCACCTATTTTAGGAGATTGGTGGTTCAATTCTACAACAAATAATCTGTTTATTTGGAGTGGTACTGTATGGAATGAGTACACAGATTCTATCATGTCACAAGTTGTGATTCCAGCTCTATTTGTTGTAGAAGGTATTTCATTTGATACCAATGCGTTCATAATCAACGGAAAGCAAGATGATATTTTTGCTCCTGGATTTGTGTTTGTCACAAAAGATAGTAACAATTCAAACTTACAACAAAAATATTGGACAGTATACTCTGTACACTTTGACGAAATTACTAACAAAACTACGGTCTTTACTGCTGAATCTTTAGCCCTACGCAGCGAAACACCTCCATCATCCCCCACATTTATTGGACAATGGTGGTATAATCCAGTCACCAAGGTGTTGAGTGCATGGAATGGAACCACTTGGACAGCGGTATCAAAAAATGTTATTGTAAACATATCATTAGCAGAGTTGATGGTAATATTCCAATCACAGTTGAACTGTAAATGCCAACATGAGCGTGGTTGGGATATTGGACAATGGGATGATAATAGCATCGGAAATGTTGCTTGGAATACCAATCTATTGGCTACTATTTCATTTGGAGCAGAGTCTGAATGGATGATATACAACACCAACCACCCTGAAACTGAAATGGTTGTTAGTGGAGTAATTCAACCATTATCTCTATGGTATGATACTACCACAAATAATTTATATCAATTTGGGGATATTATCCACCAATCACCATCTAGTATCGATTATAGTCCTATATGGAATAAAGTTGCAGCAAATTTTTCTGCTGTATTGCAACTAACTACCTCTCAAGAAAATTGGGACTATAGTATGGATTGTGATGTACAAACGTTAAACCAATGGTCTAGTCAAAATGATTGGCAACATAAAACAGCCATAAACACATTTGCTAATGTGAAACGAGCACAACTGCCAATTTTTGAGTATGATTCACAATTGGAATTAAATGAATGGACGAAATTTACCCACAAATGGAAATACCGTCATGATCCAGCTGGAACATTTATTCCAACTTCTGTAAGTCCATCTAGGTTGGAATTAGAGCCTATTAAAGCATATAGAGTAGCAGTCATTGGTACAAGTTGGTACATCTATCTGTTTGATAATCAATTAAGTACATCTGTTAATGTTAATCTAACAGACTTATTTGTTCCAGGATACAAATTTAGGGTGGTGGATGATATTGGTTCCTCTAGTGTGTTCACAGTTGAGTGGTCAGAATTCAGATCTTTGGTTAATGCAACCGATCCTAGATTAGTAAGTGATAGTATGGCAACTGTTGTTAAAATTAAAGAAACTATTTTTAACGCTTCTAGTGTTGGTGGAGGTATCACCAACACTAGAATTGTACCAAATACCACATCTATTGGAGACATTTGGAATGGATACCATATGCATTGGTGTTTAGACGTAAATGCAACAACATCTGTTGCTACTCAACCCCAACCATTGGATATTTTTAAAGCAGATATAACATCTTCTTACCAAGCTGTTATAGGAAACCCTGATTTGGTAGGATTCTTGCCACAAGTAGCAGCTGTTAATATTGGGAAATCCTTCCAAGAGATTGTAGTTGATATCGATGGTGTGGATATAATTGATTTAGTACCTACATTAAAGTACAATCCAACAAAAGCTCGACCATACGCAATAGTTGGAAGTGGAATGCTAAGAGTTTATATTAACGGAATACGTCAATATGGCACATATGATGAAATACCAACAACAGCAGTTATGAATTATACTGCTGTTGGGATTTCTGTTGTTACTAATACAGAGTTCCAATTTGTAGCAGGGGTACAATTCAAACCAACTATCACTATTCACATCGGTGATGTGGTACGTATGGAAGTTGGTGTTGCTTCATTTAATGATATGGGAGTGTATTCAGTCCCAGTTAGAACTATTGAAGATAATGAACAATTTGCTACATTTGTTGGTAGTGGACTTCAACCAACTTACCAAAGTATGTCACAATATGGACTACTAGAGCAAGTTAAAACAAGTGTAAATCAGTATCCACAATTTAATATATACAACATTGTTACAGGAGATGTTGTTCTATCATCACCAATCATCACATTTAAAGAATCACCAACTGTACCTGTTAATAGATCAGTTCAACGTAGAATTGTAACTTCTGGTGATGATTTTGAATTTGAACAACATTTATTAGATGACAACGATAACCATTTATATGGATACAGAAGTGATAAGACTAATAGTGTTGGAAAGTATTGGTTTTGTCCATTAACTTCAAAGTTAATGTTCATGGATAGACATGCGTGGCGCAACAGTATTATCGTAACCTTGAGTGATGGAAGTACGGTGTTAAGAGCACCAATTGTTAGTGCTATTGAACCGTCAGTTGCGTTATTAGAAAAATCTATGTGGTACAACACTGAAACAAATGTGTTACATATTCGCAATAGCTCAAATACAGCTTGGATAAACGGCCCATCAGTTATAGTGAATGATATTGATCCATCATTGAGAACCATATGGAGACATGGTATAAACAATGAACAATATGTTCCAAAATATGTTGATAAAAATAGAACTGAAGTGGCTATTGGGGCACCAAATGGTAGTTGGGAAATTCCTGATCAATGGTTTTTCAATCCAGAGCACAAAAATAACAAAACGGTTAAATATTCACAATTACTAACACATTTTTCTTCTATAATAGAAAAACAGCAAACCACTCTAGGTTTAATTGGAGGTGGGGTATTCACAAAAGTACAAGCTGAATATAATTATGGTGTTGGTGGGACAATTAAGGAACTAAATGGAGCATTTGATACTCTTATTTCAGCAATTAATGTTACTAATGTTACTCCTGTTGGAGTAATGGAATATGCTGCTGCCGAATATAATTCAAACCTTCGATTTGTTCGAGATTTATTCAACAGATCTATTGTAGATTTGTTTAGGTCATATGTGGTTGAAGGAGCAGAATCGTTTTCTAGCTATGTAACAAAAAGTGTCATATTTGCATATGAAGATAATGATTACACGGCATCTGTATATGGTGATACCACTGCATATGATGAAGTTACAAAAGAAGGGGTAAAAAATTGGATTGCAACTGCTCCTATGTTTGGACTAGCTCCAGCCTTTGTCCCACATGTGTTGAATGATGGACAATTCGTCCAAGTGTTTCATCATGATGGCCACAGAACTAACATTAACTATACATTAGCAGAAGAAGATGCGGTAGCTAGAAAAATTATATCATTATCAGACCCTAGATACGTGGGATATAAATTAGGTGCACTAGGTGCGTCCAACCCACCACAAACTGAACAAGAGTTTATAACTATGTTCGGTGGTGAAATTAGATCAGGGGTTTGTTGGTATGATACACAATCTCCTCGAAAATTTTATAGATGCAATGTATATTCTGTAGGAGCAGTACATCCATCATTTTATATGGATGGTAAAGAAATTGCGGATGGTATATTATATTACAATACTATAGCCCACTGTACTTTTAAAAAAATAGGACTAAGCTGGGTAGCTGAAACTGTACCGGGTTCATATGAGTTATCACCAATATGGGCAATAGTTAGTTTTGAAGAATTATTAGGTGATTTGTATTTGGAATTGGAAACTAGATTGTATGCTAGATGTAAAAACATTAAACCTGTGTATAACTATGCAACTCTAACACCAACTCCAGCTGAGTCTGTGGTGTTTCAATCTAATTATAGAAAACGATTTGATGAATATACAGTTAATCATTCGGTGCCTGCACCATTAATAAACACACAATATAGACAAATTGATGCATTTACGTGGAATTATGTAACTAGCACCATTGTAAGTGCTCCTCATGCTGGAATTGTACCAACAAATTCAGTTTGTTGGCAATCATTGTATACTAATTGGTTCGGTACTTCATATCCACATTTAGAACCTTGGAAATTACAAGGGTATTTGAATAAACCAACTTGGTGGGATGCTGAATACTTAGAGTCAACAGTTGTGAAAAATTGGACACCAAACACACACTATAATACAAATGACAATTTTGTTCATGTTGGGACGAGATATAAAGTTGTAGTATCATATACTTCAGGACCTACTTTTGATGTTATAGATGTGGCGAACACCACTACTATAATCAGAAGATGGAAATTTACATATGCCCCTACTAGTACATCTATTGGTATTGGGATGTGGGAAAACATTCGCAGTGGACAGGTTCCTGTAGGAAGAACATATCCTAATGGAATCATAAGCACAGGAAATTCATACTTAGATGGTCAACAGTTGCAAACATATTTGTATTTTGGAGTTAATATTTCAAATAATACAATATCAGGAGGATATACTCCTGACCAACTATTGCCACCATATTATTTAACCAATGATGTTCATATTCGTTCATTATTCAATTCAATGGTACAAATAAATGCCCCTGATGCTGATTATGTGTTTGGTGATAGTAGTCCAATTGAGTGGCAATGGACTGTGTCTGCTCAATATGCATATGATACACCAATAATTGCATTTATCATGCAACCAGTTAATTTTTTACATGCTGCATTTGGGCCAAGATATTCTACAGCTGATTTATTAGAGGTAGATATTGCATTTGGCCAAGTGTATAGCCATGTGGATACTATGTTTCATGGTGACATGTATAACACCAATCAAGTATATAAAGCTCCAGGGTTGAACCAATGGTATGTTAATTATAATAGATTTGCAGGGTATGATACAAATGGTGAGTTTAGAGAATTGTGGGTTGGTTGGAAACCATTGTTGACATACCGATTCAATGGAATAGTTGATACTGGCACATTAGATGTGTCAAATAAACATTTTAGTTTAATAGACCAAGATTACAATGTAATACTGGCTAATAATGGCGCATTTAAGGAAATGTGGGTTGATGCGTTCAATGTAAGTGTTGTTGGTATACCACCTGCAATTATTCAATACAATAACCAAGGTAAATGGAAAATGGAAATCAGTAGTTTGGCAGATATTGCAAGAGATATCTACTACTATGATGTAAAAGCATATCCATTTGTTGTAGACACCACATCAAATGAATGTTATGCATATCGATACACAATTACTAATATCGACCAATCAGCTAAACGGTTGTATGTTTCAGGAAACGAAACAGATATTTTTGTACATGGATCCACGGTGACCGTTGCTAGATCTACATCTCTAAATGGTAATTATACGGTAGTATCATCTGTTTATGAAGCTAGTGTGGACAGAACAAGAATAAATGTGGCAGAACTGCTTCCAAGTTCATTGGTCGATGGGGTTGTGTATGTGTCATCATTTGCATTGCCTTGGTCTACTGGGGATATGGTAGTTCTAGGTTCAGACAAAGGATTACCAGCTCCATTAGTACCCAACACTCCATATTATGTGGTAAATGTTGGCAATCAAACATTCAAACTAGCAGAAACTTTTAATGATGCATTGATGGGCATTACTATAGATATTACTACTAATGGTATGGGCATACACACTGTTGCTGAAATAGTAAGCTCCTTCTTAGTATTTGGTGGTGATGGGCATTCAAAAGAAACTTGGTTCCATTACACATTAGATAAAAGTAGAATACTTAAGATGGCTGCTCCACAGGTATTAAATGGAATGCAAACCCTTATTAATATAATTGATGGATATGCAGAATATCAGCGTGATCAAGGTATAATTTTGGACTCTGCTGACTCTAACGATTTTGATCCAAATAGTGGTAGATTAGTTAATTGGTCTTTAGAAACTGAACGTTTTATTAATTGGGCGTATGGATTAAGAAGATCCAGAATGAATGTTAGTGATAGATATGAGTTTAGTGTCAACACAACTGACAATACAATAACTGCAATTGATTCAATCCCAATTTGGGTAAGTGGAACTGCGATTCAAGTATCTACAACTGGGTCTTTGCCAAGTCCATTGTATGCACCTGACGTGTACTATATTGTACAAACATCTGTACCAGGTGTATTTAAATTATCAGCATCTCGTGACACTAGCTACCCAGCTTTTCACATCGACTTGCTTACTCAAGGAAGTGGACATTTTTATGTAGCAACCAAAACACTGTTGGTAAGTTATCCAACTTTTGAAATAAACCCTGCTAGAAATAATATTTGGTTAGATACTCCTGAGGGAGTGTTGTCTAATGTTGTTAGTGGACCATATACTGATATCAGAGTGCGTCAAACTATATTTGACCAATATGGTAGACCAATGGGAGCAGATAAATTAATTGTTAACCGTCAAGATAAACGAAATAGAGTATCTGTGATTCCACAAATAACAAACGATGTTGATTTATTTTACACCGACGACCCTTATAATTATATTCACTTGGGTGGAGGCCATTTCTTCTTAGAAGGGTACGAACATTTTATTATATTTAATCCGTATACTGTTGGTGGGGCATTGGTGTATGATTCATTTTTAGGACTAAATTCAAAGAAATTTGAAATGGATTTCTTTAAAAAAGCAGAATATAACTTGAGACCAACACTTGGAGGATATTTCTTAGATGGACACAAATTCACAAGAAATATTGAAGGTGCTGCTACAGACTTACAAGAGTATTATGATGTATATGCTGGTTCTGAAAATACAACAACTAAACATTTATCAAGAGCATTGTTAGGATATACAGGTACTACTGATTATATGAATTTGTTGAATGTTAATTCAAAATCACAGTTCATATTCTACCGTGGAATGTTACATGCAAAGGGTTCTGTTGCAAGTATTCTAGCATATATTAACTCTCGTCATTTTGTTGATGCTAGTATTGATGACTATTGGGCTGTTAAAATAGCTGACTTTGGTGATAGTAGAATTCGGGTATACCCAGAAGTGTTAATCCACGCTGAAGATGAAGTGGTTGACGATGTGCGATTGGAATTTGTAGGTTTGTATGATGATCCAAATAGAGAGGATGTTATTGATGCAACCACAAATAAAGGGTTTAATTTGGTAACATTTGGAGATGATTCTAGGTGGAATAATTTTCCTGAGCAACGAGCTGAAATCATTCAACCTCTATTTTTAGATGCTGAAGTGTCTGATATAACTAGAATTTTGGTAGCTCCAGTTCCTCCATCTTCAATGAAAAGTACTGATTTTGAATATTGGTTTAATCTATCAGATTGGTCATTGAGAATGTGGAATGGTGTTGATTGGAGCACATTAGTTAAAAATAAGATTCAGTTTGATGGAGATTATATGTATTGGAAACACAATAAACCGTGTGATGATGTGCGTATGTTCCGTAAAAATATCAGATTGGCTTCTACACCAGTTGAAATACGATATGCACACGCTACTGCCTCAACATTTGTGGTTGGTGGAGATTTATCTGCAAGTATGTATGCCACAGCTGTTATTGAAGTATTAGGCACTGCACTGAATAATGGACAGTATCCAATTTTGGGATCGGTATATGATAACGTAACTAATACCACAACAATTACAGTTAATAAACCAGTTGCAGCTGATCAAGGGAACGGTGGAACTATTATTAGATTAACCAATGTATCAATTATCAATGCGTTTGCTCACGATGCAGCAGTTAATTCACCAAACACTTTAACAATATTTGGGGATGTGTCATCAAGTATATACATTGGAACAAATATCACTATATCCAACAGTGTGGCAAATAATGGTACTTATCTTGTTAAGAGTTCAGTGTATGATACTATATCAAAAAACACATTAGTATCCATGGATGATACAACACCATTGTTGTATACAGAAATTGGTGGAACCGTGTCTTATATTAATATTGATTTTGATATGTACGAGACTATTCCACTAAATCCTCCAGATACTGGTATATATCATTATGAGGCTGTTAATTCTAGTGTTGTAAGATTGGATCAATTGGAATTTTATGATATTATTACCATTTATTCAATATCTCCATCACCACACAAGATTAATCCTGCAAAATTAGTGGACAAAAAGACAAATGTGGTTCAAGAACAGATACCATTATGGCACCCTGCGTTTGGAATCCATGATTATAGATCTGCTCACAATATTGATATTACATCATCTATTGATCCATCTGTATATTCAACAACATTAAATCTTACTGACAACAGTGGCCAAGTCTGGAATTTTTCCAACGTGGGAACTATTTGGTATGATACATCTAGTGTTGGATATGTGCCTTATTACGACAAAACTATTTTTCCTGATATTAATAATAGGTTATATAAATGGGGAGAATTAGCTGATTATGGTGATATTCACGTATATCAATGGGTACAATCATCCACTCCACCTTCACAGTGGGATGTAATAGCAGCTAAACAACAAGGTGATATTTCTATTCCTAAAAAGGAAAAGATAACTGGTACGGCGAAACAATCATTATTTAAAAGAACTCGCACAATAACAGATGGCACTATTCATTTTGGTATACCTGCAATCGTGTCGGTTCCATATGGAACTGTACGGAGTGGACAGTTAGTATTCTTTACCTCAACTGCAACCTTGCCAACTATTTTACAGCACCAAAATGAATTTGTGCTTACAACAGTTGGTTCTGGAAATCCACAAACTTTTAAATTGGTGGATCCTGTTAGTGGAGAAGATGTTACAGATTTGGTTGGAACTAGTTTTCCTGGAACGGTTATAAACAGTGGCTCACCAAATCACCCAATTCATACCATCAAAACTCGGTTAGAATCTGTGGTGGTTGGTGATGTTTTAACTTTTTCAACTGTTGCTAATGGGGTATTTCCTATGGGAGCTGCTAGTGTTCCAGTTGCATCAACAGGATACCAAGAAGCTATATTCACCACATTTAAAACTGATAACTCATTTACTCAATTAGCTAATGATGCAACGTTATATACAGCATCAATCAATGTTAATGGAACAATTGTTCCAGTTTCCTTAGAAGGGTTAGCAGTTCAAACTATTGGAGATTTAGTTGATCAATTGTCTACACTTTTACTTAGTGTTGCCACAGTTAGTGTGGTAAATGGTAATATTAGAATTACGGCAACATCCACATCTAGCCTGGTTACTATCACTGATGGGAACTTGTTTAAATCTATATCAGGTTTTTGGTTTATAAATGTGATAGGTAATATTAGTTCTGAATACACCATTAGAAACATCATTAATACCAGTAGCCAACAAACGTTTGAGATTAACACATTTAGTAATACACCAATTAATATATTGGTTCCTGAAATCGGGTCATTAACTATAACTAATGTGGTTAAACAGGTTACTGTTGTGCCAAAATTTGAAACTGGGGCATGGGAGAAACAAGTAATTGCAAAACAACAAATTATAGGAGCTTGGTTGAGTAGCACAACAAATGTAGACCCACTTATTCATTGGGAATATTCAACAGGAGATGATTTGTGGTATGATCAAGATGAGGTGTCTGTATACTTAAATGGTGTATATATTGGACAAAGTGTTGTATCATACAATCCAATTCAGTTTAGATTTGAAGTTAGTACTGTTGGGTTTGGTATGACAGTTAATACTTACGATTATATTGATGTTGTAAGATTGTTCCATACTTTAACAAAAGAAGAGCAGGCGTTTGATCCAGATGTATCTGATGATGGTATTACCACAGTACATTGGAAATTTGATTATGAATTTTCACAAAGTGTGGTATCGGTAAATCTAGCAGGTTCTCAACAAACTCATTACTATTTTTGGGTAGAACATTCAACTATTGCACCAAATGCTGTGGATAGTATGTCTATTGGAGAGTTGTCTAATACTTTACGTATAATTGATAGTCCGTACTTAATAGTACAGAAGCCAATGGATGGGGACAATATGTTGTCGTTGTATGGATATGATAGAACTGACTATGGGGTTATATGGGATATGCACGAACCCAATGATGTGGTAGCAGATGCTACAAATATAATGTACCGCGAAGCTATTATTAGAAATATTGCAACTTTTGTGAATGATAACAGCAAATACATGATCCAGTTTACAAGAGACTTAGCTTTACGTGATACCTTACCAACAATATATAGCCAGATGAATATTAAAAATAAACATCAAGAATGGTTAATGTTTAGGGAGAAACAATCTAACAATATTCCACAATTCTTGTGGGATAAATTAGTTGAGTCCCTAACAGGTCAATCATTGGTGGACATGAGTCCAATTCCATCATTAGACAGAAGATTGTATGATGATAAGTATGGAACAAATACACAATATGGGTTATTAGAAGGTCAGTCTTTCGTGGATAAGACCCTAGGAATTAAAACTTTAATGAGTTACTTGTTGGATCCAACTCATGATTTTTCACCTATTGATATCAATGATTTCTTTATGCGACATGATTTTACAACCACTGTTGGTATTAAATCAATATTAACTGAGATATATGATACATTTGGGTCAGAGCATGTTAATAGTATTTGGTTTGAAACCCTGCAAGATGCTTTATCAACAAAAGATAAATACAAAGGACTGATGAAAACTTCTTGGGTTGCACTTCGTGGTGTCCGTGTTTTGGAAGTAAATGGAATGTTTGACGAATAGAGGATACTACATGACACAATTAACATCGCAAAAATTATTATTTAATATCGATCCAACTGAAGGGTTGGTTCGATATACCAAAGCAGTTAAACCATACCACACAAAAATATTGGATGTGTCCATAGAATATGTGTATGCTGAAAGTATATATAGCACAGTTGCTGAACGATGGAACTGGAAGATACATCTAACGAGACCAGAAGGCTCGGTTACAAAAGCGTGTGGATATGGAGTAGTTTGGGATAATTATCCATTTGTTATTAACGATTTCCCACCAGTAGTTATTAAACAAGCAATTGGAGATACACCAATTACTGTTAAGTTTAATTCATTGGTTGGATCTCCAACAAAAGTAGCAATAACTGATAATCCCTATGGATATCCACTCCAGGCAGGAGAACCAGTTACTATACGAACTACAGGGAATTTTCCTAATACTATTAATGGACGATTGTCCCCAGGATTGATATATTATGTGGTCAGTAAATTAGGTAATTTATTTGAATTATCAGCAACGCCATATGTTGCTCCTTGGATGCCCAATACTTCATATACAACAAATAAGGTGTTTGAACATACTGGAAATCAATATATTGCAATTAATGCGTTCGTATCTGGGAGCACATTTGTGCCAGATCCACAAAGTATGGAATTACAATCAATTGCGGTTGGAACCGCTGTGGTAAATTGGGTAGGTGACCACACATATACAATTGGTGATGTATATAGCCATGTTGGTAGTACATACGTAGTAACAGCTGATTATACATCTGGTGCATCGTATAGTGACGTGTACGATTTTAAAAACACTAAAAAATTAGTACCACTATCCGGTATACCATTAGAATTTGTGCCAAATAACAGCTGGCAAGCTTTCCAACAATATCATATTGGTGACATATATGAAGTTGTCGATACAGTGGACAATATCACAACTCAACTCACAGTAACTGCTAATTACACATCAGGTAATAATTTTGGTATAATAGATACTGTTCACACAACAGAAACAGTGGTGACTTATGATATCCACAAAGAATCTCTGTTGTACAATTCTTTTTTGGTGGAGCCTGGAATAGTCACTAGCTATCAATGTGTAGCTACTAATTTAACAGCAAACCAGTTTACTTTTGCCACTACACACCCAATTACTGATGTTAATATAGATGCTCATACTTGGACAGTTGATGGGATTTTGTTGTCTTCTGCGTATCAAGTCATAAAATACACAAACACAAAAACCACATCATCTGTTACTACATTAGCCAATGATACAACCCCATACACAGCTGATATATCAATTGACGGAACAGTATATAACATATCTGTTCTAGGTAATACGGCACAAACATTCAATGGTGTAATTAGTGCATTAAATAGTATTATCGTGGGTGGAAACGTCTCAATTGTAGATGGGAAGTTGGTGATCACTTCAAATAGCATTGGAAGTATATCAGATGTACAAATTGTTGATGGAAATGTCCATCCATTGTTTGCATCATTGAGTGCTGATTTTGTTGGGTTGATGCCAACAACCAATCCTACTATAGCTATTACTGATAATACCATATACATTCACGATAATGGAATTGGTCCTACAACACAGTACACAATTCAAAGTGTTGTTTTGGGAACTGGTATAGATACTGGAAAGACTAAGATTACTACATATGAACAATTGTCGCTATTATCTCAACCCATAGGCACATTGTGTATTCAGAGTGGATTACCATCAGTACCAAATTGGGGTCTTGGGTTAGGGGTTACTGTGTCATCTACTGGAGAATTACCAAGTCCACTACAACCAGGAACTACTTACCACTTTGCTCCATCTAATCAATTAGGAGTGTTTAATTTATCATCTGCTCACTATCCGTTATCCACATTAGATATGATTGATGTTACCACACTGGGTAGTGGAATTATCACTATCCAAAAAGCTGAAGTGATATATGAAGGAGCAACTGTTGAAGTAACAGGTAGTTACAATTTGGCCAATGATGGGGAATATTATATCAGAGCCTCAATACCAGAGGGGAATTACTTTCGGTTATATACGTTACAAAAGGTAGCAAGAACTAGCAGAACACAAGATAGCACTGATGGATTAATGACCATGGGAATAAATGGTGGATATTCAGCACCAGATTATTGCCAAAACATAGCTGCATCTGATTTATATACAGACGCGTTTATTGGTGAAAAATTTCATTTTGAATTTGTGGCAGCTCCTCCACCTGCTGTTTTACCAGTTATCTCCATAGGGTCAGTTAATATTGACAAGATTAAAAATGAAGGAGATATGGGGGTTACTAACTATACTTTTACATTTACTCGTAATAACAGTATTGGTGTATCTAGTGTTGATTATTCTGTAGTGGGCGCTCCAGATAGTACACATACTGCTGCAAATGCAACTGATTTTGTTGGTGGCGTATATCCATCAGGAACAATAACATTCTTGGACGGAGACACATCCATAATATTAACAATTGAAGTCGCCGGTGACACTACTGTAGAACCAGATGAACGATTCAACATAATATTAACATCTCCAGTAAATGCAATATTAGGCATTAGTGCCGATTATGGATATGTCATCAATGATGATGTCGCTCCATCAGTTATTAATATTGCTCAATTGGACAGTGTTAAGAATGAAGGAAGTAGTAGTGGAACTATAGTCCCAACTCCGTATAGTATACTATTACACTTTGAAAATGAGGCCCCCACCAATATGATGGATGGATTTAATACCCTGGACTCAAGTGGTAAAGGGAACGTGGTTACCTCATATAACAGGGGTACCTATACCAATTCATCTTATGTTTTTGGGGTGGGTAGAGATTTAGGGTCAGGGACTGTTGGGAATGCACAAACTATATTCCCCGAAACTTCAGATTTTAATTTTGGCGCAGGTGATTTTACTATTCGGTTTAGGTTTGCGGTTACTAATTCTGCAGAGGGGCGGGTACATGGACTACTTAGTAACGGCTATGGTATTTCTGTTGATTGGACTTATGCAACAATTACTGTATCGTTATCATACGATGGCATAACCAATGCAGTAGTAACTAGTGGACCCTGTGCAATGTACGAATGGCAAGCTATCTCCATAGAAGTATACAATAGTACATTATACCTATACGTCAATGGAGCTTTGGTCAATACCCCAGTTATACTAACCGCTCCAATATACCATCAAGTTGGTAGGGTTATCGCTTTGGGTGCACGATGGGATAAAATAACATGGGCTTTAATGGATGAATTTATGATATACCGTGGAACATCATTGGCTCAAGGGGCTTCAAGTTATGCGGTTGAACTTGCACCATTTCCAAGCTATACGTTTATTCCAGGTACCACCAATACTACATTCACATTTGCTGTTACAAGAGCTAATAGTATTGGAACATCTAGTGTTGATTATTCTGTTATTGGAGCAACCGATGGCACGCACTCTGCTGCATCCGCAAATGATTTTGCTGGTGGAGTATTTCCGTCTGGAACAGTAACATTCTTAGATGGTGAAAATACAAAAACACTTTCATTTGATGTTATTGGAGATTCAATTGTTGAGGCAGATGAGAGATTTAATGTGGTATTATCCAACCCTGTTAATGCAGTAATTGGTAATGGTGCTACCTACGGTTATATAATAAACGTTGATAACCAAACACTACCAACGTTTACTATTAGATCTCGAGTGGAATATCTACTATTAGAAAATAGTACTGAATTGCACAGCTTCAACATACATCGAAATATAGGGACTGGAACATCTAGTGTTGATTATTCCGTAGTAGGTGCTCCAGATAGCACACATACAGCGGCAGATGCAACTGATTTTGTTGGTGGTGTATATCCATCAGGAACGGTAACATTTTTGGACGGAGAAACTGATAAGTTAATATACATTCCAATTGCTGATGATGCTACAGTTGAGGCAGACGAGAGATTTGATGTAATATTATCCAATCCTGTTAATGCTATTATTGGTATTGGTATGGATTATGGATATATTCGTAACAATGACTTATGATGCATTGGGGGTTGAGTGGGCATGTAAGGTTGATATAACAGATGGGTCTGTTATATCAATCTTATCTATCTCCACAAATGAACTAGGACTAATGTCTACTTCACTACGAGCCGTATCCATTCCTGAAACAGAAGACAATCGTGTTATAATAATAACATTCCCATAACCAAAGTGGCAAAAGTGTATTAGTACTTTTGCCATATATATTAGACCCCATAGGAGAAAAATAAATGTCAAATCTGAACGAAATATCACCAATAACCGTAAATGGACATTGTGTAATCACAGACGATACTGGAGAGGTGTTGTTAGATAAACACAATGCAATTCACCCTCAAAATATGGCAAGAATATTCGCAAGAGCATTAGCCAATGAACAAAACTCATATATTAACCGTATTGCATTTGGCAACGGTGGAACTATTGTAGATGCTGCATTAACTATTACTTACCGAACCCCAAATGATGGACAAAGTCCAGATATTGCTTCTTGGGATAGTCGGTTATACCACGAAACGTTTTCAAAAATTATTGACGACGGACAAGTAACATTAAATCCAAATATGGGAGTCGATCCAGGTTCAGCAGATTTGAATACTGGAACACGTTCTGGGGGCGGATCAGTTCCATCAAGTGATCCAACAACAATTCCACATATTTCAGGACCTGGTGTTAGAAGTGTTGATCTTGGATTAACTTCAGAAGTTGTAATATCTGCAACTATTAATGCAGACGAACCAAAAAGTCAATATTTAATTGATACGTTTAATCCAACACAAAATACTGAATCTACTTTTGTGTTTGATGAGATTGGTTTATATACTGGTGGTTCTGTAGCGATTAATACTGGTGGATATCAGTATGTAGATGTCGGGAATAGAGTATCAACTGATAATACCAGTTTGGTCTCTAACGCACCATATTCATTTGATATATCAGTGGATGGTGGAACTACTGTAACTATTAATTTCCACACACCTATAACTGGTGGGTCAGGAAGTGCTGGTGAAATTTTATATGGTGATTTGTGTCAAGCTATTAATACTGGAAATACTGCTTGGGGGATGTTAGGAACCAGTCCATTACCAAATGGAGCCATTATGACTATAACTGATCTAACAGGAGGAACATTCTCTTCTATAACAGGCGCAAATTCCTACGGGTTTTTGAAAGTAACTAGTGGTACAACTGGTACAGCATCATCTGTGTCTATGTCAGGTGGTACTTTATTTGCTGCTTTGAATGCTCCAGTAGGTGGTGTAGTTCAACCAACTGTAAGTGGTACTGTAGCAGGATTACAAAACGCTCCAACTCATGCCTCCACTGAAAGAGAACGATTATTAGCTCATTTAATATTTTCTCCTATTATAAAAACAGCCAACAGAACTCTAAATATCACATACACGCTTACTATATCTGTAGCTCGTACACCTAGATAACCATATCAAAAGGAATTAAATAATGTCAAGAGTAGTAATAACTTCAAGATTTGCATATGAGAAAACTGATCCTCCAGCAAATGTGTGGACTATTGTACATAAGTTAAATATAACTAGTCCGGTTGTTCGAGTTTGGGCAACTTCTAATGTTGATGGCCAGTATACACTATTAACTGTTGGCACTGATTATAATATGCATGTGCCGAATGCGTCAACCGTTACTATAACTTTTACAAATAATGCATTAGTTAAAGGCAATGCATTAGTAACATAAGGAAAAACTATGTCATCATACAATCACAATCAACCAATAAGTGCCACAGTTTGGACAATTACACATGGGTTAACAAGCAAGTTCCTAGCGATTGATGTTTTGGAATTGGTAAGTGGAGGGATACATAGGAAAATAAAACCAGTATCAACTGAAATTATTGATTTTAATATTGTTGCAGTACATTTTGCAACTCCAATAGCTGGAGTTGCAAGAGTCGTAGCTTAATATTCTGTTTCCCACATAACAACAAGATTAAAACCTAATGATTGTATTAGGTTTTCTCTTTCTATCGTTTTTTGATATAACTCACCCATTGATTTTCCACTCACCTCATTAATTTCTTCAGGGGCATAAATTAGTGGATTTCCGTGCCAATAATCGCCATGAAATTCATAAATGGTATTTGTCTCTAAACAATATCCATCTGCTCTAAATCTGGTTCCTGGGATTTTCCATTCAGGTATTAAATCAGCTTCCTGTTGGTCTAGCCAAAGTTGGCATTTGTATGAACTCCAAAAATGTTGTTTGATTTCTATTTCGTGGTTCTTCAAATACCGCAATATAGTCGTTCCAACTATACCTAGTTCATCAGCTATCTGTGCAGCTGTTTTATTTTGTGTAATATATTGTTCAAATAACCAACTATAATCTTCTATTAATGGGAGAATATCAACCATATGAGATTGACTAGCACTACTTGTACCATATTTTTGTAGGTTGGTGGATTTTGTTCTAGTTGAAAAATCGATAGTTTTTGAATAGTGAGTCGCCCCATATTTGGATTGTGAGGTATTAACACCTTTGTGTTTACATATATCGTGTTGCAATGCATGTATAGTTCCATACTTATTCAACATGGTATTAATACGTTTTTGGTTTATGATAGGGTTTTCAAAACTCAAAGAATTACCGTATTTATTGATCATGGTAATAGTTCGTTTTGACTGTATAGTAGAACTATTAAATGGATAAGCTACTCCCAAATTCCTCATGTTGGTAGTTGTTACTTTTTTGTGAAATTCGGCAGTTTTGGAGAACGAGTCAACTCCATATCTATCCACACAGGTGTCTTTCTTTTTCTGTTGTACCTTAATATTACAAGCTGGTTGCCCCCCATATCTAATTAGGTTGGTTTGAATACGTTGCTGCTGTGCACACGTTGGACAACCATTGTTGTTTAAGTGGTTGCCCGGCTGTTGTGAAAACTGTCCATGAGTTGGACATATTATTATGACTTTGGTGGAATTATTGAGATATACCACCTTGCTATAATCATATTTGTTATTATGGATGATATTAGCTTTGGTGATAAATTGTTCAATAGTCTGTCTTGGTGGCATAGAAACCTCTCATTCATAAGATTCTTATATTATAAAGAGGTTTCTAAATTGAATCAACTATTGTGCAACTTGAGCGGTTTGGCCAGCAACAACAGCCCCACCCATTTGACCAGATCTAGGATCCATTACTTTACCATTTGGAGTAAGTTGACGGACAAGTTGGTGGAAATATGCCAATGCATTCATCCCATTACCCAAAGTTTTTTGTGCCATCAAATCATATAGCTCAAAACTTCTTGAGTTACGATCCATTAAAATACCAGCAAGGCGTTTTTTATCAATTTCATCCAAGTCATTTGTTTTGAAAAATAATACATTACCACTCGCATCACGTCTCATGATTGCACACTCATGTAAAATTCCATCAGCATTTAATTCAATCCACTCAATGTGTGGAAATTCGCGTGACATTTCGTGTTTGTAACTTACTTCTGTTGCCATTTTTTCATCTCTCTATAAGGTATGTGCATATATTTAGATAGTTTAAATGGTAGGGATTTTTGATGGAAATATTGGTCCCCCAATACAATTAACTTGGAATTGGACGTTGAACCCCATCTACTTTTATATCAATAACCTTCCGTAGGCTTTTTGTAACACTTCCAGCTCTACCTTGATTCCCACCAACAACATATATAGTTCCCGGGCGAGGCCCTGGACCATAATACATAGCTACGTGGCCTGTCCCTCCATCTCTATTAAACACAACAATATCTCCCTTTTGAGCATTTGAAATACCACCAGATACTGGATTCCCATATCCTGTATAACTTCCAGCAGCAAGAGATTGGTTAAATTTAAAACAATTTCGCTTTAACATAGCTCCAGTGAACGCAGCACACCAAGCTGTTTTATCACCACTTATATCAGGAAACCCCACATCTCCATATAGAGCATTTATATTTGGGTTGTTACCTGTTTCAGTCCACTGTCCAGTTTTTGCTTCAGCTAATACATTATCCAATGCAGTTCCTAAATCCCCACCAGATGAACAATTTGGATTAGATATAGCAGCAGCAACAGGTTGAACAGGTGGTGCGCTTGGATCATCCTCCATTTCTGGATGTCCAGCTACACCATTTTCAATGTTTGCTGGGGTGTTATACTTGCTGGTATTATTTAGATTGTGATTATATGTTTGTTGTTGATGGTGGGTAATTGTTACTTTTTGTTCTGGAGAATTCCCCACAAAGGTTGAGGTGGGTGGTGGTGGGTTGGTATTAGCGGTTGCTGGACTGCTACTGCTCCCGCCACCCTCATTTGCAAATACGGTAAATTGTCCTAATACCATATTCAAATCCCCACATATTCGCAAATCTTTATCACGGTGCACTGCAATTCCTCCAACAAACACGTTAGGACTTCCTTGGACTGATAGAGGAACACAATGTATAAAATCATCTGGACAGTGGGAATCAGGACTTGCTAAATTCCCAATAACTATTACGGGTTTGTTGTTTATTGATACAGTTGTTTGAGTAGCATGTATTTCACCATATCCAGCTGTATCTGGATCATTTTCTACGCTTATTAGTGGCATATGTTGTACCTCATATTAAACTGGTATTTATATGAGGTACTTCGTAATTTTCGTTACAAACTGAGCATGGGAACAAATAACTCTATACTTTCTCGTATTTTTACCAATTGAAACCGTCCAGTAAATTGTAAGATATGGAAGTAAGAGAATTTCTTCTTTGTTTGCTCGGCTGCATCTAATGTAGCATCCATTAGATGCCTAATGTCTGGTGGCTGCTTTTCCAAATCTATTAAAATTTGGTTATGTTTGAACATTTGGTTTACAGTAAATTCTTCTTTATCTTGATTTGTCCATTTTTCAGCCATGAAGTTAATAAATTTATAACCATCTCCATCTAAAGCATCATTGTACACCTCTTTGATTCGAGTTGAACGAACCATAGGATATGCGGACTGTATATTATCGGTGCTATCACCTCTAACACACTTATGAAATAAATAATATTCAGCATCATTATCAAAGTTCTCAAGGGTATTTTGAACCTTGTCAGTAATAGGAGATATTAATGTCACATTTGGAAATTTCATCAATTGGGCCAAATCACTATCAGCTGATACTAACACAATATCACTATCTAAATTTCGTTGAATAAACCCAGCCAATAAATCATCTGCTTCCAGTTCATCATTAAATAATGTCACAACAGTAGTGTGATTTATAATCAACTCTTCAAATTCAGCCAAATGAGCAATAAATTGTTCATATTTAAGCTGTTGACTTGGAGTCATATCTTTTCTTCTGTTGCCCTTATATGGTTTTAAATAAGGGTGGGCGGCTGTATATGTTTTCCTCCAACTAGACCTATCAAAAGCCATAACGACTTTTTTTGGTCTATATTGTTTGAAATACTTATTAAGAGTGGTGAGCGCCATATGCATACTCATTCCACTAATAACAGACTCTTCTTCATTAGAATTAGCATAAAAAGACCGATACAACAAATTACTAATATCCAAACACAAATAATCACACGATTTTGCCATACTTCCTCCTATAGATAGTCACTTACAGTTTTCTTACTTGCAGTTTCAACAACTCGAGATTCGAATTTATCAACCAAATCTTGATACATTAGTGCAAGCCATTTCTGTACAGCAACATCTTCATCCGAAGCTGATATCCCATTTTCTTTTAAATATTGAATAAACGCATCATTCCAATCCAAATTGATTACAATGCCCTTTATTTCATCAATAGATTCTCCTATAACTTCTACCCACGGATCAGGGCTATTTCGTTTATCGTCATATTTTTGTTGTTTCTCTCTCAGTATTGTTAGCTCTGATGAAGCCTCTTCTAACCGAGCCTCCACAAGAGCCCTATCTTCTCGTTCAGCTGTTAGCAAATGCTCTAACTGATCCAATCTACTTTCAACTGATTGTTTTTTCTCTTTTGATTTGTTGAACCACCACATAATAATATCCTTTTAATTATGTTTGTTTTTAATTTCGTGCCATAACATACACATCAAGTCCATTAACTGTAAATATTAATGTACCTTTGGCTGTTATAGAACATTTTCCTGTTTGATTTGTTTTAAAAATAGGTAACAATAAATCAATTGGATATTTGTAAGAGAATGATGCAGGGGTATCATCACCAATTGATTCCATAGTTGTGGCAAAATGATATTCCAAAGTATCCCCATTAATATCTGTGATGTCTAATGAAACACCTGATTTACTTCCATTAAATGATACCTCATCAGTCTTCATTGCTACTTTTCCTTTAGCTATCATATTGATTGCTTCTGGAGTGATGTTTATTTCGTAGGTACTTACTCCAGCCCTTACTTTAGGTGCTTTTATAGTCTGTGGACTAGCACACCTATAATCAATGGTAGTATTCCGGCCTTTCATCATTAAAGACTTAACCCACATAGGCGTTTCTGACGCAACTGTTCCCACTTTTCCAAACCCAATTAAATTGGAATTACCAGTTGTTACTGCTTCAATTGAAAACCCATCTTGAGATTTTGCAAGTTCCAGGCGAGCTATAAACACCTCAATTCTATTAAGTCCTAATGAACCACACGATAGCGGTGGGACACCCACATCTTGATAAAGCACTACGGTTTGTTCGTCGGACATTGCTCTAACTTTTCCTGGTTCAATAATTATATTGCTTATATTAACCAATTTTGCTGTAGTAATTACAAGCCGTATAAAGGCTATTTCTTCTGCTGTTAATGTCATATTTAATCCTTTATCTATGTAACATATATTATACTAGAAAATAAACTCAGATTCAAGCGTTTCTGCCATTTTTGATATGGGGATATATTCCACTATATCATATCCATGATTAGTTAACCATTGTGACACCAAATGTCTATGGCAGAATTGATGTGGCAACTCATAACACAAAAGTGTTGCTTCTTCTGTTAATTCATCTACTACTTGTTGTGGATTTAACTTATGTAATTGGTGATTGTATCGTTCAATATACACCTCCTTTGTTATAATACCTGACTTATACGGAGATACCATGGTATCCCAGCTAGGAGCTAAATTTGGATACCAATCATACCTCACCCCAAGATTAAACAAATATGTTCTCACTCTAGGGGTCAAACTGCAACTAATTGAGGTTAGTTTAGATAGGTGTGTTATATCTGGTCCTTGGTAATAATAGGTATACATATTAAAACTCCCATTCTTCTTCAAAAACTAAGCTGTCCTTCGATGGAGGACGTTTATCCACAGCTTTTAATATGTTTTGCAGTGGATTATCAACCAATTTTTCGACGTGCAATTTTCTATCAATTACAAAATTATCAGTAAACCAATCAGGAACAAATTCAGCATCAGTTGGTAACGCAATACTTTTAAATCTGCCACAAGGTACTTTCAAATTAAATACTTTGATCTTCATACCGGACATAATCGGAAAACTAACTTTATCTCCATATTCAACCAGCATTTGATTATAATGAATTGCTGCGGCAACGTGTCCTGGTAATCTAGTTCTGTAATCTAGTTCAAACTTTTCCGTGTACTCAACCACTCCTTTTATGCCTTTTGGTAGACCAATATCCATAATATCAGGTCTGGTTAATAAATCTTGTTTATAGTCAACGATAGAATATGAAATGTCGCTCCACTCTTCCCCTTTTAGATATCGTTCAATAAACCTGTTCAACCGTTTAGATACTGCGACGGGCAAAGTTGTTTTCTTGGTATCTAGCCCCATAACCTTACATTTGTCGACAGTTTTACCTTCCACGTCCACTAAATGTAATATGTACCGTTTTTTCTCAACAAATATACCTCTATCTGCAACAACTTCTCTACCACATTTCACCAATGAGTCAAATTCTGGTTGACACAAAAATGATTTCTGCATAAATTCTTGATAAGAATTATTAACAACGTCAGCTACATAATCAGATGTTGCAATTGCCTCTGCAACATTGGTGGCATATGTTTTAAAATACGTACTATCAGTATCACCAGATACGATACAATCAGATTGAAACTTTCCGTTAAAAATAGGTCCATCTAAGGCTGCATCGGGGGAGTGACCTTTCTCTATAGCTACCTTAGTGGTAGCATACATCGGAATTTCAATATCATACTTTCCTTCAAATATTTGATTAACAGTGCGACATTGGTGTTTTAAAATCATTCGTGAAGTACCTGTGGTGCTTTCACCCATTCTAACATCAAAAAACCTAAAGTGTAAGTTTGCCAACGCTCCATATAGTGAGTTTAACTTGATTTTATATACATATTGCAACCTGTCATAATATGCTACCTTTTCCTCATCGTGAGCTATCTCAGCTTCTTTTTTCAGTTTTTGGTAGTATTTTCTTTGTGTAAACCAAGTGGTCAACACTGTTGGTATAATTCCAGGAGCATCTTGGTTAAATGCTGTTCCATAACCCGAAATAGCCCACTTCATTGCTATAAAATATTCTTTCCACTCTGCTGCAGTTGCTGTTACTGATTCCTGTGTTTTTTCATACACAAAAGTCAATTCAACATCACTTCCTAATTTTATTTCAGTATAAGCATCAACAGTTTCAATAAATTGTCCCATTAACTTCTCAGGAGATATATTGATACTTCTAATAGCTGTTGGATATAATGAATTTATATCAATAGAACCAATCATTTCATGCATGCCTATTTGAGGCAATAGAACTAACGCACCCTCAATTTGTCTATCAATTAAGGGCGTTTTTATGTTGTTTACAACTCGTTTAATAACATGATGACAATGATTAACAATAGCTAATTCAGCTAATTTCAATGTGCCACTAACATGTTGGAACAATCCACACGATAGGTGATACATTTGGTTTGCTAATTCAACATATGCCAACTTTTGTTCAAACCCGTGTAATATTTCACTATCTCGAATGTTGTATCGTACAAAAAAAGCAAAATCATTAATATACAAAGAGTGCAATGACCCTTCATAGTGAAGTTTAGGCAACAAAGGAACATCATTCTCATCAACTAATACGTCTTCTGAGATTGTTTCTAATTTGTATGATGGCTTCTCACTCATTTCATACTTTTTATATAAAAGCATATAATCAGCCAACATTCTACCACTTAACTCTAATTTAATAAAAGTTTGTAGTACAGCGTTTGGATCTTTTGATTTAAATTTATTGAAATTATCCTCAACTTCTACAAATGTTGTGTCACCACCATCATAAAACGATAAATCTCGCAATCTTGAAACGCCTAATACAATTTCGATACGTTTGCCAATAAACGGAAAGTCAAACCGTTCTGAGTTCCAACCACACAATAAATCACTATCCTGTATCTCTGCTATGAACCATTCCAGTAGTTCTCGTTCATCTTTACAAATGTGGAATACTGTCTCATAAGACTTATCTAAGGGTACAATATCCTCACACGCCTGTCTTAACATCTCTTCAGTCCAATTAACTCCATCGTTTGGAGGTACAGCCAAAGCAATCATAGTTTGAGTATGTTCGTGGAATATTGACATAGCATTGATTGGAGCATATGGATTTTTTGGTCCACTAAATCCCTGATCAAGGTTGTAATCTACCTCGATATCAAGAAAAGATACGTGAAGTTTTGGTGCAGGTATTTTATGATAAGTGTTCGATAACACTCTAATTTCTGTAGGAATATCACTTTCCCACATTTGTACGCCATGAGAGGCGAATTGTTTGCGTTTCTTGTAAAATAAACTTCTATCCCGTCCACAGTCCACTTTTGCAACTGAGGTATCGTATATAGTTTTATGTTTTCCATTTGGATCATCAACATAGAAATAATAAGGAGCATTATAATCAACAGTGGTTCTTTCGCCATCTGCTCCACGCTCCCACACTCTAACTACATCATCTAAAGTAATTGCTGAAAGGTAACTCATGCATCCATCCTTGAATGTAAATAAAAAGGGGCTTACGCCCCCTTTCTTTGTGTTTTTAATCTTCGTCTTCTAGGGGGTCAGTAACAGTTAATCTCCCACCTGAGAGTGCTTCATACATCAATTCAAAATGTTCTTGTTCTTCTTGTAAGTCTGCATAATTGCCCTTAAACATAGAGTTGGCAATTTTTCTAACAATTTTCTTATCCACACTAAAAACTGTTGCAGCTTCAGCAATTGTTTCACTGATTGCTTCTCTACTATCTTCCATTTGTTGCAAATAATGAGTAACAGTTACTATCATTTGCTTGAATTTCTTCAGTTCATCTGGATTGGTAAGAACGTTTACTGCTTCCTTTTGTTTTTTCGCCATTGTAAATCTCCTTTTTGATGGTTTGTATTGTAAACATATATTATACGAGGAATATAGTTTAAAATCAACACAATGTTTGTAGATAGGATATCCCACCATTTATAGGTGGGACATACATTTATAACACTTCAATATGGACCATTGATGCTCCATTTTTACCGGGTGATAATTTGATATATTCAGCAGCTCCTTGTGACAAATCCAACACTCTATTGGCAATATATGGACCTCGATCGGTAATTGTAACTATCACAGATTTTTTATTCTGTAAATTTGTTACTCTTACTCGAGCAAATAGTGGTAAAGATTTGTGTGCAGCAGTTAATGCATACATATCAAAAATTTGTCCACTGGCTGTGCGCTTACCATGATGTTTTGCACCATAAAATGATGCTAACCCCGTGGTTGAATACCCTTTAAATTTAGCAATCCTTGCTTCAATTGCTTTTTTTCTAGCAGCAACTTTTTTGGCCTTATTGGCCTTTTTGTCTGTGCTATTATTTGAATGTACTGATACATTCCCCTTATTGTGCGGTTTCTCTTTGGCCTGAGCCATACCACAACCTAACAACACCGCTAACATCGTTACAGCAGTGAACTGAGTTAAATGATTTTGTTTTATCATACTCATTTTCTCCTTGTTCAATGATTTGAACGTTTTATTACTTACTCATTGATCTATAAAGAACATAGTTAATATTCTCGAAATCAGTATTAAACACAGGATAGACACATCATTATGTCACAACTTGTGTATATACATAATGGTTACAACTATAAGCTGTATAACAATGATACCATTAAGTATACTTTAATAATGCACACCAATTTAATATGGTGTTGTTTTTTCATAATTAGGTTCTCCATAAAAAATGCTCATTAATATATTATTAACGTAAGAAGTATATTATCATCATTTTCAATAATAAAGTCAACATACTAAAACCAACTGAGATAATTCCCAGGAAATTTACTTGGATCGTATAGATACATAGATTGAGCAGATATGTGTATTCTAGCTTGTACTAAACTGCCAGCATTAACATTTGCTGTCACGTTTATAAAATGAGGATCACTTGGGTATACAATTAATGTTCCACGTTGTGGATTAAACCCAAAATGATGTTGTGGAAATTCTAACTTCCCACCATATACCTCATATTCAGGATCGAACTCCTGTTCATCTTGATAATCATTTAAAAATAAAATAGCAGATAAGTCTCTTGATCTGGTTCTTAACCATTTCCCTCTAACAAATACACTATTTTCAACTCCCATAGTTCCCTTACAACCTTCTGTATACCACTCAAATAATATAGGTTCTGTTCCTTTATAATGAATATCATAGTGAGCTTGTATCGAATGCATATGTAATTGCAGCTGTTCGTATATGATTTCTTCTGCTCTGTCATTAGATGTGATAGTTACCACATTTTTACCAGATGCGTCCACATTTGGTACTGTGAAATTGCACATTTCCAACAATTCTTCACACAATAATGGGGATACAAAATCTTCAATAACATAAAAAGGTGAGGTTTTTTTCATATTTTACTCCGTAATACTAATTTTATCAAAATGGGTTAATAACTCTTGGAGAGTAATATTATGGCGAACCAGAATTTTCACAGCTTCTTGTACCACTGCACTTCTGTCCACAATTGGTTCTTGGGAAGGTTGTTCTGTATGTTCTGACTCATCAGCATCTTTATTAACATCAATAACAAAATTTCCTACCTTTAATGCATTTTGGCCGATAAGCACTTGACTGTCCATTTTGCTTCTATCATTCAGATTAAAGGATACAGCCTCCATCGGTTGTCCATTAATTTCAATATCTAATTTAATCATTGGACGAGTATTTCCACCTGCATCTGCTGACACAATTGTAGTGCTACCATCTAGTTCAGTGGTAATAACACCATCCGAAATAGCTGGACAACGAAATGAAATACTATTATTTGATTGATTTGGTTGTAAGTCAGTAGCATGCAAGGAGCATATTGTTGCTCCTGTGTCTACTTTACCTTCCACACTTTTATTGAAAGTTGTAAAATTTACTACAACTTCATTACCTATAACATTAGGTGTTTGATTTTCTTGGTTCATATTATTTGTCCTCAATAAGCACTATTATTTATAACAATGTAAAAAGGACAATTTACTATTATACGCCAGGAGTAGAATTGCCAGTACTTCCAGGGGTCGTTACGCCTGGTTGAACTTGTGGGTTTTGTTGATTTTGTTGGTTTTGTTGTTTATTAGCAACAGTATCATCGGCTTGTTTTCTCTTTAACAACGGTGCCAATCTTTTTTGTAGTTGTTGCTTTTGTGCAATTAATGGTTGGGTTCGTTGATTAATTTGAATTTCTAAGTTAGCCAAAGCTGTTTGCATATCAGTAATCATCTTATCTGTATTTGCATCCTCTGCTAATATATCCACAAACACCTTGAACGTAAATTGTTTCATAGTTTATTGTCCTATAATCATTGGTATAGTATTTATGAGTTGGTTAGTTGACCAACTCATATCTTACGTTATTTGGAGCGAGACATAATAAATTTTGCAATATCTGATGGGGCCACTCGTCCTCTCAATGGCTGCTGTTTCTTAGTTGGTGCTGGTGAAGCATAAGTACGCTCCTCCTCTTCATGTGAGGTCCCACCTTTATTGTTATATTGATTGTCGTACTCAGCAGGACTAAAATCATATTGTGGTTCTTGAGCTGGACGTTCATTTTCTTTTCCACTTTCCATATCATGTCCCCACTTAGCTAATTGAGCCAACCGCTTAGCTTCTTTTTCTTTAATTGTCTGAGCTTTTTGTTGTTCTTCCATATCCAAAAACTGCTCTTCTTGTCTCACTCTTGCCATTGCTTGATTTTTTGCTTCAGATGCTTGTTTAGTATTTGCTTCAGCTTCTCTTGCCTGTGCTTCAGCCTTGCGGGCCTGGGCATCTGCTCTCATCATATCAATAACTTGGGTTAAAAGAGTAGTAACTTGGCCCGTATCCTCAGCTGGAGGTAGTGGATCTTCTGGTGGTAAATCACCTTCTGGAGGTAAATCACCTTCTGGGGCAGCTTCGTCACCTTCTGGTGGGACTCCACCCGCAAGTTCTTGCCCCTCCTCATCATCTTCTTCAAGAGCTGGCCAATCCACATCCACAATAGTATATCTGTCTTTCAACTTAAACAACACTTCTGCTATTTCAGGACCTACATCATGTGTATCCTTATCACCTAATAGATGTTGGATATCTTGTTCAAACCCTTGGGATTGGTCTGTTGGAATTGTTACTTTTACAATTCCACCATTAGCATCGACAAGTCCGAAGGTGGTGGTATCTCGATGATCAACACTTTCTTTATCTTCAAGAGATTTTAATTTTGCAATGGCCCCAGTAGTATCAAACGTTGTGGTGGCTCCAGGAATAGCCAAATCCTCAAACATAGCACTAAAGGCTTCTTTGAGGCCAATTGTTTTCTTTTTCTTTTGAAACTTGCTTGCTTGTTTAGCCGTGTATTTTATAACTTGGGGCTTTGCAGATGCAGAAATTGTTCGTTTGATGGCAGATGCAAATAATGGCATACTGCAAGATGCTACACATCCTGCACCTACAGCCCCACCAGCATCATCTTCTGAAAGAAGGTTTCTTAATTTGATTTGTTCTATGTGTTTGTTCATATTGTTAACCTATTGAAAACTTATTTGATAAGTGTATTTATAGGTTAACAACTAAACCAGTATTGATTATTTTTTACTCAACAGTTGTTGGTTCTTCTGTTAGTAGTGGAGCTACACTTGTTTGAATGTCTTGTAATAATTTATTTTGAAAATCAGCCAATGCTGCCCTTGCTTTCATAAGTGCAGCATAGGCTTCCACTTCATCTTGACGAGCACTGTCAATCAACTGAACGATATATTGTGATTCAGGTGATAAACTAGAAACTTCATAGTTGGTATCTTCAATTGTGATAGATGTGGTTTGTGTAACAGGTAACATAATATCTCCTTATATTTTAATTTATTTATCGTTAGTGTTTTTGGGTACTAAATTAAGTCTGCCAATGACTTTCGTTTGCCTGGTACTAATACAGGCACAGATTCCACCAACTTTTGTGTTTTGCTAGCTGGTTGGTTTAAAATCCGCAAGTTTTTATTGTCCCACACAAGATCGACAGTTTGCCCTACAGCATCACTACTACGGGACTTCGTAAAAATCCACATCATGTCACCAGCAGCCTTCATCGGAGGAGTCATAACAATATAAATCATCCAATCTACTGTATTTACTTTTGTTAATCCACCAGCAATATGACTATGATTTAAACTTTCCGCCTCCACTGCTTGTCTATTTAACTGAGATGCTGTTGCTCCCATCATATTATAATCCAATAATATGTCCCGCAATTGTTCTGTGGAGCGTTTATCTTTTTCTGACACGTTGTCTGCTGATACTTTCTCATTAGGTGACATAAGATCTAAATAATCAACGATCAATAATGTTGGTAGACTTTTATTTTTAAGCTCATATTCTTTTAAATATGCACGAATTGCGTTAGCATTCGTACCAATAGGCATACGCTTGATTGTTATCTTACCATTTGTTCCTTTGAGTTTGACTACTCCATCAACAATTTTAGGAATATGATGATCCCAATTTACCGAAGACACTCCAGTAAACATAGTATCAAACCGTTGAGATACCAACTGTTCTGACATTTCTAAAGTTAGATACAGTACCTCGATTCCTTGGTTAGACATATTCACTGCTAAATTAGCTAATGATATAGATTTACCACCGCCTGAATTAGCTGCTAATAATAACATTTCAGTTAAGGCTAATCCACCACCCATTGCATCATCAACTTCTGTCCACCCAGTTGATATTCTAGGTGGGGTTTTGGCGAATTCTGTAAGTCGAGCTTCTGGATCAGCAAAATAGTCAACGCCTAAATCAGCATCTAATGATACTTGAACTGCATTTTTAATTAATTGTTCAATTTGGTCTTGTTTATCAGTACCAATGAGTGCTGCTGATTCAATTACTGCCAACTCAAGAGCTTTTACCTTACAGAATTGTTCGATTTCATCTGAACAATACGATATTTGGTCTCGAGTAATTATAGGAGCGTCTAACTGTATCCCCGTTTCAGCAAAAATCTGATTTGTATTTGGTGTATTATTATACTTGGTATAGTAATCCTGTAGAAAGGCAACTACCTTTCTATATTCAGGATTAAAATAAGTTGATTGTATTATTGATCTACATACTGCAAAGGTATCTGCAGAAGATACCAAATACTCCAATAGTAGTTTTTGTTTATTCCCTGTTATAATCACACTATATCTCCATTAGTATAAAGTTATTATACTATGATTTATATGATTTATACAACAAGAATTTGAGGGTGTGTGGTTTTAATAGAAGTATCTCTTACGTATACTTTCCCGTAATTATACATAATTCCATTTGAAGTTGCGCTTTCACTACTAAAGTCAACATACTTATCATATATTCTGTCAACTGCACCATATGGAGGATTTGCCCCCAAAATTAATACCGAACCAGGGTCTATATTAATATAATTTGTATGTGTCAGATAAAAGAATCCACCAGCAGGAGGAATTTGTCCCGACAAAAATAGAGCTGTTACTTTGGGATTGTTGACGATGTCAATGCTCCGAACGTGGTAATTTTTGCCATTCAAAAACACTTGACCAACACCAGCCCAAGGTGAAGTAGCTGTTGGAACAATTGTGATTCCTTCGTATAGTACAGTTATTGGCGATCCATTTGGAACAATAAAAGTTATTGATATATTGACAACAGGTGCATCTGATAATGTGCAGATTGTTAACACACCGGTATTGGTTGATGCTTGAGTGGATGCAGTGGTATCAACTACAACAGGTATTGGCATTGGATTAGTTACATTTTGTGACGCCATTGCTACACACTGTGCTATTCCTTTCTCAACCTTTGGAAATGTTAGGATGGTGGTATATGGATTTACAGTATTTCGATCAAATATCCCTGTGTATGGGACTAATTGAGACACACCATCAATATCTCGATACACAGAGATATTTAAATTTGGTTGACATTGTAAATTGTGTGGTATTGACCACTGTAATGAATCAATATACTGAATATGGTCATATACCAATTGGTGCACAACCCAATCTTGCAAATTAGGCACAGAGGGGGTTAATGTTGGAGTATCCATGATATCTTTAGTAAGAGTAACTCTATTCAGCCTACCATTACAGTTGGCAGTAATAGTACAACGAGATAATACATCTATTCCTTTTCTGTTAGTCGGCACCCTACACTTGCGGTTGCACACACTACACTGATATACTGAGTCTCCTCGTACTATTACCTTAGGCATTTTAGATACCTACAATTTGTATTTTAGACGTACGTTTGTAATATGCCTTTTCGATCTCTGACGGAATGGTAACACACTCAGAACAAATTGCATGTTTATAAAAAATGTGGTCACCTGTTGCATTACAGGCACTCATGGGAACCAAGATTAAACCATAGGTATCAGGACCTGTTTGTTGTGGTTGAATACCTAGTGGTTCAGATAGAACATAACTTTCCTCTGTTTCTTTTTTTAAACTGCCAATTAGTTCATATCCGTTAACCAATGTAAATGCTTTTAATGTGCTCATGTGTTTCCTTGTTAGGTTGTATTATTTATGTTAGTGGAACAGGTGTTTGTAGTCCGGCAATACACTTGCCCGAATTACGTAGTAATAAGGTATACCATAAAAGATTATTTCAGCAGTAGAATACAATCCCCAATATAAATTGGATGTAGAGTATGTATACTTGAGTAGGTCTGTCACAATATCTATTACTTTGTTGTTATCATGGAACATTTCAAATAAGGTATCCATAACATGCTGGTAATCTTTACTTGAATTTGTAACTTCAGTACTGTACAAAAATTTATACGAGTTAATTGGAAACACGTAAAATAAATCTAAGTCGGCAGTATACGCAGTAGGGGAGGGATAAGCAAATACTGCTCTCTGTCTTAACATTGGTACACTAGGTTCAAATGCTTTATTAAAGTAGGAAGAAACTTCATCTACCTCCTTCTTTAATCTAACCTTAACCTTTTGCACATCCTGATAAGTTGACGGCAATGCTTTATATAATGGAATTTCACCAGACTCTTCTAAAAATATAGAACAATCTCGTTTAATTATATTGATGTGGTGTGATAGCGTTTGTTCATCCATATATTATAAAGTATCCACAGACAGTAATGTTCCCCTTTGATTGGGTATTTATGTCTGTGGATGCTTACAGAAAACTACTTAATCAGCTTGGTTGATAAGTTGTACTACTTCATCAATAAACTCATTACACTCAGCAATGTTTTTTTGCAGGATGCTTGGGTGACACATCATCACCTCATTTAATTTGTATGCAAACTCTGTTTGCAACAGATATGCCCGATTTGGCCCACTTTTTTCTGTTCTAGCTGCTCGCTCAAGTGAGCTGCAAGCCATATTAAAAGTTTTGCACAGATATCGCACGATTGCACTGATATCTTTAATAGGTGCTTGTGGTTTTGGTGCTTTGTTGTATGGTTCAGCCATGTTGTTTGTCCTTATTTAGAGGATTGAAAGAAATTGTGGTGTCAATATTTACTTAATTGACTCGACATATTATACACAAAAAATTTTATTTTACAACGCATCGGTAATATCTATACTTTATAATATATAATGCTTTACGATAACACATGTTGGTTGTCCTGGGAAGTTGTATTTTTTTCTGTAAAAAGTTACAATTATTAAATACTTTTTATAGAAAAAATACATGAAAGTTACAGAACAAATAGCATACATGAACATGGCACACATCATATCAACATTGTCCCATTGTCACAAACGAAAGGTGGGATGTGTAATCGTAACAGTATCAAACCGATTAGTTGTTGGATATAATGGTTCAGCACCAGGTGACTGTAACTGCTGCGAAGATCCGGCTGGGAATACATTGCCCAATATAATACATGCTGAACTTAATGCCTTGAATAAGGTTGATACAGGAGATGTGACAGGAGCTACTCTATTTGTCACATATTGTCCATGTATTCCATGTATGAAGCAAATTATACAACATGGAATTAAAGAAGTATTTTTTGGGTCATATCCAACAAAACAATCAGAGATTGATTTTATGAACAATAGTGGGATTATTTGTTCATACCTTGCCCCCACCATTATAGGAGTTTAACTTAACTATACTTGGGATTTCAACCATTGTAAGTAAATATAATCCCAGGCAGTCAACCCAAATTATTTTTAATTGGGGATTTACAAATTACAAAAATGGGGACTGGTGACAGTAGAATAGGATTTATTCTTTTTACCCCTCTTAAATACACAACCAACAAATGGAGTTAGGAAATAATGTCGAAGGAACAGACAGTTTTACACGGAATCACAGTTGATTATTCAAGAGATAACAACTATGACATTATCGGGCTTGAACGGTTGCGTGATTCATACATGCAACAAGGTGAAGTAAGTCCACAAGAACGGTTAGCATACGTTAGTTACAAATTTTCCAGCAACCCCGAACATGCACAACGACTATATGATTATTCAAGCAAATTTTGGTTTGGATATGCGACTCCCATTTTATCATTTGGTAGAAACGGGTACGGTTTACCCATCTCATGCTTTTTAAATACCGTCACTGATAGTAAAGAAGGATTAGTGGACACCCAATCTGAAACTAATTGGTTAAGTATGATGGGCGGTGGTGTTGGAGTGTATTGGGGCATCCGTGGCCAAGACGAAAAATCAGTTGGTGTCATCCCCCATATGAAAATATATGACGATTCAACCTTAGCATACAAGCAAGGAACAACTCGTCGTGGCAGCTATGCTATGTATTTAGATATTAGCCACCCAGATATTATTGAATTCTTGGAGATGCGCAAAGAAACTGGTGACCCTAGAAGAAAGTGTCTTAATTTACACTATGGGGTTAATATCCCAAACACTTTCATGCAAATAATAGAAAACAGCATGAAAGACCTCAACTTTGACGACTCGTGGGAACTAAAAGACCCTTCCACAGGAAAGGTTCATGATGTTGTCAGTGCTAGGTATTTATGGGAAAAGGTGTTAGAACTTCGTGCTGGACAAGGTAGGGGCGAACCATATATTCACTATATCGATAACAGCAACGATGCGCTTGATCCACACTTAAAAGCTCAAGGGTACAAAATTAAACAATCAAACCTGTGTTCAGAAATTTTATTACACACAGATGAGTTTAAAACCGCTGTGTGTTGTTTAAGTTCTATCAATTTGGATCATTGGGATGAATACTGTGATAATTATCAATTCTTCAAAGATATTATGGAGATGTTGGACAACGTATTGCAATATTTTATTGATACTGCCTCACCTCGTATTAGTAGAGCAGTTCTATCTGCTGTGGAAGAAAGAAGTATTGGGTTAGGAGTAATGGGATTCCATTCTTACTTACAACAAAATGGTATTCCTTTTGATGGCGTGATGGCAAAAGTTGCAAATCTGCGAATATTCAAACAATTTCAACAAATGAGAGACAGAGCCAATCTTGAACTGGGAGCTGAAAGAGGCTCACCAAAACTGATGGAAGGTACAGGGAAGCGATTTGCCCACACTTGTGCATTAGCTCCAACTGCAAGTAATGCACTTATTTGTGGTAATGTTAGTGCTAGTGCTGAAATGTGGAGAGCTAACGCTTTTAGACAAGATACGATGAGTGGAACATTTATTCAAAAGAACACATATTTGGATAAGTTGATACATGAAAAAGTAGCAGCATCTTCTGATAAGTTGGACTATGATGAAATTTGGATTAATATAGTTCAAGACGAAGGTAGTATCCAAAATATTGATATTTTCACTGAATTGGAAAAAGACATTTTCAAAACTGCAGCCGAAGCTGATTCTATGTGGGCAGTTGAGCACGTAACAGATAGACAACCTTTTATTGATCAAGGACAGAGCTTTAATATATTCATTAGACCAGATATAAGTATCAAAAGGTTGCATGCTATTCACTTTAGTGCTTGGAAGAAAGGAGCAAAGACGATGTATTATGTACGAGCAGAGAAACTTGCAAACACTGAGAAAGTATCACAACGGATTGAACGCCGAAGAATTGAAGATGATATCGATTTAGTGGCTATCGTAAACGACGAAGAATGTCTTTCTTGTCATGGTTAAACAATAATACACACATAAGATGGTGGACACGATGTCCACCATCACTACCCAAAGGAATAACAAATGACCAAAAAGAAAATTAAATTAACAGACAGTAGAGATGCTTTTAAACCTTTTCAATACCCTGAATTTTATGATTTGTGGCTTAAACATGAACAAATTCATTGGAGCCATTCTGTTGTGGCAATGCAACAAGATATCAGAGATTGGAAAAATGCTCCGGATAACCAGAGAAATTTCTTAACTCAAATTTTGCGATTGTTTACCCAAGGGGACATCGATGTTGCAGGTGCTTATATTGATAATTACCTTCCAATCTTCCCACAACCTGAAATTAGAATGATGTTGTTAGGGTTTGCAGCAAGAGAGGCAGTTCACATTGCAGCATATAGTCACCTGATGGAAAGTTTGGGTTTTGAAGACTCTGTTTACACAGATTTCTTTCAATATCAAGAAATGGCAGCAAAGCATGATTTTTTCAAACAAATTTCTGGAACAGATCATAACCAAATCGTTCAACAAATGTGTGCTGTTAGTTCGTTTACTGAAGGTATGCAATTATTCAGCTCATTTGCAATGCTATTAAACTTTGGTCGTAATAATATGTTTCCTGGTATGACAAAAATTGTTACTTGGAGTATTATTGATGAAAGTTGTTTAATTAAGGATACAGAGGTATTAACCCCTACAGGGTGGAAACCAATTCAACACCTTTCACTATCAGACCAGTTGCTACAATTTGACATCAATACTGGAAATACTGAATTTGTACACCCCACTAATCTAACACACACTACTAGAACAGAGTCATACGTGTTTGAGTCTGATGATATCTACCAACATACAACATCTGATCACAGGATGATAACAAAGAGTGGTGAAAAATTTGTGGATATTACAGCAGATATGATAAATGAGGATAATAACCTATTGATAATATCTGGCTCTAAGTTATCAGGAGATGATATATTAACAGATGAGGACAAGGCAACTATTGAATTAATCATAACTGCCCAATATCCTGTTCAATGGATTTATGACAAAATTCCATTTGTATCATCTGAATGGGCCCATTCAGCAGTAGAATATTATTTAATGTTGACAACTCGTTAATTGGAGTATCATCGTCCAGTAATATAAATACATACACAAACCAAGTTACCACAGGAGAGTGTATGCATTACATAATATACAAGACAACAAATACTACTAATGGAAAGATTTATATTGGGTTACACAAACAACTTGCGTTAGATTTTGATGGATATTATGGAAGTGGAACAATATTAAAACGAAGTATTGATAAACACGGAATTGATAATTTTAAAAGGGAGACATTGTTTGTGTTTGATACCTTAGCTGAAGTAAGAGCCAAGGAGAAAGAATTGGTAACTGAGGAGTTTTGTACCAGGTCAGATAATTATAATATTTCTGTTGGTGGAACAGGAGGTAACACCACAGCAGGTTTAACACCACAACAGAAGATGCTCATAAGCGAAAAAACCAAACAGGTAAAATTAGAAAAAGGCTCCAACATTTATAGTGGTGAGAAGTTAAAAAATGCCCAAATTAGAATGAAAAATATACGAATTCAACCTGATAATAGAGGGTTATGTAGGTCCCAGGAATTAAAGGATAGGTGGTCAACTACCAAAAAAGACAAACACCTAAAGTGGATTACAGATGGTGACACATCTAGGTTGATTCACTCAACTGATATCATACCAAATAGTTGGAACATTGGTCGAGATCCTAACTATAAACGGTTTACTGCTCACACACAAGAATCTAAAAATATTATATCTAAAAAAATTAAAGGAGACAAATGTTATAATAATGGGATAGTCAATTTAAAGTTAAAAGTAGGACAATCACCTCCAGATGGGTTTAAATTAGGTATGATACAACACCATCTTCCCAAACATTGGATAACCAATGGTACAATAAATAAAAAACATTTAACCAACACCTCTATACCAACCGGTTGGTATAGAGGTCGAACCATAGGAAAAAAATATGAATAACACAATTTTAGAAGCATTCAATACACTCGCCAATGTAGCAGGTGGTACAATAAAGGACAATCAGCTTATTAAAACCCCTACTACTAAATTTAATAAACAACACATTACCCACGAGCCTTTAGAGTTCTATTGTGCTACTGTGCCTGGTACTGCATTTGTAATTAGGTCAAAAGGAAAAATATCAGTAACTGGTAATTGCCACTGTGAAGGTATGACCAAATTATTCAGAACATTCATCAAAGAAAATAGAGAAATTTGGACAGATGAACTAAAAGCACAGTTATATGGCATCGCTGAAAAAATGGTCGAATTGGAAGATGGATTTATTAATTTGGCATATGGGGTAATGGACGGAAGTGAGTTTAAACTCCCCCTTTATAAAGAGGACATGCACAAATATATCAGATATATTGCTGATAGACGACTAATTGCTTTGGGGTTGAAAGGTATCTTCAAACACAAAAAGAATCCTCTGCCTTGGATTGACGAAATGTTAGTGTTACCTTCACATAGTAACTTTTTTGAACAAGAAGAGAGCTCCTATAGCAAGGGCGCTCTTACAGGCAACTGGGATGACGTGTGGGGTACTGTGTCATAACTCGTTGATTTATTGACACGAATATAGTAAAATCCCAGTTAATACAAATTAACTGGGATTTTTTTATGGCTACAAAAACAGAAGCATTCATCGGCAAGGCGTCAGCTATTCATCAACACAAATATGATTATACATTAGTTGAGTATATTAACAATTCGACTAATGTGATAATTATATGTCCCATCCACGGAAGATTTACTCAACGTCCAGGAAACCATTTAAGCGGTGCTCAATGTAAGGAGTGCTCAAAGCTCAATAGAGCCGCTACAAATTTAGAAAAATATGGCCATCCAAATATTGCTCACGGCACAAAGAAAGATAAAATATCAACTACCAATATCGAGCGGTATGGTGTATCACAATCTGCTGCAAGTTCAAATAACATCAAAAAACGAAAACAAACATTGTTGGGTAGATATGGGGTAGATAATCCATCTAAAATCTTACAATTTCAAGAAAAACGAAAACAAACCTTTTTAGATAGATATGGAGCTGATAACCCATCTAATGTATTGTTGTTTCAAGAAAAACGAAAGCAAACTTTTTTAGATAGATATGGAGTACCAAGCTCATTTAAACGTTTAGATAGCATAGAAAAGAGTCGCAACACTTGTATACAACAATACGGAGTGCCACACCACACCCAACGAAATATTAGTCCAACAATTTTAAATAATATATCTGATTTTGATTGGTTATATGACCAATATATCACTCAACAAAAATCAGCTACAAAAATAGCAATCGAGCTAGGGGTGACAACAAAAACAATATGCACTTACCTGAAGAGACAAGAAATAACATTACGAAGAATGGTTAAATTCTCGTGGATGTGCATTGATTGGTTGGATTCTATAATGGACAAAGATAACATATTAATTGTACATTCTCTCAACAGTGGAGAATACAATATACCAAATACCAAACTACATGTGGACGGGTTTTGTGAAGCAACAAATACTGTGTATGAATTTCACGGGGATTATTGGCACGGAAATCCAACTAAGTACCACCCTGATAGACTTAATACTACTACAAATTCCACAATGGGTGAGCTATACAAAAAAACCATTGAACGGGAAGAAAAAATTCGAGAACTTGGATATGAATTGGTGATTATGTGGGAATCTGATTTTAACAACCACTAAATAAACCCCAATTGGGTTTTATTTTACCCCCTCTTCCAATAAAAGCCAATATATAACTTGTTGGCTTTTATTGCTCCAGATATCGCTCCACTATATAACCCAAACTGTTTTTTCAATTTCTCCCATAGTATTCCAAACTTTAACAAGTTCACCATCTATTGTTAGTTGTTGAACTTGTTTTCCACTCCTTTTAGATGGAGTTAATCTAATATCATTTAACTCTTTTATGTTGATTAATTTATTATCTAGTACATCCAAATCACCAACCAATCTCCAATAAAACCTCCAACAGTTTGATACTTATATTTTCTAACTGCTACGCTAATATTTCTCCAAGATTTTATCTCCAAATCAATGCCTGCTTGTCTCGACGATTTCCATTCTTTTATAACTTCTCCTGTTATAGCATCTATTTGATAGATTTGTTTATCAGTAGCGTTTCCACCAGGGTTATTTTCTTTCATCTTTTGTTGATGTTGTTCTGTGTGTTTAGTAGGAATAATTTCTCCTGCTTGGATTAGTGCTTTTCTTGTTTGACTTATTCTTTGTTGGAAGGTTCGTTATATTTGTGTTTATATCCTCTTCCCCCTGCCTCTAAATTTAAACACATTTTATCATTTAAGATATCTTCTGTTAGTATTTGATTTTCAACCAAAAATGCTTCTTCTCTTGTCAGACACATTTGTAGTATTTCCCTGGAAAAACATCTCTACCATATTTTTTGATGTAGTTTAACATTTTAATACCAGAACCGAGGTAATTATCAGTTAGAATGTTGGTGGAATGAACCGCAATATAAAAATGTTGGGTTAATATACAAGTTGTTTTGTACACACAATGGTATTGTTTAGTCATTGTTGATTTAATTTAAAATATATATTATAATATATTTTTACACAACAATCAACAAGGAACCAAAAATGATAATCAGAGATAGAATAGAGGAGGAAGGTTCACATAAATTTAAAATTTATGTGGACCTTTGAAAAACTTGATGGAGTAATGGTTGACTTTAGCAAATTTGCTGAAGAAGTGATCGGACACCATCCCAAAGATTGGGAGATGGACAGAAACGTAAAAAAATCATTTTGGAAAGGAGTGGACAAGTGGGTTAAGGATGGTAATAAGTTTTTTGAACTTATGGATCCAATGCCAGATGCTTTTCATTTGTGGGCATATATTGAAAAATATCACCCTACTATATTATCAGCTACTGGACACACCAGACACGCTGAAATAGAGAAAAGAAATTGGGTACACAATCATTTAGGACCATCTGTTCCAGTTATTTTAACTGTTGCTGCTGCAGATAAGGCTAATTACATAACACATGACAAGTGTATATTGATTGACGACCGTATGAAAGCAATTGCGCCTTGGAGAGACAGAGGCGGAATTGGTATTTTACACACAAGTGCACTAGATACAATTGCACAGCTTATTGAATTGGGATTATAGCATGGGATATATAGCGTTTGAATTAGATGAACAATCCAGAACTAAAATATTGGACTATTTTGCCCCAGCTCATCCAGATGTTATAGGTCACCACATTACACTTGAGTTTGGAGTGCCTGAACCAACTAAGGAAAAGTGGAAGGAACTACACAAAAAATACGCAACAGCTAAGATCACTGGGGTTGCACAAAATGAAAAGGCAAAAGCATTAACCGTGTCATTTGACGGAAATGAGCGTAGGGATGATGGGAAATATTTTCACATCACACTTTCAATTGATAGATCATCGGGAGTTAAACCAGTATATTCCAACCAATTATTGGTGGATGAACCAATATGGAATGTTGGATTAATTGTTTTTGTTACTGGAACTGTTAAATTTTTCAAATAAAAAGGGGGCCTAGGCCCCCTTTTTTAATACTTTCCTTTGGTGTATTTCTGTAGTACTTCATTCAACTCTTGCATGTATATTTCTCGTTGCCTATCTTTGCTTCCAATGATATTTTCATATTCTAGCTTAAGAGTATTTGCTTCCTCTAATAACCTTAATGTTTTAGTATATTCATCTTTTGTAAATCTGTACACCGGCAAATCTGCAATATAATCAATATACACCACACCAATTTCTACAAGAAGTTCTTTCAATTCAGACCGAGATTGGGTCTTTTTTGATATCCCTCCTATGTTATTATCGATAGCAGTAATTATGTCTTTATATTTTTGAATATCTACTTCTAATAGCGATAATAAGCGTAAATATCTGTCTACATAGAATGCCAATCTCCATTTTGTAAATCTAGCTAATAAATCTAAAGGCGTTAAATTTAACACCGCTGAATGATTAAAATCTAACACATTAAGATTCTCAATGTGTCGCACAGTCAACCCTAATAACAGTAGTAATGATTCATTGGTATGAGTAGCCAAATATCCTTTGTGGAATTTTACAGTAATGTTAACAGTGTCTCGTGAACCATCTGTATAGTCCACAATATTACCTTTTTCGTATTCACTTTCGAGTTTTGAAATTACTTTTTTGTGAGTTTGTCCATATGGTATCTTGTCAATTAATACTGTGGTAGCTGTTAATATTTTTACATTCCCACTAAAATAATACGCAATACCTCCATCGGTAATTATAGAATCATGAGCAGTGTTATCTGATGGAGTAAACTCTGGAAATATTTCATCCAAGTCTTCAACACTCGTCCCTTGTAATATTTTTAATTGAGCTCGGATAATATCTCCCAAGTCTCTAGGTAAAATATTTGTGGCAAATCCAACTGCAATACCTTCTGCTGGATTTACCAACGCTAGTGGTACTAGTGGTAGAAAATGTTTTGGTTCTTTTTCTGTACTATCGTAGTTATCCACCATTGGAACAATTTCAATATCTCGCATTACAACATCTTTAGTGAAAGCAGATAATGTTACAGAGGTATATCTGGATGCACCATAAGCAGTGGCATCCAATAAAGTTCCAAATGCACCAGTTCCTTTAAATAAAGGTATATTATTACCATACGGTGCAGTAATTGTGTTTATTGAACCATCAGGGGCATCATGTGGATGAATCGGCAAGGTAGCTCCTGCTAATGTAGCAGATTTCCATTTGTGTCTATCTCTAGCTGTCCATAGCACTCTTCTTGCTCCTGATTTTAATCCATCAGTAATAGATGGAATTGCTCTCATTTGCATTACAAAGAGTGCATATTCTCTTCGTTGTTGGTTAATATATTCTGAACTTGTCCCTGTCATATTACACCTATTATAAATTAGTTTGATTTTTTGGGTTTAGATACGCATGGGCAACATCCACAACATCTTTCATATTTTTTGGTGTATAATTAGTGTGTTCCACACATACATTTATATTCCATGGCATTAAAGTGTGTTGATGAATATGACCATGAACATTAACACAACCAGGAGGGACATTGTCCAATGGATAATGTGTCAATAATAATTGATAGTCCACATCAACATCTTGAACTGTAATAGTCATACATGAAAATTGTTCATCAAATTTCAAATTGTTTAATTTTCCTTTATTGTCCATATCATGATTGCCAATCACATGAATCTTGTGTCCTGGAATTTTTTGCAAGATTTGATTCATACCAGACACGTCACCAAATGTAATATCTCCACACCAAATAACAATATCATTTGCTTGAACTGTATTGATATAATTACCTATCAAACACTTGTTCATTAAATCCACTGATGGAAATGGTCGCCCCGAATACTTAATAATATTCTTGTGGTTAATATGAATGTCACTCCAAATCCAAACCTGTCTTCCGTCTGTTGTTTTTCCGTTGTTATCGATGATAAGGGGTACATCTGTTATTGGTGGTATATTCCAATGTTCTGGGTTCCTTGCTTTTCGTCTTCCACCGTGTGTTACATCAGGAAGTTCTAAATCCAAAATATAATGAGCCAATAGTGTAGTATTTGTAAATTTCATGTTTTAATTCCTCTATTTTATTCTATAATAGTTGTGAGCCACGCTTTTCTTAAATCGGCATTTTTACCAAATAACAATTCCATTACCTCTTTCATTTTGCCATCATCCACAAACGGTATGACTGATTTCTCGATGTCTCCTAGTATCATTTCCCAATCTACTTTTGACATACTACCCAAACCTTTCATGTATGTAATTTCCCAACCCTTGTACTTGGTTTTTACTTTTTCATAATCAGATTGTGTTGTAAAATGTATTCTTTTTCCACCCTTTGAAGCAACAACGTTTGGTGCAACTAATCTATAAAAGATAGGAGGGCAGTTTGGGTCAAATAATTCAGGCCAAAATTTAAAAAACAAACAAGCAAGTAGTGTAAAAATATCGTCACCATCTCTATCAGCATCTGTTGCAGGGATAATATATCCATAGTTTAACTTACTTCTATCAGCAGGTTTTCCTGGTGTAAGACCTATTACTGCTAATAACTCTGTAATTTTGCCCATCTTCAATGCTTGAGCTGGTGTACAATCCCACACATTGTTGATCTTCCCTGTCAATGCGAATGCTGCAATTGTGTTTGGGTCTCTTGCTTCTGATATTTGAGATTTTGCTGACAACCCTTCCGTAATTAACAGTCTACATAGTTTGCGGTCAGTGCTAGTAGCATCCAACAATCCATCAACTTTAATGCGTTTGCGTAGTTGTTTTTCATGAGCGCCAATAGCTTTTGAATTTTCATTAAGGTGATGTCGGTCATTAGCTCGAGCTAACACCTCTTCTAACCAAACATTGGTTGTTTTTGCAAACGTTTTCCAACTAGAATCCACAGCACTTGTGAATTCTTTTCTCATATCAGGACCAGTTAATCTAGTCTTTGATTGACTGTCATACTCAGGGTTTTTAACCTTCAAATTAGCCAACACCAACAACCCTTTTCGAATATCATTTCTGGTAATTTCAGCTTTTAATTTTTTAGCTTCTTTTAATAAATGATTTCCTACTCTATCAAATAGAACATTGAAAAATTGTGTGTTACACTTTCCACCATCAAATAACAATGAACTATTGACCCAAGTAAACATTTGCTCATCAATCCCATCATGGCCATTGCATATAATATAAATATCCCCGTGAACATTTTCATCATTTACACTAAAAGTAAAAGTATCTTTTCCTACTGCAATCCTATCAATATACTCTTGTACACCTCGTTTATAACGAAACTTTTCTCCATTGTATTCAACACTTATATTTGGATTTGTCATCGCAATTTCAACTGCTCTATTGCGAATTAAATTGTCCGGTAGTGATATATCCGAAAACACCAACGGATCTAGTTGAAAGCTTAATTCTGTTCCTGTGGTCTTTGCAACCAACTCAGTAATTTTAGGCCTTGATGCTTTATTTGCACCATCAACAAATTTCTGGTAGTATTTTTTATTGTCTCGATGTATGGTAATATCTAATTCAGAGCAACAAAAGTTTGTACAAGCTGCGCCCACTCCATTCATACCCTGGACACCTATTTGCTTATCTTCAGTAAAGTTTCTACCCGAACGTAATGAACTAAACACTACTTCTGGAGTAAATTTCCCAGAACTATGCTTATCAATAGGTACACCTCGACCATTATCACCAATTGTGTATTTTCCTGTTTCAGGTGATGCTTGAATTTTCAACAACTTAACCTTGGAAGAAATCTGGGCAAATTCATCCAAACTATTATCAACGATTTCACCGAATGCCTTATACACCGCTGGTATAAATGTAACATCTTCAATTTGTAATACTGGGCTAGATAACAATGGTATAGAAAATGTGGTTGGATTGCCACTACCGAAGTATACAGGGTTGCGTAATCTAACATGCTCTCTATCGGTTAATATTTTTATATCTTCTGATGTATATGTTTTTTCTTTCATCTAGTTTTATTCTCCTAATTGCGGGAAGTGGCTTGTTGAGCTGCTATTAGCCTCTCAACATCATCCATTGCAAAATTTAAAGCACTTAATAATTGCAATACTGTTTGCCCAGCAGGCATCTGCCGGAGTATATTAAGTTTATCCAGAATTAAACCTTGTTGAGTACCAAGTTGTGTAACATTCATAGTATCCCACAAATCTGTTCTTATATTAACTTCCCAATCTTCTTTTTTTATTTGTTCATATTCCATTATTATGTTCCTTTTTCACAATATAAATTTATTACTACCTTGGCTAAATTACCCGAAACAGTATTCTGCATAATGGTACGTAATGTGTATAATAATCCATGCTTTCGAATAGAATCATTAACATCTTTGCAATCGTCACTTTTATCTAATGTACTTATACTCCACCCCAAGTCAATTGCTTGTTCAGCTAAAATATGCCCTGACCCATACCTATCCGGTATTACTACTTTAGGTCTTCGAGATTTGTTTAACCACGTGATTTGGGATTTTGTTAATTTGTTGCCAAAAATTGCGACTCCTGATAATGCAGATGCATCAAACCAACCTTCTACAACATATAATGGATCCGTGTTGTACCCTTGTATTTGATCATACCCATACATTACATTATCCCTAGCTACTGATGCACTCAAATATTTCTTTTGGTGCAAATCTGTTAAATCCCTACCTTGATAGAATATTAATTTGTTGTCTTTATATATTGGAATGATTAGTCGTCCGTACCATCTGGCATTAAGAACATGCTGTTGGTGCTTTACACAATGAAATGGATAAGTTTTCCAATCGATCCCTCTGTTGGCTAAGTATTCAATAGAATACTGACACCAATCATCATCGGGATCATCCACTAATGGATAAAAGAAAGGTAGTAACGGGATTTCATCCGGCTCAATAGATTGATAAACAGATACAGCTTTAGAATATTCACCTGTAAGGGCGTCGAGAGTTAGTTTCCCCCAATCCACCTTAAGGATACCAAATGATTCAAATACTTCCACCATATTTTTTGATGGATTTTTATTTTCAGTTGGCTCATATACTGCAACATGTCCACAATTAAAACAATTATATGTTCCACCATGTTCTGTAAACACAAATGCAGCTCGTTTACCTTTTTTACCATGGTCATTGCATACCTTACACAATACAGGATACCATCCCTTAGCACTTGGAGGGTCTAAGTGTATATGTTGAGTGATTATTTGTTCAAATAGATTATTAGAAGAATCAACTGTTGACGGCTTCCTATCCATACGCTCTCCAATATTGATATAAAATACAATTATACATCAATATTGAATAAACTTCAACTTTCTTACTATTCTGATGAATTGTTCTCTATATAATCCATTAGTTTTGTGTATATCAACCGTTGATATCTTTTCCACTGTTGAAGTTTGTATTTTTGGAATTTTGGATTGTCAGTTGGAGCTAGTAACACCGATTTCATTTTATCAAACCGTTGAACTATGCCAAAACTTTTGTTAAGACCTAACGTGCCTTTGGTGCTAATATTATTCAATACCTGTTTAATAATATCTGTTGGATGGCCTCTATCCTCTGCCCACCAAATTAAACCAGATACAATATTTTGCGAATGTGCTTCAATCTCCACTTGCTGACTTAAGTATTTTTCCTGATCACCACTCCCCCCTGCTGACTTTATAAGGTGCTTATCTGTTGAGGTGAGGGTGTGTTGGTTGTTGCTGCGTTGGGACTGTATTATGTGGGTTAGTTCATGCTCCACTGTTCCAACCCAATTAGGTACTAATAAAGCCGCTCGGTTTACCTGGTGAATCAACTTAAATGGATAGTATAGGTCAATTAATGCAACATTCATGTATGGACCAGTTTTTTTAGTAACCTCCTCAGATGAACCAACAAAAATTCTACGAAATCCTGTTGCAGTGCCGTGGTGAGCCATTTTTTCCACAATATGAACCCCTACTCTTATTGAGGTGCCTTGATAGTTATCTTTATCATACTTGACCCGTGTTGCTACTGGTTGATTTGTTTTTATGTTGTCAGGTGTACCATAAAATGGTGTTTTAATTTGAGAATTTAAAAGGTTATTGATAACAGGGGTTAACATTTTTTTTAACTTGTCCTCCAGTACCTTAACCATATCCACTGTGTTTAGATTAAGGTCTTCACTGGTTAAGTCCACAAACTTAAGCCAATCATTAAATATCTTGGTTAGTTGTTTATTCGCAGTGGGCGGCAATGCTATTTTTTCCACTAATAATTTTTGAGTTGACATAAAAATATCCATTAATTGATATTTTATTTATCACCCACAAACAAAAAACCACCCGAAGGTGGTTTATGTGAAGGTGTTTCTGTTTCCAAGTGTACCTCCAATACTCATACCTACTTAGTTGCCTAAGCGGCTAGTGCATAATTTTCTGAATTTGCAGTTATATTTTTTATGCCATTAGATATTACTATCCAGAAGGTCATCTCTCTAGTTGCCGATCAAACTTATTCTACCCCAATCGATACCATGACATCCCCATAATTAGTTATTTGTGGAGATGGTGGGAGTCGAACCCACGTCTTGAAGCCTTTAATTTGATAGGAATTACAACCATTCAACTTTTGTATTTATACTATTCGAGTTTTATGTGCCTTAATATACTCATTTGTGAAATACTTTACTCTACCATCTACCATTTCACACAAGGTAGTAGGATGTATTCCCGAACCTACTGCAATAGTAAATTGAATATCAACCAATTGCTCATCGATATCATCAGTGGGCCGAACATAATCCATACCGGATACAAATATCCTATAAGCTTCAGTGGCTAAATTATATGCCAATTGATCTATAGCAATTTTTGTTTGGTTGGCATCAATAGCTTGAATGGTACCATCTTTGATAATTTCTGTACACAATTCTTCCCAAGATTGTAACTCTTGATTGCTAATTTTAGTTGGTGTAGATGTATTGTTCATTTATGTCCTTTTGTTGAGGCCCAATCCAAATCCAAGTCTTCTTGATACTCTTTTGCAATGTGAATTACAGGAAGTGTATCTAAAATACTTGGTAGTTTATCAATATCCATATCCCCAATATTATATGATAGGGTAATATGTGGGGTAAAATCAGGAAAGTCAAATGTAGCATCATGTTTTTTCATTAGATATTCATGTCGTTCTTTCAATTCTGGACAATCATATTTTATAACCAAACAATTGCTACTACTTCCATCTTCACTGGTTGACTTCCATACATCAAAAGTTGTTGGAGTTCCAGTAAACATTGGATCTATATTACCCAATGCTTCATATTCAGGTAAAAACTTTCTACTATATAACAACGTAGAATGCATATCTTTTGGCAATAATCCATTGGGAATATCATTATCTTTAATGTACTTCAATACTGCTGTGGTTGTGGGTGTATCAAACTTTACACCTGCATACGTTCCTTTATTCGTTTGTAGTTCCGTTAATAACATTTAACTTCCTTGATATTGATTTATCTCTGAATCTTGACGCTTTTGCCATATCAGAGTGATTACCGCATTTATCTTCCATCCGCAACATATGTGCAAATGCTAGTCCTATTTCATCTCGGACACGAACTTTAACTTCCTGATTTACTCGTCCATTCAAATACACTCTACAGTGCCACCAATTAAGTATCTTAGTGACGTTTGTAAAGTGAGTACATTCACCAGTGGCAATATTCTGTATAGGTAGTACTGGTTTGATACTGTTTGGCTTGATACTGTTTGGCTTGATACTGTTTGGCATGATACTACTTCCGTTTATATTTCACAAAAACTAATTCTTTGTTTTCAGCTGGTGTTACACTCACCACATCGAATTGTTTTTTAATACTCTTTATCGGAAAATACATATCACATTCTACATCTTTATCAACAAAAGTCAACAATAGTTCATCTGCGAATGCAATAGCTTCTACAAATATTCTTCCACCACCAATAATAAATACTGGATTATCTAATTCATCAGTGTGATATTCCACAGCTCTAATATTTGGAATAACAGTAGCATTTGGCAAAGATGTAAGTGTCCTTGAGACTACAAAACACTTACGATTTGGCAACACACTTTCAATTGCCTTATCTCCCAATCGCTTGTTAATGTCTTCATAAGTATGCCTACCCATTACACAGCAATGTCCCATCGTGTGCTCCTTGAAGAATTTAAAATCTTCAGAGTAATACCAAGGAATTTCCCCCTTGTTTGAGAATCCACCAAAGTTCTTCTCAATTGCAGCAATAATGGTGTACTTTTGTTGTGGGATGGGTTCAAATTGAAACTGTGGTTGACCCATAGCTGCTCGTATTTGAGCTTCCTGCTGCATTCGAGCTTGTTCCGCAAACATTTTTTGCACTTCTTCCGGATTCATACTAATATTGCTCCCAACCGTTGAACTGTTAATGGAATGTTTCGAGTGTCGCTATACAACAGCAACGAGAGGTCTTGGTCAAAAAATACCTTTTCGGCCCGTAATCCTGCCAACGAAAATCCATCTATCATTCTAGTGATTGAAACAAACTTAAATACTTGGTGTTCAGTTGTAACAGTCAGTTTTACCATACAATAAGTAATAGGTGTGTTACCATCGCTAATCAACAAATCGATGAACTCCGCCATAACTCTTTTAGCATCCTGTGAGTTTTTCCCCACATATAGGCGGGTCACTCCTCTATTTCCAACCCACACTTCACCTAACATGAGGTACAGGAATGCAGTGGTAATTCTTCTGCGACGGTGCTGATAGCTTGAAAACGTGCCATTTAAAATGTGTGCCGTAGCAGTGTGCAACGTGTCAATATCCAACTCTCTAATCATAACATCTCCTTAATATCCGAAATACCTACAATTGGTATATTCAATTCCCGAGCTTTATCCAACTTACTAGAAGCCCCATCTGGATTATTAGTAACTACTAAACTGGTTTTTGAACTAATAGAGCTACCAATTTTTCCACCAGCCTGTTCAATTAATTTTTGCAAATTAGCATCACGAAATCCAGTAAACACTACAATTTTTCCACTAAAATTACCAGAAGCAGGTGGCATATATGGTGCAATCACTACTACTTTTTGTACTTCTCTTAAAAAATTTAAAAATTGTGGATATCCTGTTTGCACTTTTGTGGCTGTTTTGTGTTCAAATCCTTTAACATCTAGGATTTTACTGTAACTTTCACACAGTGACATATCTCCATTGAATGCATCATACAGAGCTTTCATTTTCCGAACTCCAACTCCTCTACCAAATGCGTTATGAGCACCCATCAATAGATATAATGGGATATTGGTTAATTTTTCACGGAGGCCATTGAAAATCTTTTTTGCATTTACTTTTGAGTTTAGTAAACTACTTAAATCTTCTTGGGTCAACATAATAACACTTTCAGGTGTTTCAAATCCCATATCAAATATTTTTTGTAGATTACCTTCGCCTAAGTGAGGTGCTTTAATGGCATCAAAAAAGTCAACTAATTGTCCATATAATGCCTCTTTACTGTTAGCATCGTCCAACACCAAATCAACACCAGTTTCTGTCCAATGAGTATATCCATATTGGAGAGTCTTCTCAGTAAACCATTCATCATAATCAGCTACTGTTGATGGATGCAAAACTTCCATAATAAATGGCACAACATCACCACTTCTGGTTACTTTTACTTTAGACCCTGGACCAATTTTGTTTTCACAAATAAACTTCATATTGAAGCCTGTTGCCCACGTAACTGTTACTCCAACCAATTCAACTGGAGAAATTTCCACTCTTGGTTTTAGATAACCATGTTTACTAATGTTGATTTCGACGTCCACAACAGTAGCAATTACAACATTGGAGGCATCTGTAATTTTATATTTGATTGCGTATGCTGGATTCAAAGTAGAGCTGGTTGGATTCATTTCAGCACGTTTGGCAGCTGAATCAACTTCCAGTACAATACCATCTAACTCATATGCAGAATATTGTTTCCGGTTTTTAACTTCTGCAACTAACAGACCATCATTAATGTTATCCAATTTCCAACGGCGGTAGGATACAACATTAAAACCTAACTCTTCCAGTAACTGAAGCTGTGCTGTTTTTCCTAATTTGGAACCTACTATTTCGTAGACAACAAAATCAACATATTGATATACACCAACTGGATTAACACTAGCATTCATTAAACCAGATACCATATTTCGGGCATTTTTATATGGTGTTCCATTTCTTGTTTTTAAAGTTTTGATAATTGGAAAGTTTCTAATTGAAATAATGTTCTCACCACGGACAGCTAACGGCTGCCCATTGTGGTTGATTTTCTTAGGAACAGATGGCATTTGTGATAAATGTCTGGAAATGTCGGCACCTTGTGTACCATTTCCTCTACTATAACCTATTTGAAAATTACCATCTGCATCATATACAACAAGACCACTAGTGCCATCTAATTTATCAGATTCCACAGCACTATATGACTCTAGGCTCCACTTTTTGACCCAAGCTTCAATTTCACCGTCATATACTTGGTCCAACGAGCCCATTTGGAATGGTAAAGTAACCTTTCCGCCACGGACATCACTACCAATGCCTAAGAAATAAGCATTGGTTGGATCAGTGTTTTTTGCATATTTAGATAGGGCATCATACTCACTATCTTCCATCAGAGGTTCTTCGTCATTGAAATATAACTCATCTGCTAATTCAAGTACGGATATGATTTGAGCGGTTGAATACCCACCAAATCCAATCTCAAAGAAAGCCGCCGCCAATAATTTACCTTCATCTGTAGTAATCATATTTTTCTCCGTTATTCAATAATAATGATATTATATACGAATTTTAGTATTTGTCAACTTAACGGGAATCTAAATTATACAGCCTATACTGCTACGGTAGCTTTAATTGTAGGGTGACTTTCATAACCAATGATTTCGAAATCTTCAAATTTAAAATCATCAATATCATTAATCGACCTATTAAACATAAATTTTGGTGATTTAAATGGAGTTCGAGATAACTGTTCAATACATTGATCTACGTGGTTTTCGTAGATATGAACATTACCACCATTCCAAATCAATTCACCAGGGTTTAAACCGGTTACTTCTGCTAACATTCTCAACAATAATGAATACTGTACAACATTGAATGGAACACCCAAAAATACATCACAGCTACGTTGATTTAATATCATTGAAAGTTCACCATCCACAACATTACACTGAAACGAATAATGACATGGGGGCAATTTCATATTTGACAAATCACCAACATTCCATGCAGTTACAATCATTCTTCTATCTGTTGGATTGTGTAACAACTTATCAATCAAAATAGCAATTTGGTCAATCTCATACGACTTAAAAATAGGAGCACCATGTATCTCACTACTTTGAACATCCAGTTCATGAGTTAACCACCTTCTCCACTGGTATCCGTACACTGGCCCCAACTCTCCATGTTCATCTGCCCATTCGTCCCAAATACGAACATTATGGTCTTGTAAATATTTAATGTTGGTGCTACCAGTCAAGTACCATAACAATTCACGAACAATTGATCTGATGTGCATATGTTTTGTGGTCAATAGTGGAATACTACCATCTCTCAAATCAAAACACATTTGAGGACCAAAAATACTTTTGGTTCGAATTCCTGTTCTATTTTGACTCCAAGTACCTTCAGTTAATACTCGTTGTACGAGGTGTAAATATTCCTTATCGTGAAACGATATTTCTTCCATGAAATCTCCTTTTTATTGTTCAACTACATACAGATCACTATCTCTAACCCATTTCTTCCATGACCCAACCATTCTATCTGATGGGGTGATTTCATACAAGGTGTCGATTTTTTTACTTGCTAATTCTTTAGCGGCCTTTTTTCCAGTTTTAATAACTTCCACCCCTTCGTATACGTATACAGGCTTATCATCCATCTAATTTTTTCCTTATGTTAAATATTGTTCGATATAGTCCCGATCTTGTGTAAAAATCGGGATATTACGTTCTATTCCTTTTGTTTGTCGATCGCCACCTAGCCGCGTGGTATAGCAACTTCCTCTTTTTTTCCAGGTATGTAGATTGTTCCAATTTACACATTTTTCCAACATCAACATATCTTGCACCTGGCTTGTGTTTTTCTTATGCAATTGGTTATGACTGAAGTGGTGTTGTCCCAACATGTTTATTGAATTTCTTGTTGCATCCTGTTGTCTCCATACAAAATAATTGGCCACTTCAGACATGGGTACGTTAAATACTCTACTGTCAAATAATGCAAAATTTGCTGGAGTATATGGGATGTCTGGGAACAATTGTCCAATGTGGAAATTGAAATTAGCAGTTGCGATTGCTGCTGATACTGATACAGTTTTCTGAATATTGCCACCGTACCAAGGGTCTGTTGTTAGTTTATCCCAATCACACAACAATATTGAAATTTCATCTGATTGTGTATACCCAAATTTAGCATTTTGAATTTGTGAACCTAATGCTTCCATAGTGAGACACATCGCTGTATGTAATTTTTCACTAAATGGATCATTGATCATACTAGGATCATTTTCTTTGTTGATTTTTCTGGTATATGTATGGAACGCTTTACCATCTAACCTAATAATGGTAGCAGATCTACCTAAAAGAGAAGACTGAGTGGTCTTCTCATATTTCTTCATTCTGTCGCCCAATGTGTCCTTTGACATACAAATCTCCTTATATTAAGCTGCAAATGTATTATACGGAGATTATCTATCAATATCAACTGGTGGACTAATACATGGATTAGCGCTTTCTTCTTCTAACACGGTTATTAACTAATGTTCCAGATGAAACTGCTGGATCTCCTGCTAGTTCATTCAAATACTCTTCAACTGCTGTGTATCCATTATTGTTAGCATCACTGTTTCTATCACTACTATTATTTGGATTCAAAGAATGTGTTGTTTCCCAATCATCTGGCATTCCATCATGATCAGTATCAACAGAAGCAGTTCCTACAGCTAATGTGGGCCAATTATTTTGGTCTTGTCCTACAGTACCTGTTCCATTTATAATATCATCCATTATACGAGAATCAATAATATCTCTAGTTGGTAATTTTGCTCCTGCACTTGGTAACACATTGGTTAAAACTAAACTTGTAGAATAGGTGGTTACAAATGGTGTGGTAACTGGTGAAGATAGTAAATTAATACCTGAATTGCCACCATAAATGTTACCTGGATTGAAGTCATTTACTGTTCCAGTTGGATATAGTGGAGAATAGTTGCCAGTTATATAAATGCGAGTTTGTGAATCCACATCAAGTATTGTATTGTAACTACCAGCATCACCCAAATCTAATGGATTCTTTTTGTATACGTTGTTTACAAAATTAGCTTGGGTGGTATTAAAATTGACTGGATAAAGATTGGTAGCCTTTTGCATTCGGATGTTACCCGAATTATATGTTGGGTAATAGTAAATTACATTATTACGGAAGTCAAAAATACTAGGGTCATCTACACGAGGATTACGTTCTTGGTTGTGAGCAAATACTGTGTGATGAATGGATATAGATCTCGGATGAACGGTGTCAACACCAATATCACCACCAGCTAAAAATCCCATACTGTGAGAGCCTTTAGAGTGACCTGAAGTTGCTCCAGATGCAATAATACAGTTTTGAATAGTGACATCACTTACTGAGTCCCAAACTGTTGCATTCTGATCAACAGACCATTGAATAGACAAATGATCCAACACAACATTATAAACTCTGTTTGGGATATCCACACCCCACATTTCAACACCACTATTATAGTCACATGAGTTTAATCCTTTGGCAATACATGCATCACTACCTGGTCGAATTCTTAAATATCGAATTACAACATCATGAGCCCCATCTTGAATATAGAATCCCCAATTTTTGATTTGGATACCATCCCCAGGAGCTGTTTGTCCTGCAATAGTAATATAACTATGTGCTGCATTTATGATAATATCATTAGCTAATGATATAGTTCCACCTGTTTTGAATACAACAGTTCTTGCTCCTGTTATACCTTCAACACAGTTTCTAAGTGAACCAACTCCAGAATCGTCTAAATTGGTTACTTCACATATAACTCCACCTCTTCCTCCAACAGTCTGAGTACCATACCCTTCGGCAGTTGGAAACGCTTTTGGAGGAATTGCGGAAGCAGGGGTAATAAAGGAAAATAGCAATAATGCTATTAAGGTTGAAGCAAATAAAGATAGTTTTTGCATAATAAATACCAGTTTTTAAATTGTCTGGTATTTATTACTACTAACTTTACATCTATTAATCCATATTGCTAATCTTATGAGTTTCTAAGATAGCTCGTTCAGTGTCGAGGTTTCTTGTAATGGCAGCTTCTGTGGTAAACTTATTTGGAAGAACTAGGAGACACTATCATAAATATCTTCACCAAATTAATAAGTGAGTAGTCTCCATGCAGCAACAGTTTTATGTATATGAATTAATTGACCCAAGAACAAATATTCCGTTTTATGTGGGAAAGGGATGTGGCAATCGAATACACCAACACATATTAGAAGCTAACAAACCAAGAGATAAACAAGTTAATAAGTTTAAATGTGCAGTTATTAACAATATACTGAGCAACCATAGAGTGGTGGTTGAATCAATCATACAGGATAAATTATCAGAACAACAAGCATTTGAGTTAGAAATAGAATTAATAGCTAAATACGGAAAAAGGTGGGATGGCACTGGATCATTAACCAACTTTCACGATGGTGGAATAGGAGGAACTGGATATCCAAAAGAAATAGAACAATATAGCATAACAGGATCATTTATAAAATCCCACTCATCGATTACATTAGCAGCTATGGAGCATAATATTCATAAAAGCTCAATATGTGCGGCACTTAATGGGAGAACCTTGTTGGCTGGTGGATATAGATGGGGATATGTTGGAGATATATTAACACCATATACCAACATGAAATATACTCCTGTATCTTGTTATAATATGGATGGAACCATTAGATGCAGCTTTAATAGTATTAAATCTGCAGCAAAAAGTTGTAATATTATATACACCAATATTATTGATGCTATAGCTGGAAGGCACCATACTGCAGGTGGATATAGATGGGCGTACCTTGGGGAAATTCCAAATTCCATCCCAGATGGCTATAATATTCCAGGTACTAGAAAGTTTGCATGTTATGATAATAACATGCAACTAATAAAAGTGTATGATAATCTGGCAGATGCTGTATTAGAAACTGGCGCAGTATCCTCTGGTATAGTAGATAGGTGCGCCGGCCGTGTTAAATATAAATCAGGGGGATTTTATTGGAAATATTATTCATAACTCTCCAAAATAGACCGTTCCTTGTCCACATCACGGTGGATAGCACTATCTACTGTGAATTTATCTGGATATCTATGTCTAAGTTTTTCAAATCCCATATCTAATGTTTCATTTAAGGATTTACCAAGTGCATCATGGCCTATTAAGATATACCACATAACATCAAACATCTCCTCCCTAACATTAACCTGATCGATATCAGTTCCATTTTCAACGGCTTTTACAATTGCCTCAATTAATTCAGTACTTTCAGTAGCAATACCAATTAAAGCATGAAACAATCTAGGGTCAATTGGAAGATCCACAACATTAGAAGTATTGGTAGTACTTGCTAATGCAGTATGTGTATTAATAACAGTTCCTAATTGAGAATTCCAACCGTTATTATCAATTGGTTTTCCATAAAACACATTTTTCTTAATTGCATCTAACATATTACCAGCAGCAATAAACATTTGCATTACCTGTAATAATTTATCGTAGTCAGTATGAACTACTTCGAGGTGACTTTCAGTGCGAATAGCATCTTTGATATATTGAGCCAAATCCGTGGTATCTTGTGAATTATTCATATAATCTCCTTTTGTATGAATTCATTACATATTATACAGATGTTTTGTTTTAATGTCAACGTAATGGTGTTTTTCAAAATACTTCAAACGTTAATATGATTATAGTATAATAAATGTTTACAAAATAAATAAACTCACAATACCACTGGAGATTATATGAAAACACATTACCGTACTATATGGCTATCAGATATACACTTGGGAACGAGAGATTGTCAAGCTGATGCACTTTTAAATTTTCTAAAAGATACTGAATCAGATAATCTTATTTTGGTTGGCGATATTATTGACTTTTGGGCAATTAAGAGAACTCCATACTGGCCAACATCTCACAACACAATTATACAAAAAGTTCTTAAAAAAGTAAGACACGGAACTAAAGTAATTTTCATCGCTGGAAATCATGACGAGTCCCTTAGAGAGCACGTAGGGTTATCATTTGGTGGAGTGGAAATACATGAAAATTATACTCATACCCTCACAGATGGTAGAACAATATTTTGTGTACATGGTGACATTTATGATGTAATTACCAGATACCATAGATGGTTGGCTATTTTAGGTGATGTTGGATACACTGGACTACTGTGGTTAAATCGAATTCAAAACAAAATCAGAGCTTCTATCGGGTTTGGACATTGGTCTTTATCAGCATACGTTAAATCTCGAGTTAAGGACGCTGTTAGTTTTATTAGTGATTATGAAGCTAATGTGGTGAAAGAGGCTAAGCAATTAGGTGTAACAGGTGTGCTATGTGGACACATCCACCACGCAGAAATGCGAACAATTGATGGGGTTCTTTATTTAAATACAGGAGACTGGGTGGAAAGTTGCACTGCTATTGTGGAACATTTAGATGGTAGTTTGGAATTAATTAAATGGATGGAACATAACAGATGAAGATTTTCATGGCGTTCAAGGTACAGGAAACGGTCATATCACAGTACTCCATCATAAATACTAATACCAAAACAATTATGGTAATATTATGGATGATAAATGGACCATGGAATGGTTTATTGGTATGGGGGTTATCTTGGTTGCTGTAGGTGGTAGCTTACGAATAGTAAAAAGTAAAATTTCTGATGAAATTAGGAATGATATTATAAGTGCTACCCCAAAATGTAGAGATAATTTATCAGAGCGGATATATTGGTTGCTAAATGATATAACGGATTATCCTTACTGTGTTGGATGTGGTGTTTATATTCAGCCCATTTTTTACAAGTTAAAAAATGGATACAAAAATTCCAGATTTTGTTCTCCGGCTTGTTCAAGCAGGTCTGATGATATAAAACAAACTAAAAAATATAATTTTAAAGAGATACATGGTGTGTACCACCACATGCAGCTATCTTCAACGAAAAGTAAGATTAAGCAAACAAATTTAGATAGATATGGTGTGGAAAATACATTTCAATCTGATGAAATTAAAGATAAAATTAAACAAAATAGATTAGAACAAACTGGATATGAATATGCTTCACAAAATCCAGAAATTAGGAAAAAAATACAACAAACAAATTTAGATAGATATGGAGTGGATAATCCACGGAAATCTAATGTAACCGTAGATAAAATAAAACAGACCAACCAAGAACGATATGGATATGATTCGTTCTTAATTTCTCCAGAGGGACAACAACAAAGATTACAAACCACTTTAGAAAAATATGGGGTGGAATATGCTTTACAAAGCCCCGAAATACAACAAAATAAAAACCAAACCTGTTTAGCTAAGTATGGAGTAAACCATCCTATGCAAACTACTACTGTTTTTGAAAAATGTGGTAAGTACAAGAATAAACAATTGAATCTACCATCTGGTAAATCAATTCGATACCAAGGATACGAAAACGTGGCAATCACGCATTTATTATTAGAGGTAGGAGAAGAAGATATTAAAAACCAACGAGGAGAAGTTCCTTCTATTTGGTATATAATAGATGACACAACACATAGGTATTATCCAGATATTTATATTCCCAGTAAGAATTTAATAGTGGAAGTAAAATCAACCTGGACATATAAAAAACATTTTGATATTAACCAATTAAAGAAACAAACTTGTATTGAACAAGGATATAATTTTGAATTTTGGATATGTTCAAATAAGAAAATTTTAGAAATAATACGATAAGGGATATATTTATGAAGATATGGTACGCTGTAAACGCCACGGGGAATGGACATATCACACGTGGAAGAGTGATGGCAAAAGAATTAAAATCAGCTGGCATTGAGGTTGATTTTATGTTTTCAGGTAGACCACCAGATAAACTTTTTGACATGGAAGTGTTTGGAAACTACCAAACAAGGAAAGGGGTAACTTTTAATATACACAAGGGGAAAGTTGATTCATACAAAACCATCATAGAAATGGATGTATCCACTATGTGGAAAGATATAGCTAATTTACAACTAAGTTCGTATGATCTGGTTATTAGTGATTACGAGCCTGTAACAGCGTGGGCAGCAAAACAACAAGAAATACCTGTTATAGGTATTGGCCACCAATATGCATTTAATTATGACATTCCAATCAAGGGCGGTAATTGTATTACTAAAGGGATAATGAAGAATTTTGCACCAGTTACAACTGGGGTTGGTTTACATTGGCACCACTTTAACCAACCAATACTTCCTCCCATAATCGACCTACCACATCTTCCAGAATATACAACAAAAACTATAATTGTGTATTTGCCCTTTGAAGATCAACAAGAGGTAATTCAGATGTTATCAAAGATCAGAGGATTTGAATTTCATGTGTATACATCTGAAAATATAAAATCTACATATGATCACATTAAGCATTATACACCTTCGCGTGATGGATTTCAAAATGATTTGTTACACAGTGTTGGAGTTATTTGCAATGCAGGATTTGAATTAGTAAGTGAGGCGTTACAACTTGGAAAGAAAATACTAGTAAAGCCTGTACAAGCTCAAATGGAACAGTTATCTAATGCAGAAGCACTGACACAATTACAATATGGATATTCAATGATATGGTTAGATAGGGAGATGGTTAAGTATTGGTTATATGATACCAAAGCTACTATAATATCATATCCAAATACTGCTAAAATGTTGGTTGAAAAAATGCAAAGCGGTGGATTAGATTTATCCACCGCTGAAATTATTAAATTTTGGGAAAATGTTACCGTCTCGGACCTTTCTTGCTATTAAACAATTGTTTTTTAGCAAGTAGTACTGTGGTAGCAGGGGCGCGTTCTGTAAACACTACACCATTTAAGTGATCTACTTCATGTTGAATAACAGTAGCTTCCAGATTCTTAAATTCTTGTGTGTGTTCTTCTCCTGTTTGATCTTGCCAAGTTACCGTTATATCTTTTGACCGTTTAACATTAAAAAACAAACCAGGAAAAGATAAACATCCTTCTTTAATTGTTTGTGTTCCTTCAGTTTTTTCGATCTTGGGATTTATCATTGTAAATGGAAAAAATTCAAGAACTAGAATTTGTTGAGAAATATTAACTTGTGGAGCAGCTAAACCTGCTCCATTCCGTTCCTGTAAAATAACAGCCATATTTTGAACAATATGAACTAAATTACGATCAAACACTTCAACACGTTCTGCTGGAGTTGCTAAAATAAAGCTACCATCATATTGAAATTTAAAATCTGGAGTCATACAAAGTCACCTACTAATTTAATTGGTTATGGGCCAACAAGCGGCTATCCTTTCCAACTTTCGTCATCAAAAAATCCATTTGATCTTGTAATATATTTCTATTTGTTAAAATTAAATGTTCATAAATTGATGGAACATATGGTAAATACAACAATTTCATACCTGCTTCTTCAGGTGTGTTATCATCTTTACGTCTATTGCATCCAGCACACGCAGTAACAACATTCATCCAGACATTTTTCCCTTGTCTTGAACTTGGTAAAATATGATCTCTGGTTAGTTTTGCTGTGGTAAATTCAATTCCACAATATGCACATAAATTATGATCTCGTCTAAACAATGTTTTGTTTGTCAAAGACGGAGTCCGAAACACGTGTTTTGACCCAATTTCACCTTTAATAGCAATAATGGTATTTAATTCCATTGTTGATTGGGTCTGAGTAATACGGTTAGTACCACCGTGGATAACATACAATTCATCACTTGGTGTCCAGGCAATTAAATTTTTTGCTTGATAGTATGCTGCCGTCTGAAAATCAATCCAACGCGATGGTGTTCCAGACATATCTAACTGGAGGATTAATGGGTGTTGTTGAGTATGTTCCATATTTCACCTTAATAATTTACTATACTTACCGTATTTACTATAAGATATATTATACAGCATTTAATAAATTTGTCAACTATTAAGGGGAATAAGGGATATACTACATTTGTATTCCTCTACTATTCAATTCTTGTTGTAAAACTAACAATTTATTATCTGTTTTTGCTAATTTCATTCGTATTTCATGAGCGACTTTTTTATCCAAATCTCCCAATACTTGGTTGATTATCATATCAGCTTGTGATAATTGTTGTCCCATAGATGGAGCTTTTTGTTTTGCTTTAGATTCAGGGGCCTTTTTACCCCAGTCTCTATCAAACGCTTCTTGCAATTTTAGCCACATATTTTCAAATGCATTTACTGCATTTTCTAGTCTACTAGCAGCAACTTTTAATCTGTTTTGTTGATCTAATGGGGCATCACTGGCCATAGATTTTAGTAACATAGGTAACTCACCAGCAAATATATCTACATACTTACTATATGATATTCCTTTTTCTTGTCTTACAGCAACGTCCATATTAATTTCAACACCACCCAATTCTTTTAATTGTGAAGCATTTTTTTTGTATCTACTATCTTTTGATAGGGTGATTAAAGCATTTTTCATACCTGTTGTTGGATTTATTCTTCGTGAAGATGTGCTTAAGAAATTTTCTGCAAACCATCTACCTTTTTGTTGACCTGCAACTTTTTTTGTGGTTCTCCACATATCTTCGTGGTTTCCCTCAGCATACATATTTTTGATAATACCAGGTAGGGTATCAGAGTGTAACATGGTTAATAAATTTACGTTGTATAATAATTGATCTACAGCATTTATGCTCATATCTTCAAATAGGTCTTGTAATAACATGGTGGGATTCCTTAGTAATGTATATTACATTATTTATAAATATATGTAAACTATACGGAATAACCCTATGCACATTACATTTAAACAATTTTTAATCGAAACCTTAGATAACCCTGTTCCATATAGTTGGATTGGAAAATATGACGACCAGTGGACAGCTAAATTCCAAATTGATGAGCTCATCTATCACGTAATTTTTAGTCAGGATGACGAAAATCTTAGTAAATGGGAATGTGTTTTTACAATTGTAAACCAAACTAATGATCAAGGTATGTTTGCTCTTACTGGAACAGGAAATGCAATGACAGTTTTCAGCACTATTACAAAAATTGCAGTTGATTTCATTAAAAACAACTCTACTGTTAATATGTTTGTATTCACAGCTGATGGTGACTCACGAAAACGTTTTTATGATAGATGGGCTAAACAATTAGCCCATCTATTTGGAGGGTGGGATATCCGTATTATTGACAGGGGAGTTCGTAAGTATATTTTACGAAGACCTATGTAGGTCAATTATCTTGAAAGTTCTGAAATACTATCACCAGATGATAATCTTCTGATAGTTTCTGCTAACATCGGGGCAACAGAAATTTGTCTAATTTTTGGACTGTGTTTAGTTAATGGAATGGTATCTGTAACAACAACTTCTGTCAACACTGAATTATTAATTCTATCATAAGCACTGCCAGACAAAATTGGATGGGTACAATAAGCAACTACCTTTGCAGCACCATTATCCATTAATGCTTGTGCTGCATTACACAATGTTCCACCACTGTCGATCATATCATCTGTAATAATACAAACCTTATCTTCAACATCACCAATGATATTCATCACTTCTGATACACCAGCTTTTGGTCTTCTTTTGTCAATAACAGCTAATTCAACACCTAAGTGTTTGGCTAATGCACGAGCTCTACCAACCCCACCAATATCTGGAGATACCACCATGGTATTATTTGGATAATTCCACCGTATATCACTGACAAATAGTTTTCCAGCTGATAAGTTATCAACAGGTATGTCAAAGAATCCTTGTATCTGAATGGCGTGTAAATCCACGGTTACGATATGATCAATATTGACTGATTGTAATAATCCAGCAACTACTTTAGCTGATATAGGAGTTCGTGAATTTTCGAGGCGGCGATCAGCTCTTGCATACCCATAATATGGGATGATTGCTGTAATTTTTTTGGTTGAAGATCTATACAATGCATCTGCCATCAATAACAATTCCATTAGGGTGTCATTGGTTGGAGCACAAGTTGGTTGAATAATAAACGCTTTATCTTTTCTGACACTATCCTGAATTTCGATCTGAATTTCACCATCACTAAATTGACCTACTACAGTCTTACATAGGGTGGTATTCAACTCTTCTGCGATCAATTGTGCCAATGGTAAATTAGCTGTGCCAGATAACAATTTGATTCTTTGCATTAACAACTCCATTTCTTTAGTAAAATGAAGTTGTATTATATATAGATAAAAGTATAATGTCAACTAAATATAGGGACACAAGTTAAGTGGAGAGTTTCAAATGAATGTACAAGAATTATTGACCCCTATTGTATTGTTTGAGGATGTGAGTTCTTCTAATATTAAGATGGAGTTACAAAAAGTCAAGAAAGATATGGAAAACCTGATGTTACGAGGTGGATCTTTAGGTCATGGTAGTGTATTACCTCAATACATGGATCAAATGAACCGTCTGAAGGCAAGACAGAAATCATTAAGAGACCAATTAACACTATCAAAAACTCACTCATCTGTTCAACAAGAGTTAGGAAGCGATTGGCAAAAAAGTCAAGCTGAACGTATGGCAAATCCAATGGACAGAGCCAACAGAAACAGTGAAGCAATTAGTACTGGACTACAACAAGGTCACCAATTAAGAAAAGAGTTGGGTGGATATGATGGAATTGCGCAAGATATCCTTAAAAATATAAGAGCTTTAACAGAAAATGGAACAAAACCATTAGAATTTGAAGTGTTATCAAATAAGTATGGAGTTAATATTAGAACTCTACACAAATGGTTTGAACGTCCAGAATTTATGAAACTTCGTAGATTTATGCCACACATGTACCGTTAATAATATTGACTTAAATATTGATTTAGTATATCATCATATTTTATCATATTTTAAGGAGATTAACACATGTCTGCAACATACAAATCAGTTATCATTATTGGATTACGATTAAGCGAATTGTCACTTATTAATGTGGATGATCCAGATTGTGAATTACACGAATATCAATTGGGGGAACTCGAATCGTGTAAATTGGGACGTCCAGATAATATTATAGGGTTTGAGTACACCTCAACTGAAGGATTTGATGGATGTGCAATTCAATTAAATGATTCAGTTGTTAATCAACTCAAAGATCGGTTTGTTAACATAACAGACAAAGTTGCTAAAGTATATCTAGCAACAGTTGGATATTAACCAACTGTTGACTTAATATAGGTATACCAGTATAATAACTTACAAATATATAAGGGTGTACCTATGGAAACATATACCGAAGTAATTAATGGACAGTTAGTTACCATAAAAAGATTGTCCATTCATACAAGATCAAACAACACTAGAACTAAGTCTCTTAAGGAACTTTTTCCTAAGCCAAAAAGATTAACAAAAAGACAACGTTTGTTTCAATAACCAGCGTTGACTTTTTTGTCTATATAAAGTACAATTGGATTTATGTTGTTACATTGGATGTAACAAATTATTACCCCTTTTACCACACTTTTAAATAAGTTACTTTAGGGGTAATGAATCAATTATAAGAATGATTGTGATGACTCAATCGGCAACCAATGATACCCTTCTCTTGGCCAAGTGGGAACAAAGCACAGGGATGTGCTTCCAAGCCCGTAAGATAATACTTACATAAGTCTGTCAACTTGGGAGTTAAGTCTCCTATACTTGTGATAAACATGTGATATCCATGTCGCCAGGTACTTCCAATCAACTGCGTTAATGTGGGGGCAGGGATATTGATTGTATTCATTAAGTATAGCTAATTCGATAAAATAGAGATATGAGATAAGACATGAACGCAGTGAATGTTTATCTCATATCTCTCCTGAAAGGTAATTGAATAAGATTGTTTGAATCAATTATCCCTATGGGATGAATATTAGTGGTGATTCCACTTCGTGTTCATCACCACTAATATTCAATTTTACTTAGGTGTTGTATGTGTGATTATCCATTAATAGATATGACTCGATTATCTCAACTTTATGATATAAATTATATTGCTCCTATGGATAAACCAATACAATTGGAATTAATAAGGAAATATGTGTGTAAATCAAAACCTCCTATTGAAGATGATAATTCCCCTATTGATTTAAATAATTAATTGTATATAATATAGTTTTAAAAGGAGAAAAATAATGATTGTGGATATTAATGAAGTAAGACAGCTACATAAACGAATACAAGAAATCAACAGTGTACCATTATCCGAAATACAATGGGTAGATGATGGAAACATTATTCCTGTATCAGATAAAGCTGTTGCTGATTGGAAATCTGTTGGTCTAAGTAATACCTATTTTGTTTTATTTGATAAGGTTGTACCAAATGAGTAAAAAACAGTTAAGAGTAATGCCACCAGATGTAAAATCACAACTACCCATTTATATCAACCAAGTAGAAGAAAGATACAATGCTAAATATGTAGGTGATTTTTGTATTAAAACAACATCTGGGTGGACTGATGCACCAGCTGCAATTTTTTACACAGAACACCCAGATGAAGCAAAAGGACACACACATTATTTTGCTATTTACTTAAATCCATCAAATCCCCTAAGTGATTTTATAATTACCAAAGGAGATTCAGCTTTTTCACAACCAATTATTGGGTTAGTGACAGAAGATGGTACCGTGATTTTTAGTAGATATGGGCATGATTTTCGTTCTACACCTGATGGTAGTTTTATTGATGGTGGAAGAGATTATTGTCGCACAGGTGGAGATATTAATAACCATGTACTTGTCAGATTGATAATTGACAAAGATAAATTGGTAATTGATGAAAAATCTATTGATACGGATTTGTATTCAATATAATAATATACACAAAAAGATTGTGTATTAATTTTAATTAGAGGAGTTCTAATATGTCAACAAATAAAGAATTTGATTATTTAATTTTCATTGGTAGATTTCAACCAATGCACATTGGTCACTTACAAGTAATAAACAAAGCACTGGAGTTATCTGATAACTTGATTGTATTAGTTGGTAGTTCGTATATACCAAGTACGATTAAAAACCCATGGTGTTTTGGTGAACGTGTAGCTATGATTGCAAGCACTTTATCCAGTGATTTACTTCCACGAGTTTCTATTGAAGCATTGGAAGACATTATGTACAGTGATGATGCTTGGATTCGACAAGTTCAAGAAAAGGTTGCAAGTACTATTTTTAGCCAAGAAGGGAAAAGTGGTAAATTTAGATTTTCCCACGACTTGAAAATAGGTATTATCGGTCACAGCAAAGATGAATCATCTTTCTATCTTCGATTATTCCCACAGTGGACCCAAGTAAGTCATGAAATGGATGAAGTTGTTCATGCAACTGACATCCGAGCCATTTTGTTTGAAAACAAAAACATTCTGTATCTTCGTGGGTTGTTGCCAAGCTCGGTGTTTGATCAGATGAAAAATTATATCTTAACCACACGGTTTGCAACTTTACAAAAAGAGTATGAGTTTATTAAACGATATAAACAATCCTGGGCCGCTGCTCCATATGAACCAACATTCATGACAGCAGATGCAGTTGTAGTTCAATCTGGGCATATTTTAATGGTTGTCCGTGATGCTTCTCCAGGTGAAGGGCTTTTTGCTCTACCAGGTGGCTTTGTGAATACCAATGAATATATTGAGTGTGCTGCTCTTCGTGAGCTAAAAGAAGAAACCAAAATCGATGTACCAGCTAAGGTACTTCGTGGTAATATTAAGCAGTCTCATGTATTTGATCACCCACAAAGAAGTTTAAGAGGAAGAACAATTACACAAGCGTTCTTTATTGAATTGCCACCAGGTCCATTACCTAAGGTAAAAGGAAGTGATGATGCAAGAGCTGCTATGTGGATTCCATTTAACGAATTGAACCCTCAAAATATTTTTGAGGATCATTTCAGTATCATCCGATATTTTATAGGATAACCAAATGAAAACAGTTCAACACACGTTTGGTGATGGTAAATATACTGCAATTTTTCATGAGAGTGGTAAATTGGATGTATTAAGGTATGGTGAGCCATGGTCTGATGAAACTGGTAATGGTCTTCTGTTGGCTATGTTGATGGATTATGATTTCCTTAAAGAACAATCTCAATTTGCAGATATGCAAATTGATAGTTTATTGAATGAAGTGCAATATTTAAGAGATAAGTTACCACCTGAAGATAAAACGTTGACTTTTTAGCAAAAGTCATATATATAATATGTTCTTTCTTGAATAGTTATTATTTGAGGAAGAACATTTGATTGCGGATTACAGTTCTGGCTGAACTGACGAGTCTCATAAGCTCGACAAAGAGTGGTTCGATCCCACTATCCGCTACGGAAATTCCACTAAAACCAATGGTTTACAAAAACTCAAAGGTTGGGATTTTTATTTAATATATTATGTTGTTGCATATACGAAGAATTTCTTCTATTATGATATTTCAATGTCGTAGGGGTCTAACATTTCGTCAGATTTGAGTAGGCACAGAGATTGGAACCATGCTGTGTACGGAACCACAGATGTTGTCATTAACAGTAAAATGATCTCTAACTTGTCAGAGAAAAACATACGATCATTGTGTTGTATGTATAAAACAAGTTGCCTGATATGGAGTTTAATATATCACCAAGCCCATGGTTTACAGAAGCGGCCTTATTGGAATTAAAACTCCCAATTTGTTTAATGCGTCAAAGTCTTTGTAGATTTTATCTCAACTAATATATTTTTACTTTTCACAAAAAACCAACAGAACTAAACAACGCTCTTGTTCTGTGAGCGATATAAGGAATACAAATGATGCACAAATCAAATATGGTCGGCTGCCTTAAAGCCAATTCAAAAATACTTCGTGAATTTGGTGATACAGTTTACTTACCATTTGGAGTTGAATACTCAATCCTGTTAAAAAACCTAAATTCTGTTAGAGCAGCTGTTAATATTTTTATTGACGGAAAAAATGTCACAGAAGGGGTATCATTAATCATCGATCCAAATTCTGAATTTGAACTGTCAAGATCGATTGTTGCTGGTAATTTAACATCAGGGAATGCTTTTAAGTTTATTGAAAGAACGTCCGCAATTGAAGAATTTAAAGGACTTGGAATTGAAGATGGTTTAATTCGAATTGAATTTCAATACGAGAAAAAAGTAGCTCCAATTGATTGGAACTCCAGAATCAGACAAACTCAACGTCATGATGATTGGGGAAGTGACATATCACTATACGGAATGGAGCGAAGTGCACTGCATACAAAAGGTATGTCGGGACAAGCTTCGTCTTATGGTGGAGAACAATCTCCCCAAATAATGTCCCTAGTTGCTGATACTATGAGATCGATGAAGTCTTCACCTGCTAACGAAGCTGGTATTACTGTACCAGGATCTATTTCTACTCAACAATTTTCAACAACACAAGGTTTTACTAAAGAACCTGAAAAGCATGTGATGGTGTTAAAGCTGTTAGGTGAAACAGCCACAGGAACGGTAGTATCTCAGCCTGTTACTGTAGATGTTGTTCCTGTTTGTACCACTTGTGGACGTCGAAATAAAGCAACCTCTAAATTTTGTACCGATTGTGGTACATCTCTTCAAATCGTATAATATGTTAATTTTAATGGGGAGACAAAACTCCCCATTAATAGTTGATAAAAAATATACTTTGTGTATAATAGCTATCACACTTTAATCAACTTATAACTATATTATGCCTACAAAAATTCAAACATTGTCAGCATCTGAATTATTACTCATTACACAACCTGAGAAGTTATATTCACTTGCCAATTGCAAAACAGAATATAGATCTTTGTGCTCGATATGGCATCCTGATCGTAACAAAAACATTAAAGCTACAGAAGTTTTCCAACATATCAAAATGTTGTTTGAGCAAACAGAAGTGAAGATCAAAAGTGGAACATGGAATGGTCCATCAGACTTAACATTTACCACACACAAAGGAAAAACATATAAGTTCCATTACAAATGTTACCAAGAATTTGATTTGGGAAAAATGTACATTGGTGCAACTAAATTGATGTATGTGGTCGACGCTGAATTTAAAGATCTGTTTGATAATGGGGTGAATATGATTAACTCGATTGTCTATCCAAATTCAGCCTACGAAGATCAATTTAAACGACATTTTCCTGTTGTGTTATTTAACGGCGAAACGGATATTGGATTAGTTCTAGTGGTTGAAAAAACACTAGATTTGATTTTATTGAAAGACTTGTTGGATGTTATGGGTGGTAAATTACCAATGGTGCACACTGCTTGGGTACTTAGCACATTGAGCAACATTGCTTGTTTTCTTGAAATGAATAAAATTGCTCATGGTGCACTATCTATTGATACATTGTGGATATCGCCTATGTACCATTCTGCTGTTGTATTAGGTGGTTGGTGGTATGCCCGCAAAGATGGTGATAAATTATTAGCATTGCCTTCATCAACTTTATCTATTCTACCATCAAGTGTTTTAGTTGATAAAAAAGCTAAATCATCGTATGATAGACAACTTATCAAATCGATTGCGTTAGAGAGTTTAGGAGATAAAACCAGAATTGGATCTATGTTACTGACCGATAAATCAGTACCAAATAATATCCTAATGTGGTTAAGAGGGTCAGGTGAAAAATCTGCAGTTGAAGATTATAAAGCTTGGTCAAAAGTACGGGATGCAGGGTTAGGGCCAAGAAAGTTTGTTGCCCTTGACATCGACATTCATAAAATTTATTAATGAGATAGGAGAAATATTATGGGATATACCCGCTGGAGCGATGATGATTGGACAGATTATTCATCTACAACAAAAACTAAAACTGCCGACAAGATTTTTACCTCTACAGCAACTGTAAATCAATTGGATCCGAAGGGTGTATTACTTCGAGAATCTCGGGACAGTGACCTCAACCCTGAATCAACAGCTATTATTATTGGTGTTGATGTTACTGGTTCAATGGGCATGATTGCGGATTATTTTGTTAAAGAAGGTCTGGGTGTATTATTTACACACATCTTAGATCGTAAACCAGTTACAGATCCACATTTGATGGTGATGGCTATTGGTGATGCGGCTGCAGGTGATAGAAGTCCACTTCAGGTAAGCCAATTCGAAGCAGATTTGAAAATTGCTGAACAGTTGGAAAAAATCCATGTTGAACATGGTGGTGGTGGTAATTCATATGAATCGTATGAGTTGCCTTGGTTCTTCGCAGCAAACCACATTTCCATGGATTGTTTGGAAAAACGTGGTAAAAAAGGCTATTTGTTTACAATTGGTGATGAGCCTCCATCCAAAGGTGTAATTGCTTCTCAAGTTGCAAAGGTTATTGGTGATGAATTACCTGGTAATATTTCATTAATTGATATGTACACCCAGGTGAGTAAATCATTTCACACCTTCCACATTATTGTGAAAGAAGGTAACCACTGTAGATATCATTTCGATGAAGTAAAAACACAGTGGGAAGAAATTATGGGTCAACACGCCATTGTATTAACAGATTACACCAAGTTGTCAGAAGTTATTGAGTCAATCATTCAAGTTATTGAAGGTGACAATATTGCTGCAGTAACCACTAGTTGGTCTGGTGATACCTCATTGGTAGTAGCAAGTGCTATTGATGGATTGGGCAAAACTGTAGCCACTACTACTTCAGCCAAAGGCGTTGTTAGATTCTAACGATAGCTTTATACTGATAGGTAGGCGATTAATCGCCTACCTATCTTAACGATTAAAAATAGGGATATTATATGAAAATTAGACCACTTGGAAATAGAATTGTAGTAAAACAAGATGCACCAAAAATGACATCAACGAATGGTATTATGTTGGTATCATCTGCAATTGATGCAGCCAATATAGGCGTTGTAATTGCAGCTGGACCAGGAAGACATTTGGATAATGGTGAGTTTATCCCCAATAGTGTATCTGTTGGTGATAGAATTTTGTTTAATAAACAATCTGCAGAAGAAATTGAAGTTGACAAAGAAAAAGCTCTCATTATGACAGAAGATGCTATTATGGGAATCTTAAATTAACAAAAGAGGTTGGGATGAAAATTATACTGTGTGATACTAAAAAGGATATGACAGTTGCTTGGCACAAGGTATTTGCTCGATTGATTGAGTTGGGGTATGATGTTGAAATTGTGCAGGGTAGTATCGTACACCAACAAGTGGATGCTATAGTGGCACCTGGTAATAGTTTTGGTTTTATGAGTGATGGATTGGACAAGGTAATACTAAACTATCTTGGGGAGTCTATCCAAGATAGTGTTCAATTTACCATCAAACAATCCATATTAGGTGAATTAGTAGTTGGTGATGCAATTGTTGTACCAACACAATCACCCAGAATCCCACAGGTGATATATGCACCAACTATGAGAGTTCCAACTAGATTACCCAAGGATACCACTAATGTGTACTTGGCCACTCTAGCTGGACTAGTAAGAGCAGTTGAATATAATTTTACATCTGTAGCTATTTCTGGTATGGGAACAGGGTATGGAAACGTTTCGGTGGAAGTGTGTGCCAATCAAATGTATTTTGCATATGCAAAGCACTTCATCGGATTACCATGCCCAACAAATATTAATGAAGCAAAAATTCGACATAGACATTTATTTATTCCTCCCTTATAACTTTTCCCCATATATTGATTTTTCTATAGAAGTAAGATATAATATGTTTTTATTATTACTTCTTCAAGGAATAAATTCATGAGTACAGTACAGTGTGTAATTGGGGCGATGTATGGTGACGAAGGCAAGGGCCTAATGGTTGATTACTTTGCCTCACAAAAACCTCTCAACAAAGTTGTTGTTAGATACAACGGCTCAAGTCAAGCAGGGCATACTGTTGTATGCCCTAATTCAACTCGACATATTTTTTCTCACTTTAGTTCTGGCACGTTCGTTCAGTGTGAGACACTATTAAGTGAAGATTTTGTTGTTCACCCAATTTTGTTCAAAAAAGAGTTCCTTGAACTGACATCTAAGGGACTTAGGCCATTGGTGTATGCACACGAAGATTGTTTGGTAACCACCCCGTATGATATGTTAATCAACCAAATTATTGAATCTCGTCGTGGTAAATTCCGACATGGTTCAGTGGGTGTAGGATTTGGTGAGACTTTTGAGCGGGATTGTTATATGTCTATCAAAGTTTCTGACTTGTTTGGTAACCGCGATTCTCTCAAAGAAAGATTGATGCTAATCCGAGATCGTTGGGTTCCATCAAGAATTCAGCGGTGTGAAGGTGAGCATGAGAAGTCTATGTTTGATGCAATCAAAAGTGATGCTCTTCTTAATAACTTTTTGTCTGATTGTAAGTTTTTTACAGATAGAGCTAACATATTGTATTATGATAAATGGACACACAAAGATTTGATTTTTGAAGGGGCACAAGGTTTGATGTTGGATCAAACCTTTGGTTTCTTTCCACATGTGACTAGATCTAATACTGGGTTAAAAAACATTATTAAAGTATTGGACCATTTTAAAGTGGAAGAATTGAGAGTAAACCATATCTCGAGAGCGTACACTACCAGACATGGCGCAGGTCCATTAGAATTTGAACAAGATTTTCCTGATAATATCATTGATAACACTAACCACGCGCATGTTTTTCAGGGTAATTTGCGTTACTCTCCATTAAATTTGGATGATATGCAAAATGTGATAAGTCAAGATTATGATAGTGTTCATGAGTTGCATAAGTATGACCTAGTTGAAGAAACCACTATTACCTGTATGGATCAAGTTAAAGTAAATGACACAGTCCCACTTATTTTTAATGGTAGAATGCAACAAATACCAACCAAAGAATTTGAAGAAGGTATTAAAAACTCAGCAACCTATATGAGCTATGGGCCAACTCGTGACCATGTGTGGAGAGTGGTAGGATGATAGACATCACACCAATAAACACCGTCAATTTTTTTGAAGTTACACAATACTTACAACAACAAACTGGTGATGACAAAATTCAACACCGGCTGTATGAATTATTAAAAAATGCCCAATATGGTAATCAAGATTTCTGTAACGATTCTTATTTTATTTATTGTGTGCCAGAATGTGAGGAATTGTTGAGTCCAGATGAATTGTTGTTGAAAAACACTTGTGTGGAGGCATTGGACATGAAACACTCAGATTTTGGAACTATTGTGTTTTATGTAGAGTGGTAAAATGGCCAAAATAAAAAGAATTCATATTAATCAACACCACATTAAACACAACAAGCATCCTGAGGATATAAAACCAGTAATGACTATAAAATGTTCTGGCAAAACATTCATTGGGCAGGAAGTTGTTATATCTGGTGAGTCAAAAGTAGTGTATAGACCAGAACACCCATTATCATGTGGTGCACATGTGTGGATTGAAACCAAATCAGATGTATATTTGGATGGTAAATTAGTACCATTCATAATTTAATTTTATTATAAGGAATACCACCATGCTAAAAATGCAATGGGTTGCAATCATACTAATGCTAGTATCACATATATCAATAGCTGATGAAGATAATAGCAATTTTATTGCTAGAAATCCAGGGAAGTGTACCTATCAAAATAGTACATTTTTGTCTCAACATAGTAGAGAGATTGAGTTGTATGCTGATTTATACAGTGTGCCAGTATTAATAGCATACCAATTAATTCAAATTGAAAATATTGAAAACCTACCCAAATGGGGTGATTGTCCAGTTGTTAAGATGAAATCTAGTACAGCAAGTGACCTGGGGTTAGATATTACCGTTCCAGTTCAACATATTGAAGGTAGTATAAAGTATCTATCTATCAACTATAAAAAATTTAATGATTGGCCACAATCATTAGCAGGATACCATGCTGGCTCTAATAATAAAGCTGTAATAACAAAAAATTGGGATGTTTTGCCAGAAGAAACTAAGAAATTTGTATATAGTTTTGGTGGCAATTTAATACCTGTACTAACCATTTCTCAATCTAATATTCCGAGATTTACTACTGATGGCAATGGCAATTTAATACCTGTACCAACCATTTCTCAATCTAATATTCTGAGATTTACTACTGATGGCAATGGCAATTTAATACCTGTATCGGAGGAGCCCAAACCTGAACAACAGATAAAAAGTACAAACCAATCAAATATTCCTAAATTTACAAGAAAACCACCACCAGAAGTAGCTTCAAATCCAGAAGCTGCCTCAAATATTCCCGAATTTACAGAAAATCCATCCCCGGAGGCAAACTCAAGTATTCCCGAATTTACAAGAAATAAACAACCAGAAGTTCCCAATTATAGGTTTATTCAGAATGACCTACCACTTGGAGTAATAATATCCATTGTGTATTTGTTCTTGTCTAATATAAGTATTAGGTTTTATGGGTGGGTAAGTAATTACGTACCATTTTTGCCAAAGGTTGCTCCACAGGTTTGGTGGGGGTTGTTTATAGGTATCCCTTGCTATTTTATGGTAGTAAATTACATTGTCCCACAGGTATAAATAAAAATAAAGAGCGGGTATACCACCCCCGCTCTTTATTTGTTTATTTTTTCAATCCTCCACCCCTTCCAACAACCTCTCTCCAATGGATTCCCGTGTCTAGCAGCTAATAAAAATTTATCAAACGGTAACTCTAAATCTTTACAAACTCCCCGTAAATATCCAGCTCCTATTAAGTCTCCACTTGGATTAAATACTTTACAGAACACAGCATTGCCATTTTTTTCACCTTGTCCACGCTTGTTCTTCTGCCATGTGGCTTTGCGCTTATCTATTAGGTCTGGTTGTTGTAGTGGGTGGGTATTAGATGTAAACATATCTGATAGTTGTTGTTTTCGTTCGAGTGTGTGAATATGCTTACCAGTTCTGGTTATAGCTCCTTTCTGGTGAGTTTCTGGGGTTGGTAGTGGAGGTCTGCAACCGGAAGCTAATGCTCTTTGTCTATACTCGTCCCGAAGAGAGGGGTTGTTTTGAAATATTTGTTTCCTTATTGTGGACAGTTTTTCCTTGTGTTCATCTGATAGAGTTCGTCCAGATCTTTGAACTGACCACAATAATCTTGTATTAGATGTTGGTTGCCACCCTAAATTGGATTCTCCTCCTCGTGTGAGGTTATATCCATGTTCTGTTATAAAAGATTGATATTGAGTAATAAAATGAGCTTCCATTGTTTTTAGGGTGTGCTCTCCATCCAACGAACAATATATCACGTTAAATTCAAAGTTATCTATTCCATATTTTCGAATTGCTTTATACAATGGACGATTATTTGTTTTTGATACCGTAATATGTTGATTCCATCTGGATATTGGGTTTTTTCTGTTAGTGTACCCAACATATAGCTTACCATTAACTTTGTTGATAATCTTGTAAATATAATGTATCATTACTTCTCCTACTAATACTATTGAGGTTATTTATGAATATAACAAACACAGAATACCAAACCATGTTAAAAATTTGTCAGGATGGCACTTTTTATTTTAATGACCAGTCTATAGGAGCTAACTTATTCAGAATGTTTAATTATAGATTGGCTAGTTATACAGATTGGTTAGTTGACCCTATCACGTTTGAGATGCGTGGATTGATGGTAGAGATTGATAGTAATGGGGAATTTTTACGAGTTGCATCTAGGCCACCAGCTAAATTCTTTAATCTAAATGAAACCCCATTTGTGCAAAATGTTGATTTGTCTGTTGGTGGTGTTGTCAATGATAAGTTGGATGGCTCTCTAATGAGTACGTTTTGGTACATGGATATAAATGGAGTTATCCAACTTGGGGTGAAATCCAAAATGTCTTTGATTTCAGACCAGTGTGTACAAACAACAGAGTATCTCCAACAACATCCAATATTGAGACAAGAATTGTTGGATTTAGCCCGTAAAGGATTTACAGTATATTGTGAAATTTGTGGTCCAGATAACCGTATTGTTGTTGGATACCAAGAGCGAAAGCTAACAGCATTGGGCATTCGTGATAATATAACTGGGGAAGAATTACCTCCAACAACATCCTCTATATTATCAAATGGTCATTGGGTCAATCATTTTTATTCAGATGATATAGCAAGTGTTGTATCAGGGATAGATGATTTGGTGGGAATTGAGGGGTATGTAATACAGTTAAATAGTGGAATTCGATTCAAAATTAAATCTAACTGGTATCTATCTTTGCATCACTGTAAAGATTCGGTGAATAACCCTCGTAGACTATTTGAGGCTATTGTTGATGAAGGTGTGGATGACATCCGTAGTATGTTTCATGATGATGCTTGGTTAATCAATCAAATTGATGAAATGCAAGTAACAGTGGATAAATTGTACAATGATATGGTTTCTGAAGTGGAACACTTTTATGAAGTGCATAAAGATTTAGACCGGAAAACTTATGCTATTTTGGGGCAAGAATTAGTTACCAAGATGTATTTTTGTTTAGTTATGGTAAAATATGCCGGTAAAATTCCAGACTATAAAACGTTCCTCAAATCAAAATACAAAGAGTTGGGATTTGTGGATAAGGCTATCAAAGAAACAGTTGAAGAATGAAAAAACAAACTATTGCGGTTAAGGTGGAGGGATTTCCTCCACCTATTAATAAGCACAATCGTGAGATGTTTAGGAAATTTCATGAAAGCCATTTCCTATCAGCTCATCCACTACCTTCTTCCCCGTCGGTGCAATATAGTGGTGCAGATGAAGATGATGTTTCATTAATTGTGAAAATGACAATATCATTAATAGTTGGGGGGTTATTTGGATTATATTTGTATGTTGCCCAAATAGGAAGTATATAACTCAGTTGATTTTACTATACAATGATGTATAATATGATTTTTAATTATTACAAATAGAGGTAAACATGAAAAAACTCACAACATTAATTACAAGCTGCATTTTTGTAGTATTGTTCCTATTATCATCATTAGCTGATGCCAAAGGTGGTAGTTTTGGGGGGCGGTCATCTAGTTCTTCATTCTCATCATCACGGTCATCTAGTTCTTCATTCTCATCCCGACCATCAATTTCAGTAAAAAGCTCGGCCACTTCAGCCTCAACAGCCCACACATCGAAGCCAATCACTGTAACTCGGGACAATGTGATGAGTTCAATTGGCAAGCGGGGTGCAACGGGTGATGCAGCTGGTGTATTGTTTAAGAACTTTCAGACAAGAAACTCTTCCCCCATCAACACTAAAGTGCCGTTGGATAGGGCAACAGTGGATAGAGTATTCACTCCACAGTATAGAGCCACCCGCCGTTCAGATTATTATGGCGCATATACTCCAATGCCGACCACACAATATAGAAATGCAGTGTATACAAACCATTCAAGTGGATATGGCATTTGGGATTTGATGTTATTCAATAGTATTATGGATAATGTTGGCGATCGAGGTATGTATTATCACCATCAACAGGACCCAGCTTTTCAACAATGGAGAACAGATGCAAATTCAGCTTGTGCCGCTGGTGACACTGATGTTTGTGAGAAGTTAAAAGATCTCGACCGTGAAATGAGTGAATATAAAGCAAAAGGTACAGTGGTTAATCCAGCATATGTAACACCAGGTGTTGATCCAGACATTTATGAAGCTAATAATATTGACCCATCAAAACTTGCAGAAATTAAAGTGTGTACTGGTGCAGTTGGGTCTGATTACTTGAGATATCAAGCAGAAATTGCTAAATTTACAAAATTGCGAGTGACTCCAGTTACAACAAATGGTTCTGTTGATACTATTGCAAAAATGGCAACTGGTGAGTGTAATATTGGTTTTGTTCAAACAGATATTTCACTGTCCCCAAGTTTACAGACCCTTGTAACACTGTCACAGTTGGAAGTTGGATTATTAATTTGTAATAAAGAATCCAATATTAAAACAGCTGCAGATATGAAGAAAGATACAGTAGTGTATATTGGTAATGACCAAACAGGGTCTCAATACACCTTTGGAGAGTTACAGCGGTTGAGTGGTAGTTTAGGAAAAGCAGTGGTGAATAATACTTTACCAGCATTACAAGCTGCAGAAGTAGTACAAAGTCAACCTCAAAGTTGCTTCTTTGCAGTATCAACTCCTGAATACCCAGGATTTATGAGTCTGGATAGATCTGGTAAAGCATATGGGGTTCCTATTTTATCAAAACACTTGAGTAAAAATCAACCATACAAATTGGTTGTAGCTGATGTGAAACATTACAAAACCTTAACCCAAGAGGAGTATAAATCGTATAATTGGTTTAATACAAGAGGTACAGACACTATTGCAGTTCCAACAGCATTAGTAGCTCCACAGAGTTGGATAGATCAAAATAAAGACTTATACAACCTATTATTACTTGAAAAAACAAAACTACAGGCAGCTATTCAATAACGCCTATTGAGGGAGAGGCAAAATACTTCTCCCTACTTTAAACTACACTAGAAGGAAACATAACACATGATTTTAACTTTACTAACTTGTGGCATATTGATTTTATTACTTGTTGTCAGTATATCAGTATACCGTAAAAAACATACAACCCATGCACAGACCCCTGTTGAAATAATTGCAACTGGTATTGCAGAACGAGTTACTAATATACTCTCGTCAACACCCACTCCATTAGCTGTTTTAAAAAGTATTTACTATGATCGGTTATATGTTGGCAAAACACTAACATTGGACTCATCATTAAAAGCAATGCTGACAAATGTGTTATTTGGGTTCCCAATAGATCCATTAATCGTATCCTCATTTAAGTACTTTGACATTGATGGCAACCCTTTTGAAGAAGTAGTGTTTGATAAAATTGGTGCAAAAAATTATATCATGATGCATGATGAATTTGAAGGTGTTAATTACTTTTTAAACAGAGTGATGACAAATGGAGTTCAGACTGGTGAAACTCCACCAATGGTTGATCAAGATGTCATCACGTTGACAGAAGATGGTGTTGATTATGAGTATCAAGATTTCTCGGGTCTGATGAATGTAACAATGCGGGACAGCAAAGGTAATATATTAAATGATCGTTTAATTCGTGTGTATTCGCGTGAATTACGCAGCGACGATGACGAATACCTAGTGACAATAATGGATTCCCCTAATGCTATCGAATACTATATTGGGTTTCAAATTAGTATTCATCAATTAGAAGATATCTAATATCCATCAGTTGATTATTTGCAATAATTACTGTATAATTTATTTAACAATAATATTTTTAACTACAAAAGAGGTAATACAATATGACAAGTACTTTAAATTTTTTCAAAAACTTAGGTAAAGTGAAATCAGCACAATTGGGTGATGGTTTAGTTAATTTGGCTGCTGCAATTGATGCAGATGGTGTTGGTGAAGCTGCTATTAAACAGAAACAAGAAGAACATGTGTTGCTGGTTCAGCAATTGGTTGAAGCACAAGGTGTATTCAAGAAAGAGAAAAAAGAGTTTGATGAATTGTATGAGTTATATACTAAAAAATTAGCTGCTGCTGAACGCGCTAGTGCTGATTTTACTGCAGACCCAACAAATGTGGCTGCTGGCAATGCTGCTGCTGAATTGTTGGCAAGTGTGGAAAAGTTAGCTCCAAAACTATCCAAAGAGAAAACTGAATTTGAAAGCGCAGAACGTTGGATGACTGAAATTCAACAAGCAGCTGATGAAGCAGCTCAAGAATTGTTGGGATTGCGTCAACGTATTGATGAGATTAAACAACAAACAAAAGAGGCAGAGTTATCCAAAGACCGTGCTAACAAACAATTGGCACAAGCAGAACAATTGGCTGGTTTGCGAACTGCATCAAACAAGTTCGATGTTGCAATGAGTGCCCTCGAAAAACAACAAGCTCGAATTGCTGATGAAGCATCAGTCGCAACCATTGCTGCTGAGCAACTTCGTACTCCAGCATCAACTTTGTCGGATGCTGCATCAAAATACATGAGTGACATGGAACCTGTTGCAGAAACTGAATCATTAGCTGACAAGTTGGCAAGATTATCTGCATTAGCTAAGTAATACTACTTAGCTCTACAAAAAGCCCAGTGTGTGATACACTGGGCTTTTTCTTTGTGTGTAATAAATAATATATCCACATTAGGAGTTAGATATGTTATTGAATGAAATATTAGAAAAGCCCATAAGAGGGATGAAAGTATCCAAGGCCTCTGCTGAAAGGTTGGATATTGATTCAGATTTATATAGAAAAATACCAAAAAATTTAAAATACTTGGATACTGGTATTCAATCATCAGCATACTTACACAAGCCAACTAATACTATATTAAAGCACACTGCATTGCCAGCAAATGAAGGCAATCCAGTCTACCAATTTATTAGATTAGCATCAAATCATCAAGACAATCCATACTTTCCTAAGATACACAACACTAAAGGTTATTCAAAAGACGGAAAAACTGCCAGGTTATTAATTAAAATGGAAAAAGCTAAGCCTCTGAACAAAAAAGAGATACTAAAATGTGTCAAACTATTTGGATTTAGCCTTTCAGAACTTGGCCCATATGATTTTGATAATTGGAATAACACGTTTACGAAAACATTCAATGAGGTAGCCACAAGACGACAGTTGTACGCTAATATTGTGGATAATGACCTAAAACAAGCACTTCGTTTGTTAGAACCCCTGTTCCAACATTATAATCCTGATATGCACTTTGGAAATATTATGGTTCGTTCTGATGGGCACATTATTATCATGGATCCGATTGGTTGGTAATAATTAATACAGATTGTAGTATAACTATAAATAATATAATACAGATAACAAGGATAATACAATGAAAAAAGGTTACATGATTGCACAGAATAGTATTGCCAATACATTCTTCACTGCATCAAGTTCATACGACAGACCTAAGTGGTTGCCAATTAGTGAAGCTACCACATATGCGACAGCAGAACTAGCAGATAAAGCACTCGTTAAGTTATTAAAACATGGAGCATATTCTGCAAAATTAGTAGAAGCCACATCTATGGAATTTGAATTTCCTGATGAAGGTCCAAATAAAGACCAAGCACCCATTACTAAAACAGATGGGGAGGATGAAATGACAGCTGGTCAATTATCTGATGAAGATGATATGGACGAGCTTAATATGGACGGTGATGAAATTGAAATGGGTGATGGATATACAGATTCTGATGAAGATGAATTTGATGACGAAGACCAAGGTGAATTTGATGATTTTGAAGGGGAAGAGGATGATAACTTTGAAGATTTAGATATGGAAGAGGATGAGAATGCTCTTACTCCAGAAGAACAACAAATGTCTCAAGGTGGTAGAAGTGGAATGTCATCAGGTAATGGTCCTGTTAGAGAAGCATTTGATAATTGGAGAACCACACAAGGTGCTGTTCCATTAAAAACTCCCAAAGCTAGTAGAGAAAGAGGCAGGGGCAACCAAAGAAATGCAAAAATAAGTGACAGTGAAGTTCGTGAAATGAGAACCATGAAAAAGAATGGTGTCAAATTGTCTACAATTTTTGCTAAATGGCCAAATTGTGCTGAAAGCACCATCAAAAAGATATTAGCTGGAGACGCCCGTAATTCCCCTGCGTGTGATATTGATGAGGGGTTGGATATGAAAGTTACCAAGATTAAATTCAATCAAGATAACAGAAACGACAGAGATACAAATTTCTCTCAAGATATTGAACCATCATATGCTGAAATCAAAGTACCAAAAAATGTAATGAGAGCCATCAAAGCATCTATTGATACATATAATGATGCTGCTGATTTCAACAATGGTAGAGATGATGCACAAGCATCAATGGCACTTACTATTGCAACAGCACTAAAAACATTGGAAGATTGTTTGAAATTGGGAACCCAAGAAGGGTTAATGCAAGCACAGATTCAATTATCTACTTTTATGAATCCTATTACCACAAATATACCAGATGTTGTAAAAGACTATCTGATTAAGTTTGGTAGACAACCAATTTCACTGAAAGATACCTTTTATAGTAAGTGGGATAATTCCCCAAAGGGTAAATAATATGTTGTTGTGTGAAGTACGACCACAATTGCCAACTTCCAATAAAAAGATCCAAATCCCCCAAATGTCAAAAGCAAGACATTTGGGAGCTGGAATACAAGGATTTGCAAAACAGCTTATTAATAAGCCAAATACCGTCGTTAAGATTGCCTTAACGGCAAATGTTGATGCTTACGAGGAATTTATACGGCTTGCAATGGCACATCAAGATAATCCATTTTTTCCAAAAATTAAAGCAGTAAAAAAATATAAGATTGATGCTATGACTGAACAGGAGCATGCTGATTTAATGTTAAGTCTAGGTGTCTCATCAGATGCTATTCCTGATGAGGATATGTTAATGCACATGAATAATGTTATCATCATTGCTATGGAGAGGTTAATTCCAATTCATGCAAATTATTTACGTGATGAGGTCCCTCGTATGTTAATAGATTTGTATGGAGATCATGTGGTAAACATGCTGCGACGAGATTTCGGTGACGATGTAACAGAAGATATTGATTTATTATTATATGCTTTGGTTAAGTGGTCTAACACCATATCAAAAAGAACCCCTAATAAACATTTTCGAAATATACTGAGATTGATGGCTCCATTGTGGCAAAAGTGGTATAAGGATACAAAAGCTGATAATATGATGATTCGACAAACGCCCAATGGGCCACAGTTAGTTTTCTTGGATCCAGTGTGGTCACCTCCAGCAGGAATGATACCAAATAACCGTGATTATATGATAGCATTTACATAAAGGATTAAATTATGAATATAAATGAATTATTGCTTAAGCCAACAAAACCTAAGAAAAAGAAAGCAAAAATTTTAAAAGAGGCTTTTCCGTTTCCAGATGATCAAGTGCCAGTTGTTATTGGTGGAATTACATTTGACCCACCATTTTATCCAATGGCAGCAAATATTGAAGATAAAAATGGTCAATTATTATGTACTTGTGCCAATAATGGAGTTGCAAAGGCTTTAGTTGACCTTATTGATAGGGTGATGTAAATGCTTTTGACTGAACTACTAAACAAAACATCACCAACCATTAAAACGTCTAAATCATCAACGTCAGGAATTTTAACCCATTCCACTCAACAGGTAATTGGTGGAGGAGCCCAGGCTATTGCGTACCTACATAAAAAATTTCCAGGTAAGGTTATCAAAACGATTCAGCTTAGTGGAACGGATGATCCAGTGTATCAATTTATGAGATTAGCCATGAAACACCAAAATAATCCATACTTTCCTAAAATATATAGTGTGAAAATGTATCCCACTACTCAAGATAGTATGGATGATAGAGCAGATGAGTTTGATATTTTGGATACAAAGGGTGACTATAATCCTCCACCAGATACTATGAATTATACAGCATATGTGGTGATGGAAAAATTAAAACCACTCAGTAACATCACTAACCAAGATTTGGAAAAATTTGGACTAGAGGATTTCAGCTTACCCCCTTCATATGAAAACATATGGGAGACAAGCTGAAATCAGGTTTAGAATGGCTTTTCAAAATCCTGAGATTCGACGTGAGATGATACGATCAATACAAGAACCAAATCTAAAACAAGCTCTTCGGTTATTGGAACCATTGTTTAGACACTATACCCCTGATATGCATGGAGCTAATATAATGGTTCGTGGTACTCAGTGGGTGTTTATAGATCCAGTGTCATTAGATGATGAAGACGAGGTGTGATTAGCATAAATACGTTACAATTAAGGAGATTGTTATGAAGGCAAAAGAAGTACTTGAAGAAAACATTATGCAGTACCCAGAAACAATAACAGCATTGGACCAATTAGTTAGATTTACAATTGCTCCACTGTTTGATGACTTGGCACTAACAAAAAAAGAAATTAAACAAGCGTCTCAGTTTATACAAAATAGACTGATGACAATGGCAGATAGTAAACGGTAATAAATTTTTTGTTGACTTTTTTGACAAAAGCATATATACTTCATCACATAAATTATTTAATAGAGATACCAAATGAAATTATCACAACATCAACATAGTATTTTACGATTTAGCCAATATTGGCTAGGTGGGATGCTGTGCTTATTAGATTGTGATTATAGCTATGGCGGACCTACAAAGACCTTTCGTGAGAATTGAATAAGAAGATAATAACTTCACAATGCACTTAATGAAAGGTCCAAACGGTAAAAGTTTAGGACCTTTTTTTTTGGTCTGTAATATGTGGTAAGATGAGTAACGAGTGCTCCGCTAACCCACAAAAAATAAATTAGTAAAATGGCGGATGCTAAGAGATAATATCAACCAGTATGTTTAGGGACGGCCTAGACGATAATTATGGCGATTGTGTTGTAACGGTTAGCATCCAATACTGTGAATATTGAGGATAGGGTTCAACCCCCTGCTTTCGCCCAAAGTTATAAATATGGATATAAATGTTTGAGGTTGTTAATATGTTATTAAATGAATTGAGTGTGTTAGTTGAAAAAAGAAGAAATCCAAAAATGAACCCAAGATACTCTCCAGAAGACCAACTGCAACAATTGTCTCAAAAATTAGGTGGTGCTATAGATAATGTATTTGTCACCTTTACTCAAGTTGATAAACTAGGGACTAATCCACAAAGTGGTTATTATACTCCAATGGGGATTTATGCATATCCATTACAATATGTACTTGACCAAAACATGGATGTTCCATATGCAGGAGAAGCTAAATATATTCAAGTATTTAAGGTTCAAGAATTAACAAACGTGTGGACCGTATCAGATGAATCACAGTTCGAGGAAATGAAAAGAAAGTTAAAAATCACTGAACCAAAAATGCTACAACATTGAAAATACCTCAGATACTTCAGAGTTATGGGATTGTATTCAACAATATGTTATAGACACTACAGATACTGACAAGGCTGCAGGATTGGCGTTTAGAAAATTGCTCAAAAAAACTGGTATAGATGGGGTCATAGATCATGGGAGTGGAATCATATTTAATGAAGAGCCTACTCAGGCAGTGTTCTTCCATCTAAAAAATTTAACATTGATGGATACTATTGATAATAGTAGTTGGTTGGTTAATTACTATAAACCAATATCAAATAAACTCAATACACCAGATGTATCTACTATAACCCCTGTGGAAGCTGTTAATTTGAGCACAGCAAAACAACGAAGAATAAGACAACTTGAGCCAATAATTCTAACAAGAGTTGACCCAGCTATATCATATGCTCGTACTATTATTAAAGGTAGATGGCCTGAACTTGAACACCGGTTATTGGAAGATAAAGATCCTGAAGCTATACTAAAATACGCAAATCTGGTTGTAAGAGGGCGGTTTATTGAGGGCGAGAGAATTTTAGCATCTAATCCACCCACAGCAGTAATATATGCTAGACAGGTATTAAAAGGAAGGTTTCCAATGGGTGAGCGTCAAATCAGACAAGATAAAAACAGTGCTATGTTGTATACAAAATTTTTGAAAACAATTGGTGAAACGTTCATATAATAACTATTGGTATGTGGTTTGTATAAATAAGACGTACTGTATAGGAGTTAAACATGAAAGTATTAGAATTGTTATCAGAAGGTTTTTTTGGTGGTGAAGATAAAGACCCAACAAAACGCCACTCAGTTGTGACATATGATATGTCAAAAGGCAAATCAGCTAATTGGGCGGTATATGCAGGAAGTAGACAAGTAGCTAAAGATAAAACCAAAGCAGATGCAATGGCAATGGTTAATTCACAAGTACTAACCAAAAAGTTTGGCAAGTTAACAGCTAAACAAGTATAACGGCTTAATGCCCCTTCTGGCGGAACCAGACCCGACACTACGAATGTTGGTGAGATGATTCGACTTCATCAAGGGGTGCATAAAATTTGTCCTCTGTTGATTTATTAAAGTATTTGTGTATAATACTCTGCATAAGTTAAGTAATTCACACATAGGATTTCAAATGAGATTAAAACTTGTAGGGTTTAGATTAGAAGATGAATATGGTGTTGTTACAACCATTGATAAAGTGCCTCACAAAAGTGAAATGGGTGAATTGGAAAATAAAGGATATAAAAAACTTTATGTTGTCGATGAAGATGCTATGTGTTCCATTGGAAGTGCTACTAATTTTGTTGTAGCTCCATATAAACCATTTGTCAATTTGAGAAATGATGTGGCTGGTTTGGTTAGTATTATGGAAGATGATGGTAAATCATATTCTGAAATTTTAGAGTCGTTATACTCTGAATACACATTATCAAAAAGTCTTAAAGATGAGTTGCCAAATTTAGTAGCTTATTTGATGGATGAAGAATAAGTAATATTTTGCGGGACTGGTATATAGATTGTGCCCCTGCCTTCCAAGCAGGTGAATTGGGTTTGATTCCCAAGTTCCGCTCAAACAAGAAATAAAGCCTGTGTAGCTCAATGGTAGAGTCCCAGTTTTCCAAACTGGTTGTTGACGGTTCGAGTCCGTTCGCCGGCTCCAAGATTTTTTGGTGTTTTAACTTAGAATAGAGAGGTGGAAATGAGAATTGTTAAGAAGTTAGTTCGAATAGAAGATGTGTGTATGTGTGTACAGGAACGTTGGATAAAGTAGCGACAGTGGCTGTTCATGCTGCCAATACAACTTACCGTGGTGGCTATATTAGCCCAACTCCTATTCCATTACTTTGTGATGGAACTGCAGTGTGGTCACTTAGAAACGACGTTGACATTAATGATAGTCGGAACGTAAAAGGATACCAACACGATAATTACCGATCGTTGTTATTTGTTAATCCCCGCACAGATGTTATTATGATAACGAATCCTTCCAATCGAAGAGATGAGGACCATCATGTTCCAATCTGTGAAATGAAAAAACAATCAATTGCTGAAATGATTGATGTGTTACAAATGTTGTATAAAGCGGCGCCGTAACTACCACAGCTAGTTGATTAAAGTAATAAATTAGAAGATAATATATTTTTAAATAAATCGAGGAGTTAACAAATATGTCAATTGAAATGAATGAAATCGCCACTGAAAACTTAGCCGCAGCCAAATCCGCAGCAGTAATCACAGCTGGTACTATTGCAAATACACAATTGGCTAAGTTAGTCGCTAAAAAATCACCAATGATGATTAGAGGGTATGTTGATACTCCAATCGGTAAATTGGTATTGGCTAATATCGTTTCCCAAGCATTCAAACATATGCGCCCAGGTGATGCTAAATTGGAATTGTTGTCTGAAGGTATGATGATTGCTGCATATCAAAACGTGATTGGCACGATTGACCTTGATGGTCTGATTGATGAGTTCGTTGAGTCTGCAAGTGTATCAAGAGTGTTAGACACCCTTGGTGAGTAAGTAAACATATCAGGGGCTGTTTAATATAGCCCCTGTAGCAAGGTCTAGTATGCGGTTACACTTATAGGTGTAACTATTCTTGGTACAAGGTGAAATAAATTGGATGTTTTTAAAAATACTAATGTTGTAGTTAAAAAGAAACAAGGGGACTTGGGTGTTGCTCGAGCTATTTATGAATATACTAAAATGGGATATACAGTTTTAGCCCCACTATCTGACTCAGATAAATATGATTTAGTTGTAGATACAGGTGATGGATTTTTAAAAGTTCAAGTAAAAACATCCAGATGCAAGCCTACTCAAAAAGGCCAATCAGGATGGCTAGTAAATCTTGCTACTAGAGGAGGAAATACCACTACAAATACTATCCGTTGTAGAGAAGTAGCAGATTACGATATACTATTTGTATTGGTAGACACTGGAGATTGTTGGTCTATCCCAACAATAGCTTTGGGAGATGCAAAATATAGTATAAAATTAGGTACCACTAGTGGTATAAAATACGCAGCATATAAACTGTAATATTGGGGTTGCTGAGCGCTGGAGAGCTCAACTGACTGTAAATCAGCCGCATCCAAATAAGCCTGTGTAGGTTCGAGTCCTACCAGCCCCACATAATAAGAAGTTAAATAGTAGTTTGTTGTTGCCAATGTGTTTATATGAGTGGTTGAGTTCTTCATATAAAATGACAACTCCTAAACGTATAGGAACTCAACACTTTTTATTATTCAGGTCTTGTATTCATTTGGCAAAGATGCCTCTCTGTCTAAGAGGTTAAGTGGGTTCGATTCCCATCAAGATCGCATAATTAAATCACTAGTTGATTTTAATAAATTTTAATGTATAATAGATTTTTTCAATTGGAGATATTAATGAATGAAACGTTTTTGTTGTTAGCTTATTCGTGGTCCAATGTGTACAAACATTTAACTGGTACTGCGTTCTCCAACAAACAATTGTCCAATAATATATTGAATGTTGGTGAATTGGTTGTAAGTTATATGGTTGTAGCTGCACAATTGTTATTAGCTGTTGTATTAATTAAAGTACTATAGAGGTGAAGTATGAGCGAATGTGTTTTTGAAAGAGAGTTGTTATTTCTGGAAGCTAGATATCCTGTGTTATCGGAGGAAAAATTAAGACAGTTGCCGTGGAATAGATTAAAAAATATAATGGCCCGAGTACGAGCTTTTAATAGTGGGATTGGTGAGTGGTATGGTATTGATTATCATGAGTCGTGTGATCCACCTGAAGAGTTAGATGAATCCATGTTTTCAACATGGGAAGAACGTAAAGAAGCCATTAAAATACTGTTAGCTCCACATAGAGAGTATTTTAAGTTGTTGAAAAAATGTGCAGCTGAGCTACCAAATTATCAATTGGTAGAATCCCCTCGGGTAAAGCGACACAAAAGAAAGAAATGATTAATGGGTCTTGAAATAAGGATAGACGGTTCTATCGGATGTCTGTAACACATCTCCTTCTTGGCATGCAGTTCAACTCTAGCCAAGGCCCACCAATTTTAATGCCGGATGATCCAACTGTGAATCCAGTTGCCGGCTCCAATTACAGAGGTAACAAGATGAGTGAAACACAAATTGAAGCACCAGATGAAGGTGAAGTATTTGGTGAATACCAGTTACATATTAAAACTTGGGAAAACGATGCTGACAACGTCGGGGTAAAGGTAATTTCGGGGTTATCCAAGACAGATGTTGGTTTTTATGTAGAAGTAGTAAAACAATTTACTAGTTGCAATTCTACCCCATCAGGTTTTGGTAATAGTTCAATTACAGATGATGACCTAATTACCATTATACAAAAATCATTAGAAAAACATTCTGATGTATCAGACTTAGAGCAAGAACTGTTTGGTGGGTGGGATGAGCTTGATATAGATGACACCGATAAATTAACATATGCTGCTGATATACTGTATGATAATTTGTGTGTGTATATGTTGGGTTATCCAGAAGATGAGAGTTTTCGAGAACAATATCACTTTTGTAGAGTGTTTGATAGTTACAAAGTGTTGCATTTTCCTGTTAATGGAAATGATGTAACATCTGAATTTTAATAAATTCTGGCCGTGTGTCCCAACCTGGAAGAGGAAGCAGACTTAAAATCTGTTAGTTGTGGGTTCGAATCCCATCACGGCTACTAAATGACCAAGTGTCCCAATTGGAAGAGGAAACAGTTTCAAACTCTGTTAGTTGTGGGTTCGACTCCCACCTTGGTTACATATTTTCACAAGATGAAATGAGGAATTTATGATGAGTAGTAAGATTGGTTTATTACCCATAAAAATAGGAGTTGTAATTGGGTTGTAGTAAGGGTTGTATTGTCCTTATTACATCAACAGATTGCAAAATAATATAGCTGTATTCAAAATGGACAAAGACCGCTGACTCTCTATCAGCTTTGTGCGGGTTCGATTCCCGTCAGCTATGCAACAACTTAATGGAAGTTATAATGACTTTAAATATAAAAGATATGGTTAACAATGGACAAAAGGTTACTTTTGTTTGTTATGGAAGTGGTGAATTGTGGTATGTAACTGATTCGGGGTTTGAGTTCCCAGTACCGATTAGTGATACAGGTGATGGAATCTTCTTAGCCTCAGACAAAGCAATGTTGTTTATGAGATACATTCGAAAACATATTGCATTTTTAGAAGAAAGTAAACAGCTTCAATTAAAAGAACAAGAGCGGCATAAAACAGAAGCACAGTTTCACATTGGTGTTTTAGGTATTCCAACACAGTAATGAATTATTGATTAGTAAGGAAAGTAAAAGGAGCATGGGAAATAGTTGTTACCTCTAATAACAACGGTTGGATACCGCACCTGCTAATCAAAAATGCCTCTTAAACTAATCTGGTGAAAGTGCAAGACTGAAAATCTTGAAAGCCTGGATCGAAACCAGGAAGAGGCACATATTTTAAAACAACTAGGGGATTATAACATGACACTAGAAATAGTAGCAGTAACAATTTTATCTATCGTAGTAGGCACTCTAATGTTTACAGCATTGTTGGGAACAATATTCCCAAAATTGGGGCATAAGGTGTTTGGTTGGCATACTGTGAATACCGTTGACAGTTTTGATGGTGCTAGTGTACATGGTACTTGTACTGTGTGTCATAAGGATTGTATGCAAGATAGCCAAGGAAATTGGTTTTAAGAGTTTTAGTATTAACTATGTAGTGTATTAGGTCGTACAAAGAGACGTTGACTCCGATAATAGTTAGGTCCGGATTGTAATTGTGCAATTATAGATATAGTCAAGTGGGATTACAACAACGACTCCTGCTTGATGTTCCTTAAACGACAGCCCTATTAGTTGTCCGGTTTAATACACTACACAGTTGATTAAATAATTAAAATAAGTATAATACATCTTAAGTTAGGAGGAAACACATTATGACACCAGCAGAGCAATTAATACAAGATTATGACATTGAAGTAGATATTTGTGACGACCCAAGCGAATTTGCAGATTATTTTCGCGATTGTGGTAGTGATTACTTTGAATGTGGTCAAGGATTTTATCAAGATGAAGCTACAGTAATTGTCCAACTAGGTGATACTTATTTTAATGTTTATTTGGAAGCTGAAATTGGTAGTCAAAAAATGGAACGTGGGGAGCGATTTTACTCTGTTGAAAATATCATTAAAGTTGAGTGGGAAGTAATTCCAACACCAGAGCTAAGAGCTAAATGTCAATACAGTATTGTGGCAACGCTTACAGATTTTGATCAACGAAGATTAGTTGAATATTTTGAAGAACACAATATCAGTCACACGATTGATAAGATTTTAATATAAAGAGATGACGTGTTGGTATAGTGGTAGTGCCTAAGTCTGCAAAACTTATGACGGGAGTTCAATTCTCCCACCCGTCTCAAAAATTAGCAACAGGGGTATAATATGACCACCATGAACGCAGAGCAGTTGTTACAAAAGATTAAAGCTACCTTGAATAGTGTTGATGAGTTGCAATTATTGAAACAAGAAGCAATAAAATCAACAAAACAAAACGTAAAAGTAGAAGTAGAAGTTGGTGCTGAAGAAACTGGCCCCATGTCATCTGAACGGTTGGCTGAAATTTTAATAGTACATACTGTAACTCGTCCAAATTTGAGAGATGATGAATTTTTTGTATTTGTTGGTCAACAGTTTTTGCGAGATTTGTTTGATGGTGACGGTGATATGTCTAGTTATGTTAATGTAACTCTTCAGTGTCCTGAACGGTGGCTTAATATTCTTGAACAACGCGCATTATTGATGGCTGTGCAAGTAAGATGCCCTAAGTTGCAAAAATTACATATTGTAACCCATAGTGTGTATATTTTACAGTGTTCACCAAATGGTACAGTTTTTGTTATTGATGACCCTAGCGAATACCCTGAAATACCATATAAAAAAGGGGTAAGATATTCACCTCCAGAAAATCCATCTTCTGGACAGTTAAGTATCTTACATTTGTAATAGATATAGTGAATTGGCAGAGAGGTAATGCACTTCTTTCATATGGAAGGTTAGGTGGGTTCAATTCCCACATTCACTACTAATAAAAGGAAACAACACATGGCATTATCAAGAGATTGGAAAAATCAACGTAGAGTTGATCATTATCGTGAACGAAATTTTGTATTTGGTTGGTTTAAGAATGCAAAAACACAACCAATGTTTTGTATGAGTTGTAGAAATGAAACTTGCAAAGATACATCTCATCACCGATTTGTGTTACATCCAATTATTCGCATTCCGAGAAAGGGCGCAAGTAAAACCAAATGGAAACAGTTTTTCGAACAAGTAAAACAGTTTCATGTATTATAGGTTGGCCGTTGGTACGGTATTAGGACTCCAAATCCTGATTGAGGGAGATCGTTCCTCCCACAGCCTGCTGAATTATTCCACCATCACTCATTCGAATCGCGGCTTATGAGTTATTGATGCCGGTGTGGTATCTTGGAGACGAGTAGGTTCAAATCCTACTGGTGGAGCTTATTTTAAAATTTGAGGTAACTATGACAGAATTATTGCCATGTCCATTTTGTGGATTTCAACCAGATATTAATGAACCAGATTGTATATATCCTGCTTGTCGTCCCGAATATGATGCAGATGGAAAAATCACATTCCAATTATATAATTTGGTGTGTTATGAATCAGCAGGTGGTTGTAGTGCTCATGTATTGGGATATGACCGAGATGAGTGTATTCGGTTATGGAATACAAGAACTCCAGCTAAGGTGAACCATGAATAATCAAGACGCACCAAAAATAACCGCATTTAGTGGAATATTTGAAGATAAACTTCATAAATTGGTTAAAAAAATTAAAAAAATTAAGAGATTAAGAAAAGAAAAAGCATCACAAGCGAAGATTAAAATGCTTATTTCAGAGGCAAAAACGCTTAAGAAGTTAGTTAATAAAATGCCAAATGATAATACTCGTCAAACTATAGAGATTGCTTTGTCAGTTGTTGATGGTAAAATTTTATTGAAAGAGAGTTGTGCATCAAATGGTCTTCAATTATACAATGTGCGATATGTTGGTGGATTGTTAATTGTTGAGGTTGATAAAGTTTAATATGTCACTGTGATCCAATTGGTAGAGGTGATAGGCTAAGAACCTATTTGTTGCGAGTTCGAATCTCGCCAGTGATACTAAAAGAGTTGTAAAACTTGTTGGTGTGGTATAAATACCACGTCTCATATATAAGGAGTAAAGTGTTATGATGGTTAAAGATTTGTTGGAAAGTAGAGAATCCAGAAGCGAACACACCTGGAATTTGGAAGCATCTGGACAAATGGATGCCCCTAATGTTAGTGGTGGTGAATATGGGTTAGTGAACAAAGCTGGTAAATTTGTGCGTAAGTCTTTGACAAAAGCTGCCGCGAATGCTTTATGTACCCGTTCAGACTTGATCGCAAAACATGGTCCATTGAAAGTTCGTCAAATATCTGAAGCTGTTACTGGTGATTCAAGAGAAGAATATGATCACAATGCGTTTGGTAACTCACAAGGAACTAATTTTCCTCATGGGGAACAAGCTCAGGATAATATCCGAACATTAAATGATAACACTGATGGTGAATATGGATTAGCTACAGGTAGTAATAAGTTAATTAGACGAGAATTAACAAAGCGGGCAGCTATTGCTCTTAGTAATAGACCTGATTTAATATCTAAATATGGTAAGTTGTATGCTGTAAAAATGGATTAATAATATGAAAGTTTCAGAGTTGTTAGGAGAAGCTCAAATATTCCAAACACCTCATATTCGTAAGCGATACGATAAAAGACGAGATGTTAGACGAAGAGCGACTACATTTAATTTAGTTACAGCCAATGGTCAAGTTGTTGCTTCTGGGTTAACACCACAAAAAGCACAATTAATGGTACACGACCAAAGTTTGATACAAAAATATGGTAAACTTTATACCAGAAATATTTTATTCAGACAGTAAATTGCTTGTTGACTTAATATATAGTTTAGTGTATTATAAGCGAATATTAAGTCAATAAAGAAAATATTGCTGATGTGGGACATGTTTGGGGATATGATGAAATTTGGTAGACGTGCTAGATTTAGATTCTAGTGTTCGAGAGAGCGTATCGGTTCGAATCCGATTATCCCCACCAATATATAACAAGCGTTGACATTTTGTTATATATAAAGTATAATAGATTTTTTATTATATAAGAGCTAGAAGACTTGTTGGATTTAATCCTCCCCTTTTAGTGAATTTCGGGATGTATTTCAGTCTGGTAGAATGAACCGTTTGGGGCGGTTTGGCCGCAGGTTCAAATCCTGTCATCCCGACCAATAATATTAACTCCATGGATAGTTTATGAAAGAGTTGTTAACAGTAAAGAAAGTTGTATCTGGAATTGCATTATGTAGTAGTGATAGTGTAAAAGAATTTACAATGGACTTACCAGAAGAGCATATTGGTAATGGAAAAAGTTTTATTCTTAAACCGGGTAATGAATTAGAGTTGACTCAAGACGAATTAGGATGTAGAATACGCTGTAATCAAAGTGATAAAGAATTAGTTTTGTTTTTGATTGAAACTGATGATGGATTGGAAATTGAAGAAACGTATGTTGTAAAGAAGTAAAATTAGGGGATTCGTATATTGGTGGTACACTACTCTTTGACAGTAGTAGAAATGGTTCGATTCCATTATCCCCTGCAAAATGTTGTTGCAAAGAGAAAGTGTTACTTCTTGGTGAAAAAACACACTTACTCATTTATATCTCAACTTTTTTGTTCTTGTCGTCTAAAGGTTAAGGATATCGGTCTTTCAAATCGATGATGTTGGGTTCAAGTCCCACCAGGAACGCTTATTAATGTAACCTTAAAGTTAAAGGGCCCTAGCGAGGATGTAGGGAAATAGAGGATCTAACCTCTCATTGATAAACCCACCAAATTGCAATTTGGTGAGGTTATAATAATAAAACTGATAAGAGTCTGTGGCAACGGGTTTTTATTAAACAAACATTACACAAAAAAGAGATGTTGAACCACGTTTGCACGAAAGTGTAAAGAACAATACGTTGTGGTGACGTTATAACTCGAAGTAGGGTAGTGACGAAGGTCACCAACCTTCCATCTACGTCGATGAAATCCGGGCAAACCGAAAGAGTTACGCCGTTATTAGCCACTTGTAAGAATAGTTAAAGGTCTAATACATTAGTGGTGGTATTAGCGGAATTTTTAAATGTGTTAACAAAATATATATTGTTGCAAAGATTGAGTGTTACTTCATTATTAGAAACCAACACACTTAATCGTTTTTATCTCAATATTATTGGTCCATAGCTCAGAGGCAGAGCGCACCCCTGATAAGGGTGAGGTCGGGATTTCAATATTCCCTGGACCAACAAAATTATCGATGCAAATCAAACAGTTACTTCTTTTACTTGATATAAAAACCTGACGGTTCGATTCCGTCGTAGAGTGGCCTCGGATGCTATCTGTTTGCAACCATTAACTCGATGAATTTATTTTATGTTACTGATAAAGAGGAAACTGTGGAAGTGATATTAACAAAAATTTGCACAGGGTGTCAAACAGAGAAAAAAGTTATAGAGTTTCGAAAACGAAGTAACAGTAAGGATGGATTTGCATCTTGTTGTAAAGTTTGTGCCGATGTTGGTTCTGAAAAGTGGAGACAACTAAATTTAGAAAAAAGAAAAATTCAGTCAACAAAGTTGGTGTATGATACACAACTAAGATTTAATGAGTGGAAAAAAGAACAAGGTTGTAGTTGTTGTATGGAAAATGAACCAGTGTGTTTAGATCTACACCATTTAGATCCATCAAAAAAAGATGGACACCCGTCCATGTTTGTAAAATATGGGTGGAATAGATTAATGAAAGAAGCAACTAAGTGTATAGTTGTTTGTAGAAACTGCCATGCGAAAATTCACGCTGGTATGATAAAATTGTGATTTTGCAGTCTGTAGCCAAGCGGTATGGTGCATCATTTGGGGTGATGAAATCGGGAGTTCGATCCTCCCCAGACTGACCAACATATGCGAGTATAGTTTAAGTGGTAAAACGCCGGTGTCCAACTGGTATTATTGGCTCGAAACCAATTATTTCGCTCAAAATTAATTAATAAGGATAACCGATGATAACATTGAGAAATAAATCAGTAAATGTTCCAAGAGATGTATTAATCAACTATCTTAGAGCTAATTTGGAACTTCATAAAGCGCAGTTTCAAGAAGCGGTTGAAGTATATCAGAAAAGATTGCAATTTGAATTGCAGGAAGCGTTGGATGTAGTTGCTGGTCAAATCAACTTTGATGCCTTGTCTAAAGTTAGAGTGTCCTTCAATCCACCACAATCACACGAAAGTGATTATGTGGAAATTTTGGAAATGATGGAGATGTCAGTTGATGACACCATTAATCTTGATTCCGAAAGTTTCAGAGCTTACATCAAGAATGAGTGGTCTTGGTCTGCAGGATTAACCAATTTAATTGAAGCAAACAAAGTTTATTTATCAAGTAAATTGTCCTAAGGAAGAACTATGCCAATATATGAATATAAGTGTGATGCTTGTGATCACACCCTCGAAAAGATCCAAAAATTCTCAGATGATCCATTATTGGAATGTCCTGAATGCAAAGAACCTAAATTGGTAAAATTGATCTCTCAAGGTAATTTCTGTCTTATGGGTGGTAACTGGCACAATCCGGGAATGCACGCTAGTCGGAAAAATTAAATGTCAAGCCAAGAAGAATTGGATTGGTTGTATAGAATGAGTGAGTTAGAAGATAGTTGGGATTTACCACATATTATGGCATGTAGTCCAGAAATATATCAACAGATTCTAGCTCATCAAAAAATCGATATCATGGATGACTCTGACGAAAATTGAGGTTATATTGTGACAGTTAAAGTTATTAGTTTTACTCCATATCGACACATTAGTACTGTCCATATTGATGATAGTTGGTCTCAAGAAAGAATCGATGAGGCTATTGAATACCAAAGAAATTTAGATAAATTACATTGTTTATATCATGACCACAAAACAAATTTTGCATCAGATTGTGGTGAAGACGAAAAAGAAATTTACCGGTTAAGTAGACTATTAGATGATTATGATGTAAAATATCCGTATTAAGCAACAATTGGAGAGTAAAGCTAGGGGGCCCTAGCAACATCCTGCTAAGATGATTGAACCGAAAGGTTTTCATTTCGATTATGATGCTCTCCGCGTAACACAATTGGAAGATGAACCAACCAGGGCGTTGGACCTACCTTGAAAGTAGTGGGATGATTAATTTCATTGGGCTTCGAGTGCACCCGTCTTCCACAAACATTAATAGAAGAATTATATGGTTAAAAAATACGATGCTCAAAAAATTCAAGAGATAAAGGAAATATTACCTACAGTTCATTCATATACAGAACTAGCTAAATCATTGGGTAGAGTTGATATTACATATTTATCTGCCATATGTAAGCGAGAACAATTGGATACCACACATTTTGTTGGCTCACATAGGTTCCAAAAGGGACATATATCATCCACAAGACGGTCCGACTATGATGTATTTATAACAAATTCCACGTATTGTAGGAGATTAATCAAGCAGCGAATACTTGACCAAAACTTAATGGAATATAAATGTGCTATATGTAACATCGGACCAGTTTGGAATAACAAGCCAATGCCATTGATATTAGACCACATTAACGGTATAAACAATGACAACAAACTAACAAATTTAAGATTTGTGTGTAGTAATTGTGATTCACAGTTGGACACATATAAGTCAAAGAATAGAAGATTAAAACAATAAACACAGGAGTTTCTCTATGGTTGCTATTTCTACTGGCATATGTGTATTATCAGAATATGATAATGCTATTTTCTTCAAAGCCCAATGTGGGTGTGCAAGTTCAGATGATGAACAACATTTGTGTATGTCATATAATGACGATTTGCAAGATGTTGAGTTGTTAGTTTCATGTAAAGTCACTACTGAATATTTCCCATCATCTTATGATGATACCTTGTGGGAATCTGTTGGTAATTGGGTATCTGCACAGTTGTTTAAAGTTAAACAGGTGTATCGATTGCTTACAACTGGTGTATTAACTGCAGAAACATCATTTTTGTTTGAGTCAGAGGCTCAAATTCAAGATTACATCACAGCTCTTCAACTGGGGCTAGAAAAATTAAAACGGGATAAGTAATTATCCCGGACAGTTGATTTTTCATATCAATAATTGTATAATAGATTTTTAAATTAGAAGAGGAATTAATCAGATGGCACATAAAACAAAATTGCATGAGATTCTTGCAGTAGAATCAGGTAAAGAAGGTTACTTCAAATCAGCATTGGTTGAAATGACCAATTTATTCAAAAACAAAGCAAACCATTTTAATGGATTCAATAAAAATTTGACTCTATTTGGTGATGAAACTCCAGAAAAAATTGCAAAAGAAAAAGCGGCTGCTGAATCACAGGCATTAACTGCAACTGTGGAATCTGAACTTGCTTATTTGGCTGAAGTGGTTTCTTCTTATGTTGACGTTTTCTATCAAAAAGATGATGCCAATCAACGTGCTGTTGCAGACATCATTGTAAATGGTGTAGTTATTGCAACTGGCATCCCAGCAACAACTTTGTTGGGCCTGGAAAACAAATTGAAACAGTTGCGTCCGATTTATGATCAGATTCCAACGTTACAACCAGGAACAAACTGGGAATTGAATCCAGCGCTGGGTAAAGGTGTTTATATTGATAGAGACCAACAAGTTCGAACCACCACCAGAAAAGGTTTTGCATTTAAAGAAATTTCGCCTGCTACTGAGAAGTTTCCAGCTCAGATCGAGCGTTGGGAAACAGTAGATGACATCGGGTATACTACTTTGACTCGTTGGACTGGTATGATTTCAGTTGCAGAAAAAGTTGATTTGTTAAAACGTTTTGATGCAGTAATGCACGCGGTTAAACAAGCTCGTCAACGTGCAAATGAAGTTGAAGTTCACAATGTCAATTTGGGTAAAGTATTAATGGAAGCCATTAACGGCTTCTAACAAGTTTGAGATAAGTTTATCGTCAATATTATCGTTAAAGTTATAGATTGATAATCTGGTAGAAATACCAACTGGAGGTTCGATTCCTCCCTGGCCCACGAAGAAACAAATATGGGTCGGTGCCGGAATGTGGTATACGGGGATTGTTCAATTGTTTTATCGTATTGTCTCAACAAGTTTATTAGATGGATAATAGTAGTAAGCAACACAAGAATAATTTTGAATGCTATGGGTTCGAGTCCCATTCTGTGCACTAACCAAACAAAGCTATAATTATGCACCGGTAGGTCAATGGTAGACCGTCAAATTTTTATCTTCCCTTATTGTGTAAGACTGAAAGTATTAACGCCCATCAAATCCAATTATAGGATAATTATTAAACCGCCGGTTAGGTTAAACCGGCGGTTTTCCTACGTCTGGTGTGTTGTAATTTAATATATTATAGTATATAATACACTTTCCAACATGAATAAGGAATCCTTATGATATCAAAAAAGATTGTACTTGCGTCCAGCAACCGAACAAAATTGCGTGAAATTAACTACATGGCTCAAGCATTCAACGGCCCAAGCTTTTCAATTGATTTAGTCGATCAATCAAACTTTAGAACTCCTGATGCGAGAGAAACGGGAACCACATTTGTGGAGAATGCCATTATAAAAGCAAGACACGCTTGTCATTATAGTGATTTACCAGCTATTGCAGATGATTCAGGATTAATCGTTGATGCCTTAGGATATTTAGGACCAGGTGTTCGCACATCCAGATATGCTGGTGAACATGCAACAAAAGACGATAACATCAAAAAATTACTGACGGCTATGTTGGGTATTCCAAGTGCCCAACGAATTGCACGATTGGTATCAGTTGTTGTTTACATGAGAGATGCAAATGATCCTTGTCCAATAATTACAACTGGTGTCTGGGAAGGTTCTATTGGATATATTCCACAAGGGATGGGTGGTAGTTGTTTTGACTCTATATTCTGGCCATTCAATGTTGATTGTTCAGTTGCACAATTAACTGTTGCTGAGCTGGCTGTTGTTAGTCATCGTGGTATTGCAATCTCAGAAATGTTCAACCACATAAAAGAGGAATGTAAATGAATTTTGATCCAATAGATATACAGGTGTTTAGTAAGATGGTACCTCGAAGTATAGCTCAAGATATTGTTGGTGTACAACCTATGGATCCAGAATTGTTAACTGGGCTGATGAAATTTACTTCTCAGCCTACCAGTTATAAACAAGGACAATTGATTCATCAATTTGGAGTGGGGTGGTTAAGATATCACGGAACTGAGTTTATATCAGAAGAGTTGTATGAACAACTAACAAAACAAGAATCGTAATTTATACCCCTATTGACTTATTCATTAATTGATGTATAATAATCGAATAAGTTAATAAAACTTTGTCCCCCTCACCAAAACTGGAGAATACAAATATGAGCATGAATAGCAATGATAGTGATGACAACAATTGGATGTGGATTGCTGTTATAGTATTGGGGATCTGTGGTGCAGCTACAACAATGTATGACAAACACCAAAAGTCTCAGGTAGCAATTGCACAATTGAATGCAGGTTGCAATGGAGGGTCAATTGTCACACTCCCTAGATAAATTTAACGTTGATGAGTGGATGTCACAAGAAGTTATCAACGAAAAATTAGATACTTTCAACAAAACTGGTGATTGGTCTATTTTTGATGATGTGCCTGCTATTCAACATGTGAGTATTATGTATCCACATACAGTGGAATTACTTGATGTCCAACCAAAATGATTGTATGTGTTTGTAATAATATAAATGAACAAAAAATTCAGGAAGAATTAAACAATGGTGCTCGAGTGAGCACCATTGTTAAAGCTCATAAGTGTCATAAGTGTGCAAAATGTATTCCTATGATAAGAGAAATGTATCAAAAACATATTAACCACGTCGAAACAAGAGTAACTGATTAATATCAGTTGGTGGTTCAACCCACCATTCGACACTTACAGAAAGGTATTAACATGAGTAATATATTAACAGGTGTTGGAGTAATTAAATACAATCCACCTAGACCAGGTATGAAACATAGAACTGATTGGTGGGCTGTGTTGGATGTTAATAAAGAATTGACCAGATACTACAGATGGTGGCTTGAATTTGAACAACACATTCATTTACAACCTCCAAGTTGGGATTGTCATATTTCTATCGTAAGAGGTGAAAAACCACAACCTGAGTTTATAGATGGTTGGAAAAAGTATCAAGGTGAGCGATTAGAGTTTACCTATACACATGGAGTTATCAGAGTAGGCAGAAGTTTACGAACTGATGCAAGAGCGGAAAATGCAACTGGTGGAGAGTACTATTTTATTGATGTTGTTTGTCCAAGATTGGATGAGATTCGGAAAGAACTAGGACTTAAAACTGGATTCAATCATCACTTAACGATTGGTAGGACCTACGAATATTTAAGTAAACACGAAAACAAACCAAAGAGGTAATATTATGGCAATAAAAGTATTGTTTGCACCAGGCACATTGGAAGCATTGGAAGAAGAACTGTCTCCAGAGGACCTCCAAGAGTTCATGGATAATCTCAAAGCTAAAATGGATGATGGGAGTCTAGGAGATGATGCTACTCTTATTGATATGGACGAGCTTCAGAAATCTGATCCGGAGACATACAATCACATTTTAGCACAGATTGCTATGATGGAAGTTGATATGATGGAAACCCCAAGAGTGCTTCACTAACCTAGTTGTATAAATATTCAATTTCAAGGATGATATATGAATAATGTAGTAGTGATGATATCAGGAGAAGGAACAACATTGCAATCTTTATTGGATAATTGCAAGGTTGCAAATGTTGTTGGAGTTATTTCAAATAATGCTTGTGTGGGAGGGATTACTAGATCAATTTTCTCTAATGTCCCACACATTAAAGTGTTTGTTCCATATCCTCAAGAATGTTCTGGTTCATATGAAGGAAGATTAATAAACGGTTTGAATGATATTATAAAAAAAGCTGGTGGAGTAAAATTTATTGTGCTTGCTGGATTTATGAAAATTTTATCAGCAGATTTTATTGAGTATTACAACAATAAAGGAATACAAATCGTTAATATTCACCCATCACTTCTTCCAAATCATAAGGGGTTAAATACACACAAAAGAGTTTTGGCAAATGATGACGAGAGTCATGGAATGACTATTCACTATGTTACGGATAAAGTTGATAGTGGGGAGATTATTTTTCAAAGATCTTTCTATGTAACTGATGCTGATACAGTTTCAACATTGGAACGGAAAGTAAAACAATTAGAGCAAATGTATTATCCATTAGTAGTAGATGATTTATTGGTTAAAATGGACAATCTTATTGCATAGATATTTTTGGTGGAGGGTAAATGGTTAAAGACAAGCGACATGATAAAATATTCTTCCAACGGAGCAAAGGTATGGCTACATTTGTTATAAACATTATCGCCACACCCGAGGTGTAGAAAGCATTGGGTTTGAAGGTGATGAATATGATTATGAAGAGTCAGATAGAACCATTGTTGGCTCTCGAGTAAGTACTTCTACCATCCAACTTTACCAAGTTGGATGGGGCGACAATATGAAAGGTCGTCGAAATTTTAGAACAGCTATTAGACGATACATATCAAAACAAGTTGGCCGTAAATGGGACGACGTGTATAGTGAACTAAGTTCTAAATGTGATCAACGCACCTTTCGGTCCACACAATTATTTGAGTGTATTAATAGTGACGTTTGTACAAATATTGGAGTACATGATGATAAGTTGTACATATACGACAGTAATTATATCCACCCTGTGGACCAATATTCGTGGACTCGTTGGTATGTTGATCCAAGAGATGGTATTTTGTATGATCGTCCCTATTTCAGAAACCCATTTAAAGCTCGTTATAAAAAAGAACGAGCTCGTAAGAAATTGGAACTTGCAAACAACATTAGAGTTATTGACAAATATACTGAATATCACTTGATTGATGACCTTTGGTATAAAATTAAGTTTGAATACAATACCCTTTACCCTTCTGTGCAGCAACGGTATTCCCCCCATTCATCCGAATACCAAGAGTGTATTGTTTGGAAATACCATTATAGATATGATATGTTGACGGGTAGCCAGAGAGCTAACCGTACAGCGGTTGCTAAACTCACAGCATCAAAAAGAGATATTAGAAAGTTCAAATTATGCAAATTGGTTTTAGATGAAGAAGTTGTGACACCATAAATATAGTATTCTAACAAAGGAGACAGATATGAGTGGTTTGGTGTTAATAAATAGTGAAGTACAATTTGCTGAAAAAATTGTAAAAACAGTTACTGTATTGCGTAGCACATCAATTAATATGGGTGTGCGTATATGGTATCAAGTACTTACAGATGAACTTGAAATGTTTCAACGATGGTCCATGTTAATGGATCCAACTGATGAAGTATTAATGTGTACACAACCTGGTGATATTTTGGATATTGAATTCATTCAAAATGTAGCAGAAGATTTGGTTAATTTAACCTTTGAACCATTCGAACGCAATGTGATATCATCTGCAAAATTTAATGAAGCTTTCCAACAAACAATGAAACCAAAAGCACCAACCAAGGCAAAAGCAGCCAAAACACCAAAGGTGTAATTATGAGTATTATGAAACAGTTTATTGGAGATGAGTTCACACAATCAGCTAAATTATTAGTGTTTGAGAATGTATCATTTCCAAATGGATTCGCAAAGTTTCTTGAGGCGTTGGTTGTTGAAGGGATTACTAGTGAAGACCCAACTCGACAATCATTAACATCTGGATACAGATGGTTAGATGAAGTCGCTGTTGGGGGGGTACAACTGGAGACATCTGTATATCCATACAATAGCCACAAAATTGCTGGTGATATTTCCATCAAAGGTCCAAAAGATAAAATCGAAATTATCCAATCCATTTTGGAAAGGCAAAATGCGTCATATGATGGTTCTGTTGTCCCAGATGATATTGAACTAAACATTGAATATCATCGCACACTAAACCCATTATTGTGGGAAGATATAGGTGGAGAATACTCCCTCCTTGAAGATGTACAGGATGCACTAGATGCATTGGGTGAAGAGTTTTTTACCTTTTTAGATATGCCAGGGTTAACTGTGGAAGATGTTACCCTCACCGGTAGTAGTGCAAACTTTAATTGGAACGAATCCAGTGATATGGATATTCATTTGGTAGTTGACCTAAAAAAGGCTGAGAAGAAGTTTGGTAAGTTGTGTGGACCATATTTTGATGCTTGTAAAAAAGTGTGGAATAATTTGCATAACATTGATATCAAAGGTATTCCTGTGGAATTTTATGTTCAGGATAAGGATGAAGTTCATAATAGTACTGGTGTTTATTCTATTGCTGATGAAGAGTGGGTTGTTGAGCCATCATATGATGAACCAGATTATGATGATAATGATGTCAAATTGAAAACAGCTGAGTGGATCAATAAAATCACTGAAATACTATCAAGCAATCAACCAGATGCCATTGCAGACTTTATGCAGAAATTGAGTAGATTGAGACAAGCTGGTTTGGACAAAGGTGGAGAATTTTCTACTGAAAATTTAGCATTTAAAGCATTGCGAAATGGGGGATATTTAGACCTATTAGCAGATACTAAATCTAAAATATGGGATAAAGAAATGAGCTTATCATTAGATGATATTGGTGCAGAAGAAGAGGAAGAACTTAGTCCTTGGGAAGAATTAGGATACGGTAAAAAACGAACTGTATCTCAACCGGTTGGTCCGGCTCCAAAGAAATCAAGAATCAATTTAAATGTTCCGTTTGCCCATAAAGATGCAGCCAAGCGTGCTGGTGCTAGATGGGATGCTGGAATCAGAAAATGGTACATGCTTGTAACACCAGATGAACTTAAAAAAATTCCACATGTGTGGCGATAATATGGATACACTACCTCACACTTCTTCCACACAATTATTGGAGGATATGAAAAAGTGGACATATAAAGATTTAGAGCCAATGGATGATATACGTGATTCGTTCACGTTTGCAGAATTATATCTTGGCAAGTTTTCTGAACCATCAGAAAAAATCAACCAAGATCGCTTGGATTATGCTGAATATAGACGTTACCAGCGGCAGTTGAATAACAATAAAGAATAACGTATAATATGTTTTACCCCCTCTGGAAAGACTGGAGGGGTTTCATTTAACAGTAAAGGAGATTTACTTATGTTCGAACCAACAAGTTTTAAACACACAATCAACGACTATAACCTGCTATTGGATACTGATTCATATAAAGCTGGGCATTGGTTACAATATCCACCAAATACCACACAAGTGTTCTCCTATATTGAGAGCAGAGGTGGTAAGTATGATGAAACTGTTTTCTTTGGTCTTCAGTATTACTTAATGGAATTTTTATCCAGACCAATCACCCAAGAAAATATTGATGAAGCAAAGGCATTGTGGCCTGTTCATGGTGAACCCTTCAACGAAGAAGGTTGGCAATATATTTTGGATACCTATGATGGCTTCTTACCAATTGTTGTTAATGCAATTCCTGAAGGAACTGTTGTCCCAACTGGTAATTATTTGTGTTCAATTACGAATACTGATCCAAAGTGTTATTGGTTACCATCTCATTTGGAAACTGGTTTATTACGAGCAGTTTGGTACGGTACCACCGTTGCAACACAAAGCTATACAATCAAACAAATTATCAAAAAGTACTTAACAGCAACTGCTACAAAAGATGTATTGGACTCATTAGAGTTTAGGTTACATGACTTTGGTGCTCGTGGTGTTAGTTCTTATGAAAGTTCTGGTTTGGGTAGTATGGCCCATTTGGTTAATTTCAAAGGAACAGATACCATTCAAGGTGTTAGACAAGCAAGAAAGTATTACGGTGAACATATTGCTGGTTTCTCAGTTCCTGCATCTGAACATTCTTCCATGACTACATGGGGAAGAGATGGTGAAGTTAAAGCGTACGAAAATATGATTGACCAATTTGGTAAACCAAATCAAGTTGTATCCATTGTTGTAGATTCATATGACACAATGAATGCTATTAAAAACCTACTTGGTAAACAATTAAAATACAAGATTGAAGAATCAGGTATGAATTTAGTTGTTCGACCTGATAGTGGTGTGCCAGAAGACATTGTTCTTGAAGTTGTTGAATTAATGGCTGAAGCATTTGGTTATACCACCAACAACAAAGGCTATAAAGTATTAGGTGCTGGCACAAGAGTTCTACAAGGTGATGGTATTGACCAATATTCAATTGTTGAAATTCTTGAAAATCTGATGCAACATGGTTGGTCTGCTGAAAATGTATTTTTTGGTATGGGTGGTGCATTGTTGCAAGGTGTTAATCGTGATACGTTGAAATTTGCAATGAAAGCATCTGCTGCTTGTATTGATGGTGAATGGGTTGATGTGTACAAAGACCCAATTACAGATTCTGGCAAACGATCTAAAAAAGGTGTGATTGATTTGTACAGACGAAAAGACACTAAAGTGTATGTTACAGGTCGAGTATCTGACACAACAGATATGAAATTGATGGAAAGTGTATCTCGTCCAGTGTTCAAAAACGGTTTATTGTTAATCGAAGACGATTTAACTTCAATCAGAAAAAGAACTACCAAAAAGTAGTGAAGTTGATTTAAAAAGAAAATGTAGTATAATAGTCAAATCATCTGAGAAAATAAGATGATAAAGAAACATCAAATCTTCCATCCAGTAGTTCTGATGTTGATTTTAAAATAAAAATGTAGTAAAATATATTCATCAGTTAAAGTATTAACTGACTTTTCTTACTCCTATCATCACAATGGTGAGGTGATAGGAGATTTTTTTAACAATAACCTATAAGGAATATAACCATGAGAAAATTACTTTTAACTTCAGCCATTGCAGTAGCATTGTCGGTTGGTATTGCATCTGCGGACCCATCTGTTACTTCAACTTTGAATGGCACTATTTATACGGGTGCAAATGTATTTGCTGGCCCAGGTGGTGCTGTATATCAATCAGCGACTGGCACACTTTCATCTGGCACGGTGATTACTACTGGCCAATTCGCACAAAATCCATATTCAATTACAACTCCTGCAACCTCATTAACTCCTAGCAGCACAACTAATTATGCAGGCTTCAGTGGCGCTCCTACTGTGGCGGTTGTAACAAGCACAACTGCAACTGCAAGTGAAGCTCACTTAGCATCTGGCAATGCAGGCGCCCTTCCTTTTTGGACCGGTGGTATTGCAGGTGCTGGCGTAAACAGTATTGTTGCTGGTAATGCATTGACGGTGGTTAAAGATTTGACTGTTCCAGTTACCACAATCGTTCCAGGTGCTCCAGGTGTTATTACCATCTGGGGGAAAGATGGTGCTACTGGTGCTACTGGTGCTACTGGTGCTACTGGTGCTACTGGTGCTACTGGTGCTACTGGTGCTACTGGTGCTACTGGTGCTACTGGTGCTACTGGTGCTACTGGTGCTACTGGTGCTACTGGTGCTACTGGTGCTACTGGTGCTACTGGTGCTACTGGTGCTACTGGTGCTACTGGTGCTACTGGTGCTA